GTTTATAACTGAAGTAAGATTGCAGTATCTGATCACTTCTTGAGGATTTGGCATGATATTAACTGCAAAATAACCATCGGCTCGGTCAATATACTCCATCTCCCCTAGAAATAAATTAAAAACTCCGCTTACTCCTGATATAGAGGCAGTGAACGAAGTTGGGTTATCACTCTTCAGATTAGCTTCATTAGTTACCTTGCAGGTTCCTCCGAAGGTGAGTCGAGTAGCAAGATTCTTGTCCACGGTTTGAACTCCTATCTTAATTAAATATTCTGTTACATTGTTTGAACATCTGCCCACGTCGGGTAAAGCGTCCCAAAGTCAACTTTACTAGTGGATATGATGTTGCTTGTAGTTTCATAACTCGATTGCGATCCATTACGCGAACCGGCTGCATAAATGCCGGCACTTGTCGCAACTTGGTTTGCAGAACTAATTGAAAGTCTCTGCAGCTTAATTGTAGTTACAAAGGTTGTCGAAATTGTATGGCTAACTGACTTGATATTGTATATCCCAGTTACCGGTGACACTGTGTTACCTGCCATTACAAGAAGCGTTATTGGCTCGCATATAGTATAACCTCGAGTAGCTCCTGGAATGGTAACAGTAAAGTCTCCACTAAACTGAGTCGACAACGCGTTGATATCGTTTATAATGTTAGCGGTTTGATAAACACTCGAAAGCGAATTACTCCAGCTATTAGTTACCGTGTAAGGATTAACAATAGTTGTGCCTGTATCATCTAATGTGAAGCCAAGAGTAGAGAAGCTCATATCTGACATATTGTACGCGATACCGTCATAAGATCCCGAAAGGCTCAGGATATTACTATCAGGTGTTCCGTACTTAAGCACTCGGCTATCCTTTGTTGTCATGATCGTACTAGTGCATTTGTAATGGATAACACCTGGCTGTGTCATAGTCGGCTCGTCTACCCAGAAGGAAAACGTCGAGCTTTGCGGGGTTTTATCTGTGATACTTGAGCTCAGATAATTTCCAATATTCTCAGATCCAACATTATTCATCAATGTCGAAAGCTTTCCTGATCCAGGAGTTAGGCCTGCTGCATCTCTAGATGAATTGTACGACTTAGAAAGTGACAACAGACCAGGAAATGAGTCATAATCGTCTTCGCCTGTTCGATCTCCTCTAACGTACGTTGTAAGGCTTGTAGTCATTGCATTATGACTGACAAGCGTAGGAGCATCGCAATGGTCAATATCTAGTTCATAGTAATCGGTTGCTTTCAAGCTCTTAGCAAGCCCTTCTAAAACGGCAGAAGGCTGTACGATTCCTTCAGTTCTTGGAATGTTGAATACAGGAGTGTTAGCATTGACTATCTGCGAAGCATATCCGGTCAACGAATACGTCATGAACATTCCAGAAGTTCTGGCGTTATACTTCATTGTCCATCCCTGATAAGATAAGTAGGTTTCAATTTCGCCTGCATCGTTTAACCACCCTAACATGAATGTTACTGGAACACCACTAGCATTCGCATAGCCAGATGTCTGTGCAGCTGAATAGATAAGTGCTTCAAACGCTGCAATATTAACTTGGCGAGTTGAATCTCCTCCTACGGTTACTGATAACTCCCAGCTGGTATAGCTGTCTGTTTCTGAATTATTCAGTGTTAGAGAGCAAAATGGGCTCGGAATCTTCATCCCGAACGAAGTGATATTCAGTCCTGCAAGTGTGCAAGTCACGAAGGGTTGCTTCTTCATTTATGATCTCCTCCTACACATCAGGGCTCGCTTCCGAGATTCAGCTTGTTAGCTGTTACGCTCTGCAGTATTTCTCCTGCTTCAAATAATGACGATATTGAAGTAGGTATCGCAAGTCTTGTTCCTTCTAACACGGTATAACCATCCTGTATGTTGTTGAAATAGGCGATAACCCAGGCGTAACTAGCTGACCCTAATTGTTCCTCCGCTATAAGGTCTAACCGATTCTCGAGGTGATACGGCACTGTATAATACTTAGTCTTAATCGAAGTTGTAAACGGATTAGATGTTTCAAGTGCGATAAATCGGTCTTCTGACTTGCCTTGATGTATCACTTGACGCAAGCACCTGTAGCGAGAAACATGATTAAAGTCTACGCAGTATGTGTATTGAATTGGATCTCTTTCAACAACTTTGTATGGCGTATTTGTATTAAGAAATTGCATAATCTTGTCACACTCCTATTATTCCTATCTTCTGCACTGTGTCTATATTCAGCTGCATTGGGGAAACTTCCTGTATGGACAGCGTTAACTCGAAATCTAAGTACCAGTTGTCTAATCCAATGGGGCCTGACCACTTGACGTCGGTACGAGTAAGCACTCCTGCGATAAACAACGCACCGTCAATGTAGAATCTAACTGTAGGCGATTCTACAGTCGACCCTGTTATCTTTGGGAAAGTATTTGCTTCGCAGAATCTGATCAGCTTATTCGCTTGCCCGTCAAGGTGATTTCCTGTCCAAAGATCACGATGCATGTGGAATGTTAAATCCTGTTCACGAGGACCTGAGCCTTCGTACATGACCCAGGGCTCGTATTGATAAATGATGTCAGGCATAGCTGCGTAGCTTGCCGATCTGCTCGTGTTAACTTCTTCAGGGTAAACTGGAAAGTCCATGACTTCGTCGATAAGCGTTGAGTACATCTGAATCTTTCCCCACGGAAGCGAGTAAGAATATTGAGGTAACTTGACACTGATCCGAGTTCCCTTAGAACTATCTAAGCTGACAGGGAACGATGTATTCACTTTATTAAATACTTCGGGCTGTATTGTTCCTGAATTCTTGAGCTCGTTCATTACTGTTCGATAAGTGTTAGAGCTGATAGGATCTGTCTGCCCCGATTGTGAAACAGGTGAAGGCGATGGTCTAGCTGACCTTTTTGACTGAACACCTATTCGAGCAGTTGATACAGCCCCTGCTGACGAACCAATAACCTTAGCAGAATACGGCAAGCGTATTGCTTCAGGTATCCTAAGTGCATCTCTGAAGGCTTGGAAAGCTGAAAAAATCTTCCATCCATCTTCGTCTAGTAAGCAGCACTTCTCAAATACCTCTTGGCTGTCAGTTACTGCGTTTAAGAGTGTTGACTTTCTAGCAGCAGATATTTCGTTAGGTTGCGTAGCTAGAAGATCATCACACTTTTTATTCCATTGTTTACCAATTTTAGGCTCGCGTTTAAGGCCATTCTCTGCAAGGAGTAGGTCTATGTTCTGCGAGCCGATTATTCTGGATATTGTTTGTAGCGTATCGTTTTTACCTATTATTAGAAATTGCATTATGCACCTTCCGCTTCAATCAATATGTTAGCTTGCTTGAGTCGCAAGCACTTGGTTACGTGTGTTTCTCCGAACATTGTCGGGGGCCTATCCCTGTACTGAGATGGCCTTTTCTTCATCCATTCGATACTTGTAGCAAGACAAGCTCTTGCTAATTCGGGTGAGAACTCTGTGAGTGGTACCACTACTGGATCTACTCCTGTTAATTCATACAAGTAAGCGATGTCAAGTTCGTCTGATTCATATGTTATAGGACGCATCAACATGTAAGAGTAGACCCAATCGGGTATCTTGATAGTCCCTCCCGATTTAAGGTAATCATCTAACCTCTCCCATATTGCAAGCTTCAGCGTGTTGTAATCTTCTTCCAAATCCTCTGACGGACACGGATAGTAATCGTTGAAGAATCCGTCTTCCTTTCTGAAAGCATCAATCATTTCTGCATCTGAAGTCAGATAGTAAGGATAGTTAGGAAGATATCCGATATTCACATACATTATTTTAATAGTATCGTGAATGAACATTAGCTGATAGCACCTCCCCTAAATATGTTGTAGGTATCAGGCTCCCAAGGTTCGATGGACGTCTGAGAAATTGTTGACGGGATCAATACAGTTGACGAATGGAATGCAATCGTTCCTGTCATTGATTCTGCTAAACTGTATGGATCGTAAGTTCCGGTAAGCAGTGTAAATGAATTGTTACTTACATACCAAGTTGCATCCGAGCAGTATGCCGAAGTGAATGTTCCTGTGATTTTAAGTTTCCTGACGAGGCACGCTAACGGATATGTCAATGTTGCTCCTTGAGGAAGTACAAAGTCACCTACAACCATCTTCTCACCGGGCTCTACGTTGTCAGTTGAGTTATTAGCAGCGAGTACTTCGCAACCTACGATGTCCCCGTTTCCTGCAAAAGTAATGCTCTTAAGAGCTACTAAGTAGTTATTATCATTAGCAGCTGTTCCGAGTTCCTTCCAGTAATCTATCTCAGTTGAAATAACTTGTGCCTGTAACTCGCTGACGGTCATTCCGTCAACTACAAGTGCAGGATCTTCGGTTGTTCTTCTTACATGCCATATTGACAAGTCTTGAAAACCTGTGAAGTCGCCGTACACAGATGCGTCACGAGCACATGTCCTGATATAGTTGAAGATAACTGGATCGTAGTATAGGCAGGTTCTGACTACATTGATTACAGGTGTCCCCTCTATGTGTGAATCAATGATTATCTTCTCGCAGTCTGATATGTTAATTGTGACATTGTTCGTTACCTCTGCCCCCATAAAATGGAAGCACACCGCTGTATTAAATCGCGAATCAATACCGTGTATGTTAAGTGTCCCTCCCTCATCTACTTCTGGAAGGTTCACATATATGTTAAGTATAGACGGCGTAGCAGCTGTATTAGGCACTTTCGGGAATGCTACACGTTCATTGATGTAATCATCGAAGTAACCTTGCAATGTATCGTAATCACTTGCATCCGGAATTGTTGCATCTGCAGCAATCTGATATGCAAGCGTACCTGATCTTAGAATTTCGTAATCTGTAAGCACTAAGTGACCCGTATCGTCAAGTCTCACATATCCGTAATCGACTGCATCTTCTGACGCATTCAAGAATCCGCCTATTTCATCTTCTGTTGCAAATGCTACTTGCCCAGTCACCATCACGGCGTCTGACCACTGACGCGGTCCTGCAGTAAGCACTCCGTAATAATAATCTGTGTAAGCATGTGGATCTGTACCTGATCCAGTATATTCGGGATAATATCTTACCTTGAAGTAATCATACCATGTAGATGTGCCTGCATCGTATGGGGTACCTCTCATTGTATCGCCTGATCCGAAGAATATCGGATAGTATTCAGGATATTCCGTATCGGGCCTTTCTTGCCCTGCTTCCTCCATCCATTCCAGCACTACAAGCGGATAGCCCACAATGTCTGAGGGGATGGGTGCAGGATGTCCTGCATCTCCGTCAACTTGGGCTACAAACTTAATCTGATCTACTTGGCCAGGCAGCACTACATATTTAGTTGCCGGCGGGCTTGCTGTATCACTTGAGTCACCGTTGAAATGTTCATCGTATTTAACGAGTATGTAATCACCTGTGTCCCAAGCATCGTTGATTTCAGGAAGTTCATCAGTTGACGTCCTGGTGTCCATAAAGTAGATTTGCTTACCCGTAAGGTCTGTTCTGAAATCATTGACTTTACTTGCTAATGACTTGATCTGCTGTGTGTAAGCTTTGTTGACCATACCAGGTGTATTATCACCATAATCTGCCATCGGCATTGCAAGTATTCTAGGAGCATAATATTCGTCGTTACCGTCTTCATCTGTCATTCCTGTTATCTGCTTATGAGGAAGCACAAGATAATTTCTATCGTTTGATACAGTGAATTCAGCTTGCTTCAGGCTAGGCTTCTCTAATGTCCTAACTGGGTCAGCATCCCAAACCATCAAGCTGTCTGTTGCATCCTCCCATGTATCATAACCGGTAGCAGGATTTGCTCCCTTTCCTGCAAACGCATATATCTTTTTCGAGTTGAGTCCATATTTAGTAACATACCTATCTGAAATCCAGTTATCAAGATTAGCGATACGGTCAGAATTCAGATACTCTAACTTCTTGGTAGAGTTCTTCAAGTTAGATATATTGTTGTTAATAAATGTGAACGTAGCAAGCAGAAGATCTGCAGTTACTTTCGTCTTATCAAGCGGTGACTGTGCAGGAGTTATGAATTCTTCTTGTGGCAGTATTACAAGCTGAATACCTAAGAACATTTCATCTTCATCTTCTACCAAGATGGATCCAGCTACTGTTTGATCAGTAGAATAGAATGTCCTAATGCCGATTGCAAGATCTCCTTTAAGTACCGGCCTAGCCTCTGACTGAAGCTTCGCATTAGCTTCAACAAGGTCGATTGTCATCGGTGCTAGTGTTTCAACGTAATGTCCGTTGATGACACCTCGTCCTTCGGCAATCTGCAGTGTGTAGCCGTTTATGTAAGCTCCGCCCGCATCCATCAGGATATTTACTTCAAAGTCTGGCTCTCCATGAACATACGATGGGCCTATTGTATAAGTTACTTCTGAATTTGTCGCTACAGTTTCCCTTGACCGAATGTTGTATTCTGTCACTAACTGACTACCTGTTGTCGAATTAGCTGCAGGGAAGATGTTTGTTGTTGCCGATGAAAAAGTAATGAAATTCATCTCTGTTTCTCCTTCGCTCAAAGTTTGAACTAATGTATCTATATGTGCTATACAAGGTGATCAAGTGGCTGTGCTAACTTCCGTGTATTTTCACGTAGCTGTAGCTACTAATTCTTGATACTATAAACTCGACCCATGCTTGAAACTTCGTAGTATTCTTCAAATGTAGATATAGGTCTCCACTTCTCTCTTTTTCTGCTAGCTTCGTTTAATCACCTCTTAGAACTGTAGGAAAATTGTTCGGTGTTACAATTCTGCTTAAGGTTTTACTTCTGTTTTTCACTTGAATTGGAGGTTCCTGTGGTGGTCAATCCCAAACCCAAGCTCGATAATGCCGTGGGAACTGACACGATGCTTGTTTCGTTGTTCTGCTGCATGATTGCATGTACATATAAGAGTATCTGCGATAACAGCATGTTTGTCTGAACTGTCGGGTTTGCAATTTCTTTCGCAAGCCCTTGCCATATATCATCACCTGTAAGATGATTTGCAAGTTCCAGAACTGCATCTTCTGTTTTTGTTTTATTAGCTTCAGCAGCCCTCATTGCTTCGTCGTATGCAATTCTGGTTGCATCTGTATATGCTGTGTTGAGTATGTAGTATTTCTTCCATTCATTCAAATATTCAGGGAAGAGATCGGTTGCAAATCTCTGCATATCCTCCCAGAACTGCACTTCGTGAAGGTCTCTAGCTTTCTGTTGCTTAGATGCTTCTTTTGATTGCATCTCGTCGAACTTGGCCATTATAGTATTTATGTCAGTACCATAATTGAGAAGGGCTTCTGAAAGTTCTTGCACGGACATTCCGTATACTTCCTTAGCCCATTGCTCGAAGCTCGGCTCTAAGTTCTTTGATGCGATGTCTGCGCTAGTTTTCGCTAATTCTTTCTCGATCTCCTGCTGAGTCATGAAAGTCTTATCGCCGGTCTTACTCTTAGTAGTGATATCTTCTATCCTAGCATACTTCGCCAGGTCAGCATATTCTTTCTGAAGCTTGACATCAGTCTCCATGAATTTTGCTGTAAGGTCTTTACTCTTATCTGCCGTTGCTAAGTAATCTGACATAGATTCGCTAAGTGCCGACTGAATAGCCATTGCATGTGCTTCTTTTTGTGCTGCTGTTGCACCTTTCTGAGTACCTGTGTCGTCGACTAACCGGTCGCCTACTTTCATTTTGAGCACACGGGTCTTCTGCTGCTCTGGCTGATATATTGCGTTGTAGTTATAATTATCGCGCCAATCTCCTGAATAGGTGTAAGCACCTGCTGCACTCTTGCTTACTAATTTCGTCTGGTAGTAAGCATTCGAGCGTTTATTCTTGGAACCTTGATCAGCTACTCCGGATTTGCTTATTGCACCTGTCAGGGCTGATGTTAAATCGTTGAGCGCAACTTGTCCTGTTATGCCCTTCCAGAAGCTGAAGGCTCCCTGTCGTAATTCTTCTGTATTGGAAGTTTCTCCTGTTACCCATCTATGATAGTCAAGGTCTAGCAATCCTTGCTCTCTGTAATCGGTAGGGCCTGACGGGAACAATGTTGAAAGTGCTTTCTGATTTGCACTACCCACAACTCCTGACGAGACAATATCGACAATGTCCTGATTGATCTCTGCGGCTTCAAGTGCAGTGAATAATACGTTGCCAATGCCTTTTAACCAAGATAATGGGTTCAAGAAATTGATGATATTTTCAACAGTCTGGAAAATGCCTTGCAAGAATTCGAGTGCCCCTCCTTGCAGGTCTACTGCAAATGTGTTCTCCTCGATTTCTCGCATCAACTGCTCTTCCCACATGTGTTCCTGAACAGCTCTACCAACTTCACTGTCAAGTACATATGCAAGACCTTCTTCTACCATGTATTCGTTGATTTTCTGCATCCTGAGCTGCTCTGCCGTACTAGTTGTCTGACCGGCTTTCATCAGCTCCATGTTCTGTGCTAATGCATTATTATTGAGGCTCATCGCATTGATTGCATCTGCAAGATATCCAAAGTCAACACGAGTGAATGCCTCCATGGACATTCCGAATACTTCTGAAAGTCCTTCTGCAACCTCCATGTAGTTGCTTGAGGACATATTCTGCAATTGTGATAAGTTACTAAATAATGTGCTGAATACCTTCTGCGGATCTTTTGCAAGTGCTTGCAAGAATGCAGTATTTGATGCACCTGTCCCTGCCATAGATCGTAAGGCAGTTATTGAAGAAGAATTACCGCCTGTAGCAGCGTTTACGACTGCTGATACAATTGAATCTGCAAGGTCTGGAGCAGTTGCACTTACTATCGCAGATACTGATGTAAGGACTCCTGAAATATCAGATACATCCGCGCTTTCTAGCTGACTTGAAAGGGCTATCTTCGCTGCATCTGCAAACAGCTGTGAGCCATTCTGTAAGCTAGTAGAGAAGCCTCCTGATATTTCTCGACTTGCGTATAGTAAGTTACTAGCGAATGCTTCTAACTCATCATTAGCAACCTGGAGCGCTTCTTTCTGTGAAAGCCCTCCCTTCATTGCATTGGCCGCTATCGATGCGTACGAAGAAGCATATTGGAAGAAATCTTGATTAGGAACTGCTTTGTTAAGGACGGTTGCCATCCATGCAAATTCTTCTGCTGCTTCACCATATAAGCCCTGCTGAAGAACTGATTCCAAGTTCTTCATAATATCGGCAGATGACACATATAGATCTAAGCCGTTTGCACGTAACCTTTCAGCATAGCTGCCGAATAGATCTTGGACACCTTCCTTAGTATATCCCTGAGTAGCTGCAATTGTTCCAGAAACGGCATCCCATGCATCTAATGCAGACTGCGCTGATTCTTTGATTACGTCAAATGCTGCAGTAGTTGCAGACTTAACATCTTCAGTAATTCGAGTTTTCCATAGGTCTAAGTTTTTGGTGTTCTGTGTCTGAGTTCTGCTAGCTGCATTACTGAGCGCTTTATGAAATTCTTTGAAACCTTCTATTGCGGGTCCAAAAGCTGCTGTAAATGCTTCTATAACAAGAGGTGCTGCAAGTAATGCTATTGCAAGCGGCGGGAACGCTGCCGAGGCCGCTGTTGCTCCTGCTCCTGCAGCTGCCATCCCTTCTCCTGCAATCAGTCCCGTCTCACCTAACGCCATTACTTCGGTCGAAGCTGTTGCTGTAGATTCTACAAGGGCAGTTCCTGCTTCTTCTACAGGGCCAGGAAGCCCTAACAACGAATCAACTACATCAGTTAACTCGCCTGCACCAGAAGTTGCAGGAAGTTCTGGAACGGGTACATCAACTACATTATCTACAAGATCAGTAATATCTGTGTCAGACTGATTAGTGCTCATCGCTCGCTGCCTTGCGGCTGCGATAAGCTCTTGTAATCGAATGTCAACATTGTCAAATCCGACATTCATGTCGTTCTGGAATGTTTGCTGACTTGCTTGCATATTTGCATATGCTTCAGACGTGCTAGAATCTACTGCATCTTTGAGATCCTGGGTAGTTGTCTGAGAGAATGCATTCTTCAAGTCGATGTCACCGGTTCCACCCATCGCCTTGCTAGCTTGTGCAAGTCCGCTATTGAGAATAGATGAGGCTTTAGTCTGGAAGTAATCCATTGTGTCTTTCAATGGCTTACCGAGACTTGAATCCTTGATCATCGTACCAAGGCGTTTACCTAACTCGCCACTCAGCCCTTTAACATCAGTACCTAAGCTCTTAGCAAATTCAGATACCGATTTGTTAAGCACATCTTTGAATGGGTTGCGAGTGCCGAAAAGAGCTTCTTTGAAGGCTTTCTCGAAGTCGTTGCTTATCTTGTCTGTAGTTAGCTTCGCATCACGCTTAGTAGTGTTGCTCCAATTATCTTGACCGCGTGTATACGCATTCTGACCTCTGGGACCTCCCTGATTACGCTGAGAGTCAGATGAATATCTATTACCGGGACGTCTTGCATCTGCTCTTGCAGACATTCGTTCTTGTTCTGCAAGATCTTTCAAACTAGACTGAGAAATGAGGAGTCCGTCGCTTTTAGCAATAGATCTCAGAGTAAGGTCAATTGATTTCAGCGTGCCTTCGGTATCGAGGGACATCGCTTCTATATAATCAGCTATTGAGTTGTTTACTCCGCTATCAGGCATCTTTTGCTCTGCCATCCGGACTCACCTCCCTTCAGTCTACTTATTCTTTCGTTCATTAAGTATCCGTTTTCGTTCATCTATTTCCTCTTCCATCATCTTCATATATTTCTTTCGGATGAATATAGGTTGTTGCATCAGCCATTCAAGAGAAACAGAACCTTCAGACCCTCGAGTAATGAACATTGCTTCATCGATTATGTTCTCATACAGCCTCTGCCTTATTTCCTGTGGGGTCTTTAACTCCCCTGAGACTTCTATCATCTCGCCCTTTCCGGAGATCTCCCACGGTCGGACGAAAAAAGCGGTCATCTGCTAGTGCAATAAATGCAGCGTTATTCGATTTACACTGCGGACACTGGCATCTGCCACCTCCCCTCAATCCATAATCTGTAAGTTCCTGAACTCTACTCCTGAGCACTTTATAGTCTGCGGGGCTCATATTCTTCTCTATTTCAAGTTTCGCACTGATCGGAGTTGAATGTGCATCCATGCCCATCGAAGATATGGAATAGCAGATTCTTCCTAGGTCTGTATTGATCTCTCCATTGACGCGCTTGAACAGGTTGTCCTTTCTGAGATTGAGGGACTCCTGAATAGTTAACATATGAAGATGGATCTCTTCTTTGTAATCAATCAGCTCGCCTTTCTTGATTATAAGCTCGTTCTTGAAATTCTCAGGCAGGGCTTTACAATCAATTGTTCTAAGATCAACTTGAGACTCAATACGAACCGGGCCACAGTTTTCGCATAAAATAGTATTCGTTGTGAAATACGGTCCATAGTTGAGAAATCTCAAACAACGACAAATCCACTGGAAGTCGATTTCCAGTAGGTTATGAAAGTTGATCTTTTCTTCGATAGCTTCTGGGAAAATAACATTGAGCATTGTTTCCTCAAAATCTTCTGAACCTACGTAGTCCAGTTCGGAAACAGTTGGAATTGCTTTGAGTGTAAGCTGGTCGGGAATATCTGCATACAGACCTTTTCCGAGCAGCTCGACTTTTTCTGACATCATAGTCGATTTCCTCCTTACGGTTTAAGAATATATTTATTGATGTAACACGAATTACTGTCTACATTGAAGCCTCTGCTACCGATTGTAAAGTATACTATCGGCACTCCAGTGCTTTCAAATAATTCTGCAAATATAAAAGGTGAGTCATCTGTGCGGACAACCCACCTTCTAAATATGTTTTAGAGCTCTTTGCAGTTTTTAACTTACCATGCAACTGCAAGATCAAGCTGACGTCTGTTGTAACTAGCGAAGGTACCTGTATCACCAACGATTCCTAGCCCCCTGGACGTCCTTACAACAGTCCCGACAGGACGAAGTTTCTGATTAGCTGCTACTATAATGTACTTTCCGAACATCTTCATGCCGTCTGATCGCACCCAATACTTACCTTTACAGCCGTGATTTCTAAGAATTCTTACTACTCCGCCCATTGGCAGATTGTAGTAAGTCTCCTTTCCACTCGGTCCCATTACAGTACCGTTGCTTCGATTGAGCACTGCACCCATCCAGGGTTTCGTCTTGGAAACATTTTTCTTAATCTTGATGTATCCAACTTTCTTCTTTCCGTACCTTATCCTGCAATACTTCGTACCGATAACCTTACCAGTAATTTTGATCTTAGTTGCTTTTTTGATCTTCTTAAGTGTTTTTGATTTCTTTCTGGGCTCTTTCTTGATTAGAATTGTTTTAGTTGCGTAACGAACGCGAGATAATTTTTTGATCGGGTATGCCGGTTTCGGAACGGCTGAGTCTACTGCGGTTCCTGTTACTGCAGTACCTGATACAGCTGCACCTGATGCAGATGATCCTGATACTACGCTACCTGCATAGTAAGATATGTAGTTGTTAGTTTCTGTTACCTTTCCTTCTGAAGTTAAACTTGTTGATGCAAGTATCATGATTAGTAGTCCTACGATTGCCGTCGTACCTATTATTACTCCTGGCACGAAGTTACTCTGTGACTTGTTACTCATAAAACTCCTTTCGGGCAAGTTGAGATAATAAGAACTTATTTCTAGAAACTTCCTGCTCCTACCTGGTTCCTATTATCAAGTTACATTTATATTTTAAGATATTTTTACGAAAAAGTCAACTGTTTTTTAATAATTTCTTAAAATCTTTTAATACTTTCTTAATATTTCATATAGATATACAATCGTTATCAAACCATTAAAGACGGGCAAGGATGCACCCTGCCCGCCTCATGAAAGGAGTTTGTAACCCAAACTTAACTTATTTGCGATTGTTAATCTGATCTTTAGCCTGTACAGTTATTTACTTATCGGCAGCACTGTCGAGTTTATGTCCGATGAACGAAGTAACCTGATAGGCTAAGATTGTTACTATTGCAAAAACTGCAATGTATAGAATGAATTCACCTCCGAAGGCCTGCTTACCTCTAGCCTCATAAAGTGACTCTGTTAATCCGTCCTGAATTACTGCAGTTACTACTGCTCCGATGATTACGCTCAATACAAATGCTAATACATCTACCATGTCTTCGATATATGTTCTCATGTTAGTATCCTCCTACCCTCTTAGGCTGATTTGATGTCGGTGATTTTGAACTGTGTGCATACGCTTGTCTTCTTGTATTTATCATACAAGCCATCTTGTCTAAGCCTATCTGTGTCTACCCCGCTACGCTCGTAGCAGTTGTAAATGATCTTATGCAGAGCAGTAACTATTTCGTCTACCTTGCGTGCATCACACTCATCTTTGAGTTCCTGCTCAAGCTGTGCTTTCTGATCACGGAGTAAGTTAATGCTCTCATTGATCTTCCGGATTTCCTCTACCTTTGCGTTAATTAGTTCGTTGGTCATCATAATAGCCACCTCCTATTGGATTTTCGATGTTATTGGCTTACAAGTATATTATATGACAATTCTATGAAAAAGTCAAGACTTTTTTATAATTTTTTCAATTTTTTTTTTTGCCGAAGGAGAATGTGTCCATCACTTGTTTGCTACCTTTTTGATCTCTTGTAATAGTTCAATGAGTGTGAGCATTTCTGAGGACACGGCTACCTGATCCTTTCCATCGATCTCGTTGTAGACTTCTCCTACTGTAACTGTCTCCTCTTTGAGCTCGCTGAGTAACTCCTTTATTGTCAAAATCTTCTCCTCGTTTGTCATATTAGCTAACCTCCTACTCTATTCTTCTATTGAAACTACTTTCTCAATATACTTAACGATGTTTGCATACAATGTCGATTCAGTCCACTCGTTCTCGCTCATCTCTTCTGGCTTCAGCCCCTCTAAGATCTCTGACCACGCTCTCAAACTTTGAGTTGCGATCTTTAATGACTTTTCAGCCAGATCTCTGTCTGACATTGTGATCAGTAGCGGGTGTAACCGCTCCTCGAGTAATTCTAAATACTGTGCAGCTGCGTCTAATCGTTTCATTGTATATCCTCCTTTGTAGACTGTTTTCCTAACACAATAGGTACAAGTGTGCGGATTTCTTGAGCTAAGTGAACTATTGTTTCGTTACGGCTACGTGTGAGTATTTCGGCATGTTTGTCATGGTAAATCTCAGAGACCATCCGTGATGCCAGCGTGTAAAATGTGTGTTCTTCTTTGGAGATCTCTTTGTCGATGTGAAATCTATCAGCGATGTTGTCGTCTTCGTAGATCTCAGTGATGCTCCCGTCATCTAGGTACTTTACTTCAGCGGTTACTTTGTACCCGGACTGGAACAAATCGTCGCGAGGATCGTCGTACATCACAATCGCAACTCTTCTATGTGTTTCCTTTCCGTGACCCTTCCAATAAGTATTTTCCATAATCACAACCTCCTTTTCACACTTGTTTCATAATTATTGATTCGCCGTTTGACATTACTAACCAGTACATCTTGCGCTTGTTAGGATTGTACCGGTCATCTTCTATCCCGTTCATCTTATCTGTGTCCCAGATGATGTATCGTTCAGTGACTATAGACCCTCCTGGCGTCTTGCGAGTTTTTTCGAGCACTATCTCTCCGTACCTGAGTAGATTCTTTTCAGTAAGCTTGATTTTGTCTAGCATAGGGCATCCTCCTTTCACCCGTTGCAGTAATCGAGAAACTGAGATACTGCCTCCTCTACGTCGTTGCTAGCAGCAGCCGGAGCCTCCTTGGGCTCTTCGGGCTTGTAAGTTACTTTGCACCTAGTAAGTATAGTTTCTTTGATTGCTTTATATTCATTATGTGACTTCACTGTTCCTGTAACTGCCACAACACGTTCAGGATCGTTGATGGGTTTACTAGAGAACCATGAGAAGATACTAGACCCATCTGAGAACTTGTATAGATAGGTCATTCCGTATTTACCTTCCCAGGAGGATACAAGTGTGAAGTCGTCTGTTGTAATGTCTATCCTATCGCCTTCAGATCCAACGAATTCTGACTTTTTCATTTCCTCCTGTGCCTTTTCCTTCTCTTTATACTCTTCCAGCTGCTTCAGGTGACGAGCATATGCGACGGTAAGAGAAACTAAGATGCCGAGACTTCTGAAGTCTGTATAGCTGTCTGAGCATATTACATGAAGATTTCTGATATACTCGCTTGTGATATCTTTATCTGCTAATCCTCTTATCCACTCGAGAGCTTTCTCAGCTGACTCCTTTGCATATTCGCTATCAGCATTGAAGCTTACCTCCTCCATCTCGTTACGGTATCTTTCTCTATCTTTCTCAAGGCAGCGATTGATGAAGTAGTAGCTTAATACTCGGTCTTTTGTAGAGCGATAATTGCTTGGAACATATCCGTTATCATCTGCGTAAGTAGCTTCTGATTTCTGATAGCCCCAATGCTTATAGCACTCAAAAGCGTAACGGAGGATCCCCTCCACTTCTATATAACGATTGAAATTAGGACCTGAATATGATCCGTAAGATTCTGACTGTTCGTATATTGAGCAGAAAAATGCAATGTTTTCGGCTGAAAGGCCGTTGGTGAATTCCTGAAGGCAAGATTTACCTACCTGCTTGAATTCTTTAGACTCTTCATTGTAAATGAGATAAGTATCCTTACGAGAACGGATCTTGTTACAATGCTCACAAGTTGGACCGCAAGTCTTATACTTGTCTGGAATAACAAGATCGGTATCGTAAGCTCTTACTACGTTACCTTCTTCGTGATGATCAAGAGTTGCGACAAATCGCCACCCATTGTATTTAGCTTCGCCGGAAACTTCTACAACGTAGTATTTGGCGATGTACTCGTTACCGTCTGCATCTTTGCAAGCTTTGAATTCATACCCCTGTGGAAGATAGCAAATGATGCAATGACTCTTCTCAGCCTTTGCTCTCAGAGAGTAGATTTTCTTCTCGAAACGCTCCCAATTAGATTCGTGAATAAGAAATGTTGACATAAGCAGGACCTCCTATCTAAATTGATATGTTTTATTCCTACAAGTATATTATATGATATTTATATGAGTTTGTCAAGACTTTTTCAAAAAGTTTCTATATACCATATTCAAACTGATCAAGTGCAGGATTTCCGGTGAGCTTCGCTACATAATAGTGCCTCAGAACGAAGAAGTCATATCTGCAATCGTTGAGTTCGAACGCATCAACAATAAGCTTACGCTGTTTCGAGTCCTTGTAAACTTCTTGACTGCACGTTACTTCGTAAGCTTGTGTTCTGAGATTGTAGATTACTCGACCTCTTTCTATTCCTTTATAACCAAATGCAATGATCTCTTCTGCCTGTTCGGGAAAGTACTCCTTGATTAGCTTATTCCACTCCGTTGCATGGTTTTTCTTTTCGTCATAGTTAATGAAGTTTCCATCGTTGTATCCGTCATCCAGTGTTTTGTAATCTGCAATTACAGTATCGTTGTAGACCCACCAGATGCCGATTAGCCCAGATGTTAAAGATGCTTTGACGTATCGCTTCATAATTTCCTCCTCCTAACAAATCTTAATCACACAAGTGAGCCTTTACGTAACTTGCAATAGCCTCTTCTTCTGGACATGTAATTGTATCGCAGTCTAATGTAGTACCATCTGGAAAGCTCAAATGGTGGATCCACCACTTCTGTCCTAATTCATTACGATCAGCCTGTGCTTTTCTTTGTTTACAGATCTCGGGATCTTTCTGTGGCCATGCGTTAATATCTGTTACTATTCGTAAAATATATTTTGAATCTCTAGTTTTATATGCTACTGTTACTTCCTGAGGTGTATGGACTTCTTCTTCCGGGTCATAAACCAGATTGGGAACAGATTGGAGTAACGCATATGCCGCTGCACGCCTTGCACTGTCTCGATAGTTACCGTTGAATTCAGTATCTTCGTCTCCGTTTTCATCGTATCCTGGATTAGTTAATCTAAGATCTGCAGGATATAAGTGAAATGTGAAAGTGTAGTTCAAAGTCCTCATTCTAAACCAACTCCTTTCAGAATCTCATCAATACGCTCTTTGACTCGATTCATTGCTCTGTCGTAGTTATTAAATTGCTTTCCTGTTACTTCAATAGATGCGTAGTGATACAAGCCGTCAACATTATCAGTATCTTTTAGCCCTTTGTACGAACGAGTTATTCTATCATGATAGTTCTTTCTCGGAAGATCATTCAAACTTGATTCAGGATGATCAGATATACGAAGGTAAATGAATTCATACTTACCCTTATTGTTAGTTACTTTAATATCGACATCGTAGTATGTAGAGTCTGAATTCTTATGATTACTTCTAGAAGTTCGCAAAATTTTCAATCCTTTGTCTTCTAAGTAAGCCTTAACATCTCGAATGACTACATCAGCATTCTTGAATACCTTCCTTGGATTATTTCTGGCAGCTTCGACCTCCTCTTCAAGATCAACTCCGTAGAAATCAATTTCAATTCTGTTTACTCCTTCAGCTGTTTGCGATGATTTAATGAATCTTTTCATGGATGCTCCTCCTGAAATATAAAACGCCGCCTATTGTTTGGAATCGTGTTTTTCTTGCTAGAGGAAAACAGAATTACAAATACGAAATAGACGGCGGATTACGCTTTAATATAACGATTTACGTATTTGTAACTTCCTCTAGCAATGATATAATAGGTTTAATGTAGCGTGTAAGTATATTATATGATATTTCTATGAATTTGTCAAGACTTTTCAAAAAAAAAAAATAAGCGGAGGCATAGAACCTCCGCATTACCTGCAACATTCAGTGGTCAGTCTTCAAACTGTTCGAACATTCCTGCTTTTACTGCCCATGCAAACGAGAATGCCCAGAGCATAAAAGCTTCATTGACGATAGTCATCCATTTGATGTCAAGAACAGATGTGATTACTTGATTAAGCATAAAGGCTGCAATTATGATTGCACATATGATGTAGGCTTTGTTTCGTTTTTCCTTTCCGGAAGTTTTTGAATCTGCTCCCGACTTAGTGAATCTAAAGCCAATCATGTATGCAAATGATCCAAAAAGCAGTGCTGCAATAATACAATGGAACACATTACTTACTGCAGTAGGTAGATTTAGAACTCCTGTGGTAACTCCTGCGGCATCGCATTCACAAGGGAATACAAGAATTCCTATTGCCATAGCTGCCGAAAACTTACATGTAAAGAAATCGCCTAGATCGTATCCTCTGTAGGTCCACAAGAAGAAAGCAAATACTGCAAGTGAGCCGATCATGAATATGTTACTCGTTGCATAGAATGTAGCCGAAATACTGTACCAGAATGTAGGTCCGTTCTTGCTATACGCGATGAACCCTACAAGCGGTGCAAGTATCGGTAACAATACTCCGTACAGCGCTAGCATCTTGCGTTGCCACTGCATTGTTTCTTTATCAGACTGTTGCCGTTTCAATAGTAGTCAACTCCTTCCTTGAGTAGTATGATTGTTACCACTATTCAAGGTTTGGTGCTGCTTATCTTGTAATGAAGCACTGTAGATTATCCCACAATCGCTAGGATAAGCTCTTGATCAATGCCGACGTTAATAACTAAGGAAGTTGTGCGATATAGATTTGACGGAGTTGTTACAGTCATTCGAGATATTAACTCAGATCCGCTAGGCGTAAAAGCTGTACCTAATTTGAAACTTGTAAAATTCTGACTACTCCAGTTGGAATTGCTCGCATAAGTGTTGCGCATATTTAGATAGGGGCTGTCTCTATATTCTATACTCGCCTCAAAGTAACCATTGTCGACATCGTTCTTCGCCTCCTGTTTATCTTGTTATGGTGAATATGATGCCGATATTAAAGGTCGCCGTTTAGAGGCTATTTCATGCTGCAGTCAGAGAAGTTAATTCGCCTTTAACTGAATTATAACTTTACTTTTGTTGTCACTCTTTAATTCGAGCGAAATTCTGATTGATACTTATTTGACTTGTGAAATGTAGAAAAATGTTGACCTCTTTATGATCAGTTACATCTAGATCCGATTTTACTCCGTATGTTTGGTCGTTGTGATTTATTGTTAGCTCATAGTCGTGACCCGGAATAAAGGCGTTTTTGATTACAGGTCCGACATATCTTCTTACTGTACCAGTTACCTCATCACAGAACTCTTTCTGATCAATTGTTTCGGGTATCTCTGTTATGATGTCCTGAGTCTTGATTTTAGGAGCTGTATAAGTAACTTGTGCTACTTTTGGAGTGCTTTCTGGTTTTGCAGATTCTGCGGCAGGCTTCGGAGCGAACTTGAACTTGTTATCATCAAATCCGAACTTTTTGTCATTGAAGAGTTTAGAATGATTTGTAGCAGGCTTGAGATTTCGCCTGCCCCTGCAGTTGTCGCATTTTCTAGGCGGGTCGCTTAAATAAATATTCACTACAGGTGTTCCGCATATAGGGCAAGGTCTATAGTGAGTATCTGGACAGTATTTCTCTCTTCCTTTTGGTAGGAATAGCTTTCCGCATTCTTTGCACATCCTCATTTCTGCCATTGTTGATTCCTCACTTCCTTAATATCAATGCCCTTGCTTTGATCTTTCCGATCATCCCTTCGAGCATTTCAATTGCGTCATCGGCGTTCTGAACAAGAATATCTACATTGTCGAGTACTCCGATAACCGTCTTGTCTGTTTTAAGCTCAAGAACCTCTTTAAGATGGGTTATGTATTGAGGGAATTGAGTAAGCTCACCCGGGAACTTGAAGATTACTACGTTATCTCCCTCAGTGTTCTTAGTCAGTAATGAAACTTTCTCAGTTATTAAGTCCTCTATCTTTTTGTAGAAGTCTCTGTAACCTTCGTCAATGATCTCTATATCATCTTTATAGGTCACATTGATTTCAAGCTCTTCCGGATTAAAGTCGTCAGGGACTCCAAATGTAAGCTGGTATTGTTTCATTTAACGATCCTCCCTATCAATTCTATTATTCTGATGTTGCGTTGCAATTCTTTACTAATCGAACTGCTAATTCAGGAGAAGCGTTTGCTATCACTGAAATAGCGTATCCGTATTCTGAATTCATGAACGGTGTATAGCTCCCGTAGTCCGGAAAGCCAAGTTCTTCTACCATTGTGCTTTTGGTGAATTCGCACAATATTTCACGAGCGGCTTCCCATGCATCTTTGATGCCTGCATCATATCCCTCTTGGTAAGCTTTAACTGTGTTTTCGTCTACTGCTGACTGTAACGCTTCGTCTAAAGTAATCACTAGTCGACCTCCTGTATATCCCTATGGTGTTCCCCTTAGTATATACACGGTTCAACTTACCTTGATTCTGGTTTATCTAGTTGATTTACTGATCGTCGCTATACCAAATCTCTGCGATGAATTCGTTGTCTGACCGTTGTTCGAGTAGTGTGATTACTTCCTCTGTCCGATCAGTCGGCACATATAGTACGCAGAACTTGATGCCATTTTCAAATCTAGGGTCATCTACTGCCGCTTGCCATCTTACAGGCACCCTGCTTTCGCCTACATAACTGCAATCACTTAACTCGTTGTAAAGCAGTTCGGTGAAAAGCATCTTGTCATGCGCAGTTCTCACTCCGAATACTCTTACCCTATTATGAGTCCCGTTCATTTGGTTCCTCCTCTGAATCCCAATTTACAGCCCCTATTACGCTACGGCATCGAATGCACCAAAGCTCCGAAGACCGTATATGCTTATTATTGATGATACCTATAAACGAAATCCTGTAATCTAGATATTTTGCAGTACGGCAATGAAGGCAAGGTTTACGAATAAGGTTGCCTTCAGCTTCCTGACGAGTCACGCTGATCTCCTTTTCAGCACTACTGCCGCAACTATCGAAGTAATACCAAGAATGAAGGCTCCGACTGCAACTGCGGTTGATTTCTGAAGTGACGTATTAACAGCAGCTGTATACGGGTCAGTGTCGTAGAAATCATCTACTTCACAACTCCATTCTTCTACGATTTCGGGTTCCTGCTCAAGCGGCTCCGTATAGATGAGCTCCGGATCCCATTCTAACTTCGCACAACTGTTGTAGAATGTCTTAGGGTCACCTGTCAGCTCGCAGCAGGTCTTCCCAATGGTCCCATCTACATAGCAAAAATGAGTGCAATTAAGACATCGGTGATTAGACCGCTTTGACCTGTCTATCGGCCTGCCACTTGTGTTACGTCTTCTAGCTCTCCTCATGATCATACCTCCTTGAATATCCGTAGTAGTAAACTACTGTGTTCATTACCAGTTTCTTGAACTCCGCTTCGTTATTATTGGTTACCGGTAGCCGTTCAATTTCTTCGATCAGCTGGCTCCACGCTTTATCTGAATGGTCTAGCTTGCGATTGACCTTCTTAGACGAATCACGCACTGCTGCAATGATTGAAACAACTCCATCTAACAGGACACCAAGTAACAACAATGTTCCCAAGAATGTCCAGAAACTAGAAAAGATGAATTCAATTAGAGCCATAGGCTGTGTCCTCCTGTAGCAAGTAAATGTCGAGCACATCTTCACTGCACTGTACGTTTTTCAAATGCAGATGGCCGTGTGTTTCTATCGCAGAGAGTATAGGCGGGAGTAATTTCCACTTACCTCCCTCTTGTGTATGTACACGAATACGTTGTGTTGCATCTGGATCGCGTGACCACATTAGATAAAAGAACCCAAGTGTAATTTCTTCGGGACGGAGCGGTGCTTCATTAGTATTGTCCAACTGTTATTGTCCTCCAATCTTTGTTAGGTAGCAAAATACTTAACGATTTAGGAGTAGGTTCACTTATATTATATGATATTTATATGAGTTTGTCAAGACTTTTTTTGAAAGATTAGATAACATAGCGATAGGAGCGAGTTTACATTCTTACCTCACTCCCAGACGTCACTGTACACTACGTCGTCGTAGACGTAGTCTGCACATTCTTCAATAATCCTCATGGCGTTTTGCCAATATGCACGATGGGCCTCTATCTCTTCCCGCTGCGGCTCAAAGTATTCGATCAGATCATCAACTGAGTACCCATAAGCTTTGCTGAGACTTACCAATGTGGCCAGGCAGTTAGGACACAACATCTTACCGTGGTACGGATACGGAGGATGTTCGGCGCCGCACATATAACATTTTTGTTCATTTTCTGTCATTGCTACACCCTCCTACCTCAAACAATTGATGCGAATACGCGTCTTGTCATCGTTGTCTTTCTTAAGTTGCATTGGCTTCTTGTATGCACACGCAAGTTTAGCACTGCAGTCCCTGCATACCCTTTTGTCATCTGAGACGTTGTGATCCAAGACTCTTCCGCAGTTAGCACATCTTAATGTTGTTTCTTCGTCCATTGGCTATTGTTGCTCCTTTTTACAGTTTCAATCGATGCTGATACGGATCTACTTCCGCGTCGGCACTAAAAAGCATCTCTCCAGTTGGCCCTTTGCAGAGATACACGTCTTTTTCGTACTTAGAGTGAGTAGAGATCTTTTTAATACGTACAAACGTGCTGCCGTTGTAGTTGAATCTTTCTCCGTTTTCTAGTTCATCGAGTCTTGTAACATTCTTTGTCGTCATGGCTAGTCTCCTTTGTACGGAACAATTCAATGGCGGCTAGACCTGATTAATCAGAGCTATGCCGCCAGGATTAGCTGATAATACCGCTAGCGCATGTGGGTTTAATCTTCGGAAAAAGAAAGGCGGTGCAACGTGCGTTATCAGACTTTGCACAGGACAATTTGCGCTAGCGGAAATATCTACAAAGCTTGTCAGGCGCACCCGTACTAAGCATTGTAAGTAAAGTGAATATTAGGCTTCAGTTTATTTAACGATTTGTACCTAATCAGCTTCAAGTCGCTTTGCAATCTCCTCTTCCCAATCTGAGATCATCTTAAAGAGGGCTTTTGAATCTGAATTAGAGAAGAAGCCTACTCCAACAATTTGATAAGATGTCCCATTCAGATCAGCAACCTCCTCATCTAGTACTTCTATGATGTCTGCGACTGTTGCATAGTTTCCGAACGATACATACGATATCTTTGTAGAGCTTTTAATAGCTATGCAGCATATTCTTTCCATTGTTAAGCGTCCTCCGCGTGATTATTTATAAGACACATGCTTCGTCGGGATCCATCCGCTAAGTTTAGCTCCCTTAGTGTCAGTTAAGTTGACATAGGTCCACTTCTTGCGCATTGTAACAATCTTGATTGCAGTTTCTGAATTGATCGTTCCAGTTGCTTTCGATGTAGAACTCGGTTTCATGTGCAACTTGCAATCATGAGTGACAGACCCTACTGGATAATTCGACTTGCCTACTCGTTTAATTGCACGGTTCTTAACGTAGCCAAGTACGCTCCCGTCTGTGCATAGGCTCCATCCGTCTTTACAATCTTCTAAGATTCTGATGCGATCACTTGCAAAATGTGTCTTCAGACGCTTTGCAAGCTGATCTTTCTTCTGACGGATTGAGCACTTAGTAGATACGGTGCACTCTACTCCTGGAACTTTATATACGTATTCTACATGGCCAATCTGTTTAGGTCTAGATGGATCAGATCCTGCAAACAGTATGCAGTCTCCTACTTGGAGTTTCCAAGGATCCATAATGTGGCCAGCTTTGATTGTGACCGGAACGGTTTTGAACTTAGAGCTACTGTGAATTCCCGCAGTGCTAAGCAACCCGCCGGTGCTAAGACCAATCTTGTTGAATGCTGCCATCCCGGATGAACTACAATCGCTGTAGTATCTTCCATCTTTATACTTCTTGTATACGTGAGCTCTTAATATCTGACTATAGAAGTTTCTACCTAGAATCGTCTTATACGCTTTTACAAACTTCTTACGATCTGCATCTGTCATGAGCTTCAACCGTCTCACTTCTACGATGCCCTTATGGACACGATTAGCAGCTCGCTGATTGTAGCGATTCTGAGAATACACTCTTAGATTCTTGACAGAAGGCCTTCCGCCTCCGTGTCCACAAATTGTGATGTCGTTATCAGTTACCTGTTTCATATTAGTTTGTTGCTCCTTTCTGCTGCTCGGACCTAGTCGGGAAATGCTAACACAGATGAACAATACATCTTATCTTATAAAAGATTGGCTTTAAGTCCGATCTGCTTGACCATATCCTGACTCTTTCTCGTGTACCTCGTGTAATGATACCTCTCTGTATACAGATGCTCTATGGAAATCACCTACATAGATGACATTACCAATATTCTTCTTAGTATCAACTACTTCGAGAACTTGGAACGGCTGAAACTTATCCATCTTCCACTGTATAGTGATGTTACCCGACGGTACAATCTTTGGATCTGTAATTACTTGCCAAGGAAGCAATCGAGGATCATGAAGTACTTTGAATGGTTTAGCCTGTGCTTCTCGTCGTTCCTTGAGTACTCTGTTTGTCTTTTCGAGAGGTGTTTCTTCACGAATAAGGTACACTTTCCTCTCTACTAAGAATCCCGCATCGCTGTCATTGATGAATACGTCAACTGCTCGTCGGCCTCCGTTGTAACTTCCGAAGCCACCATAATCGTTGACCTTGAATCTGCCTAGTCCCTCAATTTCAATTGTTGTCCCTATGGGCACAAGCGGGTCTCTCTGGTCAACAGCACAAGTAGCCCACGGAATAGCACGGGCTCCTGATGATGTTTGATAGCTGCCTGCCGGAGTGTTATCACTCGGCTTGTAGCTCGAAATGTACCATTTACCTAATGGCTCTTTGACTTCTTTGGCCGCAGAGTTACTACTGACAACTACCGTTGCTACAAAAAGCAACAAAGCTGTTACTATAATCTTTTTCATTATTCAACTCCTCCATGTTATACGCTTTTGATTAACTGAACGGGTCAAAATCTTCGTCATCATCGTTGTAGTCGTCCAGACTTGGAAAGATTAAGTCACCTCTCCGAATTGCTTCTTGATCTTTGATCTGCTCTTCCATGCCCTCAAGCGAAAGACGCTGTATGCAGACTATAGGCCCGATATTACGAGAGATTTCGAGTATATCCTCCATGGATGGATACTTACCGTCACAGAGCATTACAAATGTCGAATACATGATGCCGCCGTGAGCTGGCTCCGCCACCGTGTACATGTATGCAGAGTATTTCGGCTTCCTAGCTTTCTTCCGCTTTTTAAGATCTTTCTTGCTAAGCTTATTCTTCACTTTCACAGTGTACGAATTTGCTTTCTTCGGTTGCATTACTATTGTTGCTCCTTTCACTCCCAGACAAACACTCCGTTCAAGCTTTCCAAGTTGTCTATTATTATGTCGGTACCTGAACAGGATTTGTTAATCACGGTCATAAAATAGATCCATTCGGCTGCTTCTTCAGTAGTTGTCCATTTCTTGAGCGGTGTTAAGTCCATGATCTGCTGCCACAAATCATCGTTCTCTATAACGGGCCTGTTAGCAGCTGACAATACTCCTCCGAATGACAAGCTGTTACAAGTTGCGCCATATTTTGCAATCTCTTTAGCAACCCATTTAGTATAAGCGATAACTCCGCCTTTGGATGCAACATACTCATCGTACTCTGTTCCCATATGTGCCGATGCTGCTGCTTGATTAAGGACTGACTTGATTGCCGGATTGTCAAGTGCATACTTACGAGTAACTTCCATGAGACCTTTCAGATTTGTATCAATATCCATTCCCGTACCGGTAACTCCGGCATTGTTTATCAATATGTTTACATTAGGAATATCGGGCAGCTCGTTAGGATCTGCAATGTTTGCTCTACAATGCTTATATAAGGGGCAATCTTTTAAGTCAGGAGGACAAGGCATGATGTCTATGCCGATCACTGAGTGACCTTCATTGACAAACTTAGCAGCAGTTGCGTGTCCCATTCCTTCAGACGATCCTGTTATCACAACATTCATTAAATACACCTCCTACATCAGTACATAACGATACCGGCGGATCAGTTATCTTTCCAGAACCGCAGGACTTTGATTTTTCTTAACTGCATGTTTTCATCTGTTATTTCTTCAAACGCACCTACGCTACGCAGTGATTGATACCTTGAGTATAAGGCATCTGATACTACTTCACCAATGGATTCTCCTCTGTGTGCTCCGATAGCTTGCAGCTTGAGCAATTCATCGGGCTGAAATACAATCTCGCACTTCAGCGGTGCGTCAGCAATCTCAATAGTGTTAACTTCAGTCATGGTTACTGTTGTCCCCCTTTTCGGTCATTCGAGTGTTTGCGAATTTTTCGCGTTTCGACAAGTATTCTCTGTATTGTTTCATCCGCTGACTGAGCAACGCTCTGTATTCCTGCTCGCTCAGATAGGCGGAATTAGGTTTTGCTGAATTAGTTTCATCCAGCTTAGAAAGATTAGTCATGGATTCTGTTCTCCTTCTCGATGATTTCAGCACTATTAACTGTTTGTCGATAGGCTGATATGAATGACTGTGTACGATCTTCAGGAGTGATGAGCCCTAACAAGTTGAGTTCAGTGTTAAGAGGACATCCTCCCTTCTTATATAACGATACGACAATCAGTCCTGTGAAGAATTTCTGCAAGCCCAGTTCAGTCGATAGATCAGTTGTCTGCATAATATGCTCACAGAAGTTACAGTTCTTGCATTCTGTGCGAGTATTTCCTCTTAATGTTACTTTCTGATCCATATGTTATCCTCCTTTAGTTGATCTCGTGAATAAGTGTCCTGAAATGATAACACTGACCGTGACGTCCGCTTTCAAGAATTACGTCTTCGTTGTACCCTCCGGCGCCAATTGTTTCTACTTTAGCCTTCCCTTCTGTGCCGATTATAATGCCGTTGAGGTCTCCTTTTGCACCTACGTGTAGGCCTGAGGCGTCTGCTATCTTTCCGACAACCTTGTTAGTCCTCTTGATAATATCATCGTACTTGCGATTTTTCTCTATCTCAAGATGTTTCCTCATGGTTTCTTCCCAAGAGAGGCTTCCCTGATCAAATTGTATTACGTGTCTCCATCTCTGCTTAAACGTTTCTCTCAACTTTTTGTAGTCTGCTTCAAGCTTGTTGATCTCATCTGTTGTAAGCCCTAATGCCCTGCGTGAATTAAATCTTTCGCAAAACTGCTTACCAGCTGCGTAGTATTCTTTGCGAGCCTCTAGGTACTTTTGATGCTCCTCTAAAAAGTAACTAATGCAATCCTCCTTCCAGGTCTCTAAGAATGTTACAAGAGCTTCTACATTTCTGCTTGCTACTTTTTCCTGCTCCTGTTTAAGCTGCTCCCGATACTTAACTAAAACATTCATCTCAGATGCGAGTTCTTCTTTAGCCCATTTAAGATCTTGCTCATCATAATAGTATGGGTTCTTTTCCCAATTAGTTGCTTTAGCTGCTTCTATTCGCTGTATCTTTTTCTCCAACGTAGCTATTGCTTTTTCTTTTCCGGCTATTCTCTTCTCTAAGGTCTCTATCGTCATATGCGTTACACTCCTTTCAAGTCCTTTGTATCATTTCCAATCCTTAACGATGACTGATACTTCGATGACAGGAGCTGGATCAAATACTCTAACCTTATCTACAGCTTCCTGAGCGCTATGTGCCTCGATGTAGTTTGTGTAAGTGCTTTCTGTTTCGGGTACCTGAGTTGTTACTAAGTATCTTCTTTCCATAAGTGTTACCTCCTTCGGTGTAGGTACTATGTTATCTGGTACAAGTATATTATATGATATCTATATGAAAAAGTCAAGACTTTTCTTAAAATTATTCAAAAAAAAATAAGCCCTCAGTGCTTGCAGGTAAGGGCTTAAAAGATTTCCTATAACAATACATAGAAAAAGCTCCCAAGAAGAAAGGAGCTTTTTCTTTTATTATGAGTACAATTATGTGATAATGTACTTGCGACACTAATTACATAACATAAATTGTGGGTGACACATATCGGCCATTATCTGTACTGCTACGCCGAACTGCCACTTCTAACTGCCCGCTACCGCTAATGTAGTTCGGATACGCATATGCAGTGTTCGATGCGTTATAACAGTAGTATACGCCGAATGGATGAGCCGTCATAGTTGTTGAAGACTCAGATAACCGCTCCCAGAAGTAATACCCGTTACCTCCGCTCCCTCCAGCATCTTGCCGCTGCAACTCGTACAATTTTACTATGATTTGTAAAGGCAAAAACGAATTACCTACTAACCCTCCGCCTCGATATGTGTCCCCTGATTTATACTCTCCGTTTAACGCAAAAAACATGTAGGTGTATCCCTGCTGAATATAACTTTGAGTATCGCTAAAGCTAATATACACGTTTTCGGTGGTGCCTGATGTTTTCTGATATATCATGAGAGGGTCTTTTAACTCTCCGCCTCCACTCGTACCTGTTGATCCAACATAACTACTCATAAGTTAATGTACCTCCTTTAATACTCAATTAGTTGTATGCGAAACACTTCAAATGTGTTTCGTACTGTTGTGTAGTATTAAAGGTCGAGGGGTTGCGATGGCGTCGGACTACTTAAATGCTTATGTATTTTTTGACATAATTAGTAGAAGTGTTAAGTTGAGTAGCAAGTGACATATTGGATAGATTAACTGCATAATCTTGTATCAATGTTCCTGGATATGACCTATATCCATATACTGACTGCGAGATATAATGTTCGAAAGATACCTCATTTTGATTAGAAAAATTCAAGTAGAAAGTACTTGAACCAGAACTATCAAATGTCCAGTATGCGTAGTCAGCCGAAGCTAACTCCGGTTGATATACTAATCCAATATTCTGATTATCTGAGATGTTTGTTTTTAACACGGTATGCTTAGTACTAGATTGGCTAATAACGCACATGTATCGATAACCTGAATTACTAGATATAGATATAGTAGGTGTACCTGATATAGAAGTTATATAAAATGAAGGGCTACCATCTATAGATGCTCTTGAATACACCCCTACTCCTCCACTAAGCACATTCCCTACTATTTTGTAACTTGCATTCTGCATTTGCACAGTAGTATTGCTTAAATATGAGGTGTTACTGGGTCCAAATGCTATTACATCCCCTACTTTCAAATTAGGTAACTCTGCATAACCTGTTTGACCTGACTGTACTCCTCCGATGAACTTATATTCCCAATTACCGGATGCTCCGCCTAAACTTGGGCTAAGCTGACTGCTGACATAACAACTCATTTATTCTTTTTCCTCCTTTATATTAAAAAGCTTTTCTCATGTGTTTCGTGTGACGGACATATTAAAGGTCGAGTGTATGCGAAGCCTTGTTTCGACTGAGAAAATGGTGTCGACCTTATATTTTTCTTGTCATGAAGTTGAAATTTCTTTTTAAGGAGGTTATATAGAAATATGAGTTGTTATGTGAGTAGTCAGCTGACGCCGAGTTCTGTACCAAAGATGGGGCTTGCGTGTGCATTCATTGGTTACTTAACCGGCTTTAATGAATCCGTAACTGCAAACTGGCAAGAAGGAGATCTGATATTATCTGGATATCCAATAACGTTCCAGGACAGCACAGGCAGCGTAGTAGTAGAAGAGTTAGGTAACGACGGATACATTAAGGTCGGAAACGCAATGTTTCAACCGAATGCTACCTATTCGTATCACTATGCGTACCGTGTGTCTAAAGCAAGCGGTGCTCCTGTCCCGCTAACTATGAAATTAACGGGTAGTGTTGTTTATCCTGTATTTACAGTGTATAAGAGAATCCAAGCGGATACTTACTATTCATGTTCACAAGGCATACAGCAATCTGCCCTTACTACCTTAGTTGAATTGCCACCTCAAGAATTTAATCAAGGTGCTAACTTCATAGATCATCGAAGTGCAAGTGCAGGCTGGACAGGAAACACAGAATTAACTTACAAGTTTGCGGGAACTTCTTATTCTGACAAGGATTTTCAATTACCTTATCAATTGATAATTGAATATTACGCTGATTATTTTTTCAAGCTATATCCATATCAGATATTAGCTGGATTCTGCATACAAAAAGGTAGCGGCGTAAAACCATGTACTTCAGTTTCTATGAATACAACTTTTGGATATATGACTAAACATAGATAGTTAATATTAGATTCTCCGCGCACACCTGTCGACCTTATATTTTCGACGACACGTTGTAATGACGTGATTATTTATCGAAAATGGAGGTACATAGAAAATATGTCAACATATGTGAACGGATGTGGCGGATCAGGTAGTAGAGAATGGACAATGTTACCAGTAACTGTGAGCAATCCTCTTCCAAATGAATCGCACAGTGCAAGTAGCTGGGACGAATATACAAGCGTTGTAACCGCTGCTATAAAACAGCAATTAGGATATGATTCGTATAACGAGTGGATGCTGCAACAGAAGCTACCTGAAACAAATGATATTTATTTTGGATGCAGTGGAATAGCTACTAAATCAGCAGTAGATGAGTTCCTAGCTAGTCTACAAACCACACTCACGTGTTATCTTCAATATACTTCATATTATAACGGAGGGCCTACTGCTTGGATCATGATGGTCAGGGGTTACCTCGAACAGGAAGGAAGCCAATACAGATACTATTGCACACATTGGCAGTTTGCTCGGAATGGAACTATTTACGCCAGATAAGCCTACTTAACTAACAATTGTACTCATAAGTTGCAGAAAAGGCCTACAAGCCGATCGTATTGATCAGCAAGTGGCCTTTTTCTGCATTTTTGTAATGTGAATGTGTATTGAAAATGTTTTAGAATTACTCTCCGATTGTCTGGTCAGGTTCTAATTCTTTCTGCAAGAACCATGACTTAATCTCAAAAGCTGTGCAGCCTACGCCATGAGGCCTTCTGGAAACAATCAATGATTTCGGAACCCAGATATCTCTTATATATGCCCCGTCGTCTCTGTAGACCGGCATCATGATTGCTCGATCGCTTTCGCGGATGCCGAAATTATCGACAATACATCTTTCAGTCTGCTTAGGGCTTTTGACAAAAGCTCGCATAGTGTTCTCCTTTATTTCAGATGCGCTTGATTACTAGTCTACAAAGCGGCTTCATGCCCTTTTTCTCGTGTACTTCGATTATGTCGGTGCCAATAGTGGCGTTGACTCTCCGCATATCTGCGGATGGAATGATTTTTTCTTTCTTGAGAACCGTGCAGATATCTTTTACAGAATCTGCTTCTGTATCGATGTCTACATGTACTCCGAGCTTGCCGAGTGCTTCTGCAGTCCACATTCCGTCGTCATTCTGGAATGGTCCGATATAACTAAATGCTTCAAATGGTCTTTTCATTGTAGGTTAGGGCTCCTCTCTGTTAGTATTTGCTTTCCTCTGCGGCTTCAGAGATCTTGATCATCTCTGTTATATTCTTACACGCTTCTTGGTAGCCTTCCATGTAAGCTTTGCGTAATTCTGGTTCGGTGTATCTGATTATTTCCACATTCTGCAGAACTTGTTCTACTGTTGAGATGACTAGATCTGCTTCAGGCTGTGTTAATACTCGACCTTCTGCCTTTGGGCTTACTAAGTTCTGCTGCTGTGCGCGTTTAGAAGCTTCGTTGAACGCATGCTGAATAGCCGGATCAGCTAGTAGCTGTGTAAGCTCTTCTTGCAGTGTTATCTGATTTGTTTCCATCTTTCTAAGTTTCACCTCATTGCAAAAGACTTGCCCATCGGTTGTCCGATTTGACCTCGCTCGGATATGAAACGAGATCCCATCTGTACTCTGCGATAGCATTGGCAAGCTCTTCTGGAGTGTAGTCCTCTGTAAGAACTAGTTGTGCGGTTTCACGTAACATCCTTTCAATCAGAAAGAAAAGATCGCTGTAACAGAATGTTTTTCTGAGTTCGTCATTTGAGATCTTGTGAAATCTTGCAAATGTGCTGCTTACAGCTCGTTCAATTATTCGTTCAGCCTTGTTCATGAGTGTACTCCTTTGCAATGCTTAGTTCTTGCAGCAATTATACAAGAACTAGATGCCTACACTCTATTTAACGATTTCTTCATCAGCTGAATCTCTTGCTTCGCAATACATGTTGTAAACTGCTTCAATGATCACTGACTTAACTCCCCAACCGTCTTCTAATACGCCTTCGTCAGTCAGCTGTTGTTTGATCTGTGATCTATTTAAGTAGAACCAAGTTTTGCATTTGGCTTCTTCAAGTTCTGCGGTAACTCGAGAGGTATTGTTATACTTCAGATGCATCGCAGCTACTTTGGCCCAGATTATTGAGAGCCAGGTGTCAAAATAAATAACTCTATCTCTGGATACAGCAAGGCGAGCGTTGACAATAACTGCTAAAACGACAAACACTACAATAATGATCGTAGCACTCTCAATCATTACGTCGGTGTCGCTGAGCATCCTGGGTTGAACATTGCAAGTAAGTATTGATATGTTCATGTCGCTTGACCTCCCCTTAATTTCCCCTTCTAGGTTTCATAGAAAAAGAGCACTGGCGCTTCGGTCAGCACTCGATTCTTCTATAACTAATGTAGCTACGTGAGCTTATTAGTTTATCGGATTACATCTGTGATATCTTCAAACCCGAAGGAATCACAGTAGTAGAACTTGTTGTCTAGCTTGATTATATCGCTGACACTAAGTGAATGACCTCTGAAGTCTGCCGGATGATGTAAATTGAACTTCGTGAAAAGTTTCTCCAATGCCCATTCTACCGAGCTCTCTTCGATTTCTCCTTCGTAAACGAAGCTGTAATCATCAAAGTCGAAACCATTATCCTCTGCATAACTCCATCTCATGAATGCGTAATCAACTTCACGTGTGTGACTGATCTGCCAGATCTCGTATTTGAATGTTTTCTCTGAGTCGTGTGATGAGTGGATGTATCGTTTCATTTGTATCCCCTTTCGATGTATTCATCTATTAGTGTGAAGAGTTCGTCTTCTAGTTCAGCGTACTCTACTTCACCGTTGCGTTTTACAAAGTAATAAAGCTGATCGCCTGAATCTTCCATTCCATAAGACACGCCCCTATAGGTCCCTATGTTTGACGCTGCGTCTATTATCGTGGATTTTGCATGGATCCATCTTTTCATTATGTTTCACCCCTCTGATCGGACAGTTATTCCAGTAACTACTCGACCACGATATCCGCCGATGGATATTGTCTTGCTACCGATAGAAAGCATCGGATACTTGTCGATTGCTGCATCAATGACGTCATCTATTGTGTTATTCAGAAAGTCATTGCTTTCTTCCTCATCGGCTTCGTCGATCATCATATTGTATTCGACGTTCACGAAGTAGTTATTCTTGCCCTTTTGCGAAACTTGCGCATTGAGTTTAACTCTCTGATTCATCTTCTTGTCCGAATACGGATCTACCAGCGTCACTGTAAATGGAGTTTTAGTTTGCTTGATAAGGTCGCGTACATATTTCGCACAGTCCTTGACTTCGCTGTTTGTGCTGTATGTTGCAGTTGCGTATATGACCCTTTTCATGATACTAGCTACCTCGCTTTCTGAACTTCCTTGTTATCAATATTATTGAAGGTTCAGCTGTTCTGTGTTCATTGATTTTCCGTAGTTTGACATTCAATCGGCAAAAGAGCCCCGAACGATTCGGGACTCTCCTGCATCTATCTAGACCCTATTGTATCAGATAGCTTTGAATTTAACCTTCTTGCTGAGGCCTTTCTTCTGGAAGATCTTTTTGTATGATTTGATCTTTGACTTAGGTACTTTGATTACTAGCTTGCTGCTCAGCTTCTTGAAGGCCTGGCTGCCGATATTTGACAGCTTAAGTTTAGTGCTGACTATCTTGAGTACTCGAAGACCTTTGCAGCCCCAGAAGGCTTTATCTCCGATTTCAGCGATGTTTGATCCGATTGTTATTTCTTTTACTGTTGTGTTACCTTTGAAAGCCCCGTCTCCGATGGATGTTACTTTGAAAGTTAATCCGTCTGACTTAACTACCTTAGGAATGTTGATCACCTCTGAGTCTTCATCGTCTACATCTGAGTACTCTAATTCGTAGTTGCCGTCGTCTGCAGCTGTTACGGTGTAGATAGCTGTCGGAGATTCTATTTCGTCTCCTACGTCGTATGTGACAGCGCTGTCGGTGTCTTCGAGATCATCGTTCTCTTCCTCTACCTTGTCCTTGTCGTCTGGCTCAGGAGTCTTTTCAGGTGCTTTAGATGCTTCAGGTGCTTTAGATGCTTCTGGCTCTTTAGATGCTTCAGGCTCTTTAGCATTTTCGTCTTCCTGCTTGTCAGCTACAGGTGCTTCTGACGGTGCAGGAGCAGGTCCTCTAAGAACTTCAGACTCGGGATCCGTCTCAGGCTCTGGCTCAACTTCCGGCGCTGGCTCTGGCTCAGGATCTTTTGCATCAATGTCGATTGTGATATTTGTCAAATCTTCAAATGCGGTTGAACCTCTCTTGGCTTTAGATACGATAGTTACTCCAACTCGTCTATCTGTTTCATCTCCCCCTGCGTAACTATTTGCTACCAAGTAGACGTAAGCTCCTCCTTCGTATGTGATCCTGCCGAATGCATCTTCCTCTGCACGATGATTGCTGACGGTTATGTTCCTACCGGATGTGTATCGGCTATTCGGATAATTTTGATCGTCTACTATGTGAGCAGTGCTGCAATCTACTCCGCTGTCTACGGCTACGATGCTGATCCAAGATGGATCGTCGGTGAATACTGTAAAAGCTTCTACGTGCTTTCCGGTGCTGGTTAAGTCGTTGTGCTCTTTCAAGTGAATCTTGATGACGTTTTCTGCGCTGCCTGCGTAAGATACGTTGTTAGCTGCTTTGCATGAGTAACTTGTTGTGCTGAGTGAATCAATTCCTGATGTGATTGGGTAGCTGTCTGTTATTGCTACTGCTGCTTTTGAATCTACTGCAGGTGCTGATGCTAAAATCATTGCTGCTGCGGCTGCTACCGCTACCGCTTTTTTGAAAAGTTTGTTTTTCATAACGAATACCTCCTTTGGTATATGATAGAATAGGGTCTGTTGTAGTACTTGAATTTACTACTTGATTATCTTACAAGTATATTATATGATATTTCTTAGAATTTGTCAAGACTTTTTTATAATATTTTTAGTAAACTTTCGAATTTTCTAATAGAATAGCCTGATCATGGAAGACGCTGAACAAAAATATTTTTAAGATTTTCTAAAAATTACTAAAAATCTCACAAAATTACAACAAAAATCGGGAATCAGCCACGTGTACTGATCCCCGATCCGTGTTGAATCTCGCTGCAATTAGCTGCGGTTCTTCAACATGTGATATAATATTTTAGTCTGCTTACTTATTATAATATGAAGTTACTACTTGACTACAGCGTAGCTATCGTCGAACCAGATAGCTTTTTTCATTGTTTTATAGGTGACGAATCCGTATCCGTGGTCGCCCCATCCTTCTCCCCAGCTGTTCCTGATCTCGAAGAGTTTCTTCTCGTCATCATATCCGACAATTACTACTGCGTGTCCTGATACGCAATCCTCGATTGCTTCATCTGTCGGATCGTTGAGCACATGATTTTCATCGATGTAATCAAATGCCCACGCCATTGCGATAGCTACCGGATACCCAGCAACCAGTGCCTTCTTAATCTGAAGGAGTGATTTAACTCTATAATACTTGGTAAGCTCTTTGCCTTTAAGTCCGTTAGCATAAGCAGCCTTACTCGGCTTCTTGGTGTATGGTTTTGTATTTGGCCATACTTTTGCGTTACAAGCTCCAAGCTTACGAGTAACTTCAAGAGCACATTCTACATTACTACCATCATCCGGATCCTTCAATGCTCCGTCAGCTTTTCGCTGATTATAATAGGTAAAAACAGTTGACGGTTCCCAAGTGCCGTTTGGGTCATGATAATAGTAAGCATCACATGCTAAAACAGCGTTAGATGTGCAGTTACCATATCGCTGGCAGTATACTTTTCCGAACTTGTCCTTGATACTGAATCTTTCAGGCAGAGATTTCTCTGCTACAGCTTTGCATGACTTATGATCCGAATAGTTCCAGTTAGTCGGATTGACCTCTTTTTTCTTGATGACTCCTCCGGTAAACTGAGTCGGGTCAATAGCTGCATTTTTCTTCAAGAAATCAAACATGCGTACTGATCCTCCTTTAGTTAGGTATTTTGTATACTTATTGAAGGTTCGTATAGATGTAAGGTGTACCGCGTAATTAGGTCAACCATACTAAAATCGTTATATAATTATCAGAAAGGATTGGTGCAAAGCATGCTATCTCACGAAGAAATTATGCAAAAAGTATATTCTGCTGATGATTATAACTATTCTGGAGTTACTAAAGATACTCCGAAAGTCAAAGAGTGTCCGCTTTGTAAGAAGTTGTTTGTAGGAGAAGGACGTAACGGGAGCAGACAGCGCTATTGCAAACGCACTCATTATCTGGATTGCTTAGTCTGCGGAAGACCCATAGCTATGAAAGTGCCGAGTGAGAAATACGGTGCTGTCCGTTACACATGTTCCAAAGAGTGCGAATCTAAATTAAAAATACAGAAAGCACAGGATACATTAGAAGCGAAATACGGAGTACGCAATCCGAGTCAAGTCAAGGAGTTTCACGACAAGGCTGTTGAGAAGATCAAGGCCAAGATTCCTGAGACCAATAAGAAGGCAAGAGCAACTCTAGAATCCAAGTACGGAGGTATCGGTACTGCTTCTCCAGTGCTCCGGCAGAAAATAGAAGCAACTATGATGGAACGGTACGGAGTTACTAATCCGGATGAATCTCCTGAACTACGCAAGAAGATGAGTGAAGTACAAAAGAGCAAAGAAGTACGACAAAAGCACATTGATACGTGTCGTGAAAAATATGGAACGAATTATCCGGCACAGAGCGAAATCGTTCAGATTGCTATGATGGAAACACTTATGGCTAACCATGGCGTCCCTTATTCTGGAATGATACCCGAATCACGAGAGAAAGCAATGCAGACTTGCGAAGAAAGATATGGAGTAAAATGCACTTTGCAACTTCCTGAAAGTCAAGAAAAGGCACGACAAGCTATGCTAGAAAACAGAACAGGTAGGTCATCAAAGGTCAATCAAGAATTCATGGAATTCTTGGAAAGTAATGGAGTTAAAGTGAAGGAAGAAGAATATATTGATGGTAAATGGTTTGATATGCGAGTGCTTGGAACTAATATAGTAGTTGAGATTGATCCGTCCTATACTCATTCAGACCTGCCTAACCACTGGGAGTCTGTAGGAAAAGATCCTAGGTATCACATTGAGAGATCAAGGTTAGCACAGGACAATGGCTATAGATGTATTCATGTATTTGATTGGGATGAAAGAGAAAAAGTTCTTAACTTAGTGTTGCCAAAAGAAAAAATATATGCTAGGAGATGTGAAGTTAAATCTGTGGATCCTAAAGATGTTACTGAATTCATTCAACGTAACCATATTCAAGGAGATGCGAGAGGTGCTAAGTACGCCTACGCACTATTCTATCAAGGTGAGTTACTGAGCGTAATGACTTTTGGCAAACCTCGATATAATAAAAATTATGAATGGGAACTTTTACGACTGTGTACAGACTCTAAGCATCAAGTCGTAGGGGGAGCTTCTAAAATGTTCCAAAAGTTCTTGAAAGAAGTAAATCCTGAATCTATCATCAGTTATTGCGATAGAGCAAAATTCAATGGAGAAGTATATGAAAAGATTGGTATGTCCTTACATCATACATCAAGTCCCGCAAAGGTCTGGTCAAGAGGTGTTGAATACGTAACTGATAATTTATTGCGTCAACGAGGTTTTGATCAACTTTTTCATACAAACTACGGAAAAGGTACTTCTAATGAAGCACTGATGATTAGATCCGGTTGGCGATCCGTTTATGACTGCGGCCAGATGGTTTTTGAATGGAAAAGATAATAGAAAAGGCCTGGCTCTGTTTCGAGTCAGGCCTTTGCTGTGGTAGGAAGAGCTTATTATGACGGAATCTGTGATCCTGTCATGTAAGTTGCTTTTGAGATGACCAGCGTTACGGAGGCCTGAACAATCGAGCCACCTTCCTGGTTCATGTTTCCGTTCTTTAATCCCCTGATCCAGGTACCCGGGCACTTGATGATGTCCCTTGCCTGACGGCCAGAAGCATCATAACGGATGAAGTATACAGTACGCATGTACGATGTAGGCAATCCCATACGTTCCGTATCAGGATCATACACCTGCTTTCTCCAATCTCTCAGAGCTCCGAGCACATTCGGCTCGCAATAGCAGTTAAGTGTCCAGTCAACATCTGCAAATGTTACTTTGCTCGGGAACTTAACAATGCCGTTTCCGTAGTGTACGGTGATTACGTCTTGTTCCTCCTGAATCTCTCCGATTTCTGATGTAGAGAGTGTTAAGAGGTCTGCGTTTTCTGTTGGAGCGCCTCCGTCAAGTCCGTAGATACGGATCTCAAAGTTGTTAGTTGTTAAAGGTACATATGCCGTTATTGTTCATGGGACTTCGCAAGGTTCCCACCGCCCTTTTCAAGAGCCGCTATCAATTTCTTGATAGACCAGAGTACATAATGTCCTGCCGGAGGCTTAGGACCTACATTACTGTCCTCGCGATTTCGAGGCTGCTTACTCGTTGAACCTTCTCCTGTTCGGAGCTTGGCTGCTGATTTCCGATTGTTAGATGGACTTTAGGACCAGGATTACTTTTTCTGGCTTGTATTTCACCTTGGCCTATCCTACTCGATTTTTTCTGCTTTCGCCGCCATCACGTCTGAGCATATTTCATCTCTGCGTTGTGGCTGAGTAGGCTTTACGGTTGTTCCAGCAATTCTATGTAGTTAGTCGACACATATTACTATGTGAAGGGACCGGTATGTTAATCCACGCCGAGCATATGATTGGTACACTTTGTTAATTGTTCAAATACTTTCGCAAGAAGTATTCTGCTCTTAGAGCAACTTCACCTTTCAGTGAAGCTCAGATCATTTCGTCATCCTTAATACCTAAGGAGCTCGGATTTTTCTTCCGCCATTGGCTTGCGGTTCTACATCCCCCTCAAGGGGCTGATCGTTGAACGTGTTCCTTATTCGTGATACGAACTTAGGACTTTCGCTGCTAAACATCCATTGTTGATTGACCCTTAGGACCTTGTAGAACTATGCTTAAATTCTGCAAGGCTTTTGTTTCACCTTAGGCCATCCTCAATTCTTCTTTCTGCTTTCGCGGCATTCACGCTTGACTTTTCAATCTACGTTGTAGCGACTGAGGCTCTTAGGAATTCAAAGCAGTTAACCCGAGTAGCACACACTCATCACTGAATATGCGGGGCACCCTCACCCATGTGTAAAGGTGTAAACATATGATTTCTCCTTTCGGTGTTTGATTTATGTTGATGTTACGAAAATATTTAAGATTACATATTGACTTTTCGACTAAACTATATTATAATGAAAACAACTAATCACATGACAGCACCACATGGCTCTAAAACCGGAAAGGAAGTGTGACCACATGGAAGATGATTTCAAAAAGGAGAAGATTTGTGAATTCTGCGGAAAGCCTTTCATACCTAAAACAGCTTCTCAAAAATACTGTAAGGAACCTCACTATATGAACTGTCCTGTTTGTGGTAAGAGATACTTAGTTACTAATGATGATAACTTGAAGCGGCCTCCGGTTGCGTGTTCGTATGCTTGCAGAGTTAAGCGTACGCAGGAAACTAGTATGAAGAAATATGGAATGAAGGCCCCTGGTAATAATCCAGAAGCAAGAGAGAAAGCAAAAGCGACAATGCAAAAGAAATTCGGAGTTGACTACGCGATGCAATCTCCTGAAATCTATCGGAAAGGAGTTGAAACCTTACAGCGTAAGTATGGAGTAGACAATATAAAGAAACTCAAGAAATCTGAAAGTTTATCAACTACAATTAAGGATAAGTTCACACAGACGATACTGACTGAATTCCCTCTCAAGACTTTGCCGAACCCAGATGGCCCTTTATTTAGAATTGAAGAAGAACACATGCAGGTCTACGTATTGAAAGAAAGGGCGAGTGTTGAGTTTTTGAAGCGATATGGGCAACGTGTTTGTCCTAAATTCGGGAAGATTCATACTTCTGTTGGATTAGTCGATGATGGGATATTATATCAAGTTTTGCGGTTTGAACGGAAGCAAGGTGTTATTTATCTTGCGGACTTCGGCACGAGAGGCAACTATATGAATCCAAATTATTATTCTAAGTTGATGGGCGAGGCTTTGAATACAATTGGAATTGATTCTTTCAAATGTGTAGTCCCGAGGTCATTAGCTAGTCCAGAACTTCTTAAGTCGCTGTCTGTGAAACTTGTGAAAGAGGGCATGTATGACGTATATTGGAGATTGGAAGAGGGGTTGCGGAAAGTCAATTCAAGAGACAACGTGATTGAGATGAAAAAGAGGTATGATTATATCACGACGGATTATTTAGATGAATACGAATACACCAATGAAGTCGAGTAACAGCCCGTCACCCGACTTTCAGTTACTTATAAGAGTTTTGATTGTTCTTCAATACAGCACTTGAGGGGCTGTGTGTGAGGACAGCCCCTCGAAGTACCGTGGAAATATATTGGAGACTCTGATATAAGTAGTAAGCGTTGTGTTTTTCTATGTGCGAAACCGTGAGATTCTGTAATCTCAACCTTCGTAGTAACTGCCTACAGGATCGTCTTGGTAGAAGTAAAGCGTCATGATATCGCCTTCTTTCTTGCCCTTGACTCTCGGATCCGTCAGGAGCCTAACGCGTACCGTGTAATCGAACATTGTGTCTGCCGGATCGTTGATGCTGATTACTTCGTAACGTGTGCCCCACTCCATCTGATCTGCTGTTGCGTCGTTGACGATAATGTCTCCGACTTTCAGGTCTTCTGGCATTACGTATTCATCAGTGTCGAAAGACTTGTATTTCTTGAAGTCTTGAAGACTGAATGGTTTGCCTTCTAAGATCGCATTGTCGAGTTCGTCCTCCGTCATTGCAGCTTCTACTGCAGTACCTTCTGATGCAATTGAAGACTCTACTCGGTTTCCGGCGTTAGTTACTTGAACATCTGTTACAGCAGTTGCTTCTGGATCGAGATCGTAGTCATAATCAACATCGAAGCTGTTCCATTCAGGAGCATACACCATCTTGATGTGACCCTTTACTCGATAGTTACCTGGCCTATCCGGAATGTACCATAGCATCAATTCATCGAAACTTTCGAGCATTGATTCTTCTGAAACACCTTCCTCATCGAGCAGTGATGCATGCATGAGGGCGTCATCGTCTAAGTGTATCACGTTACCCTCAGAGTCTACAGATACTAAATAGTTGAAGTCGAACTCAGAATAGATTGGATCCGGTTCAGGTATTTCTTTGCCCTCGCCAGGCTCGCCATGGTATCTGTCGTATTGACCTATCATGCGCTCGTTATGTCTATCAAGTGCTGCTGACCGATCACTCTGAAAATCGCTATGGGCAGCTTCTATTTCGGTAGAGGTATCAACCTCGTTAGTTAAGAAGGCATTCATGATGCCTGCATCTTCCATATCGAAATATGCATCTTCGTCGTACTGTTCAACAATCGGATCAAGCAACTGCGAAAGATTCATCATGCTGTCAAATGAAAGATCGGTTCTTACTTCTACTTTGATGGAATTGTCGTCGTATTTTTCTACCTCTACAACGGAGTAGTCTCTTGCAGCCTGTTCAGCTTCATCTTCTGACCATCCGGCTTCCGGACTCTTAAAGTATTCTACGATTGCTTCTTCAATCTCACGCTTGAGTGCATCTAAGTCGATACTGTCAACGTCTATTGCAGCTGTAATGCTTTCACCATCTGCTTCAGTTGACAGATTGACGTCAATGTATTCTTTTGCTGCACGCTCGTTCTGGAAACCTGTTTCTATGAGCGAAGCATCTTTGTCAAGGACATTCCAGCAGAACGCATGTCGATCCGGGAGTATCTTGTACCCCTTGTAGTTAACAAGGCTTGTTGCTTCTACATCTCCTTCTGCTTGAGAAGATGTAACAACATAGCTTATTGTATCGTCTGTTTCGCTAACCTTCTCGCAACTCGAAGCAGTTACTTCGTCATATCCCTCGATTGTGTCACCGTTATGAGTTACAGATCCTTCCGGCGGCTGTTCCTCTTTGAGATCGTAGAAATCAAGCTCTTCTGTTGTGAGCATCTTATCGAGTAGCATCCAGGTCTTCCATCCTTCTTCTACTGTATCCAAGACCGTTACATTAGTTGGTATTGTTCCCGGACCCATACCATGACGGCTGTAATACCAGTAAGTTAATCCAGTATCTACAGCGCTTTCAACTTCTGTAGTAGATTCTACATATTCGTCGTCATCCCAATCGTACAATTCAGGAAGTTCTGACTCTGAAAGCGGAATGATACGATCATGTACTGTGTATGCTGGAAAAATTCTCCCGCCTTCTTTTATCAATTCCAGCACGTCTAGGCCTTCGTCTTCTAAAACTCCAGCTACATTAGGCTTCGCTGTAATGTATGAAATGAATTCAACATCATAACCTTTTTGCTCTTCGCAGGGTGACGGGTGAGCGGGTACATCAAATTCATCTTCAAATTCAGCATCTGACATCAGCCTATAATACTTGTTGAAAGGCGCAGGAACTTCGGCTACTCTAGTAGCAGCGGTGATCTTTCTTCGCGTAATCTTCATTGCTGACTTCTCCTTTCTCAGTCATACATCATGCGAGGCTTGATGCTCTTATTGTAATCAACAAGCACATCCAGGATTGGATCCATTACCTCTACTTCGAAATACTCAGCAACAGTCTCATAATCCTCTGCAAAATCAAGATAATTAGGAAGTTGCATCTTATCCTGAACACGACCATTGTGAATGAATTCTACTAATCCGCTACCTCTAACTCGAGCCCAGTAGTAATCGGCGTCGTCATAAGCTGCTAGCTTAACTACATCTCCAATAAAGATACCACGATCGTTATTGGCCTTGCCCTTAAACATATACCGATTGCCAATGCCTTTATAATCTATTTTCCACTTAACATCTTCCCATTCAGATGGGTTAGTATCTGCAGTTGATTCAGAAGCTCTGATAACTCGTTTCATTTAGTCCACCTCCTTTATGACCCATTTCAGATACTGTTCAGTATCTTTATGGCAGATAGGGCACTGTCCTGAAACGTATTCGATCTTCTGATCAGACTCAACTACTGCAGAGATAAACACTCCGTAGCATTTGCCACATTCTGCGATGTAGTGATTTGCAATATTGTTATTCATCGCAATGTCTAGATCATCTTCGTCAATGCTGTCGATAGCATCCTGGAGATCGTCTACGTTATCTGCAACATCATCTATTGCATCTAGAACACCATCTACGTCTGCATCATCCATGTCAAAATCATCCAGGTCGCCCTCAGCGGCACGAACATACTTTTTGCGGTAGTTCTCAAGATTCTTCTGATGTTTAGATGACGTGATTACAACTTTCTTTTTCATGTTCTAACTCTCCTTTGAAAATAGGAATATAATTAGTTATTTCATCGAATAGTATAGAAGGTTCATTAACTGGTTGCTTCCTGTTCTGCATCCAGTGCTGTGCAGTAGTCAGTAATAGATAACTGATCTGCAAACTGCAGTAGATGGACAAGCGGATATTTTTCATTAGCAAGTTGGAATTCATTGACCTCAGCATCACAGACGTTCCATCTACCTTGATGCCATCTGATTGCTAATGCTTCTTCCGCAGATAGATGAAAGAACTTCTGGGCCAGAAACATAGAAGTTGCTCCGTGCCCTAAAGGTATTCCCTTCTGGTTATGCTTATATGCAGCTTGCTTAGTCCATTGCCCAGTCTGCTCATCTTTGACGTTCCGATAATAAACTTCATACAGTCCGATCTTGCACCAATCATGAACTAATGCTGCAAGTGCTGCTGATTTGAGATCTGTATTAGCGAATTCTGGTGTTGCAGTTAGCGATACTGCAATGTTATACACCCGCAAGGAATGTACCAATAGCCCGCTCGGATATGCTTCATGGTACCTAGTCGATGCTGGGCATGTATAGAAATCAGTAGTGCGTAGCCAATCTAGCATTTTACAGTATCCATTAGATCCGTCGTTCCGGATGGCTTCATCGGGTTTATTGAGAAGGTACACTCCAATAAGTAGCTTCTCATAACTTTCAACCAGCTCCTCCATGTTCTTTCCGGCTATGTCTACGTGAGAACCTACTAGGTCTTTAATACCGTCAGTTACTGAATTGTAATCATACATATTGATTCCTCCTATCATGTAGCAAATCTTTCTATATTACTTAACGATTCCAACTTAAAATCAAGCCTCACACAAAACGTGCAGGGCTCGGAACGTAGGAAGAGATATTTGAAAACCGTGTGTTAGTTATTGCGAGATCTGGGACTTGTAAATCTATGCGGATGTGCTGCCTTCCATGCTTTGCGTTGCTTATACTGATCCTTAAGGTCATCATACATGTTGAACGATCTGTGCAGCAGCATGACTGTAACACAAGGGGCAAATACAAGTAAGTCGTACCAATGGCTTGAGTAAAATAGCAAGATACAAAGTGCAATGAATGCAGTAATTCCGACACCAATAGATACTCGGTAGAATCCAAGTGACTCTGTTATAGGCCCTTGAATGACATATATTAGCGTAGTTACTAGCATACTTCGTGCAAAAACAGGATATTCATCTACTGCTCCGTAGATGTAGAGGTTACCTAATCCTATGTATAGCATAAATAGGCCTAATATTAGTAGATTCATTATTAAGCTTTGCTTAGCCATAACTTCACTCTCCTCCCTCGCTAAGGAAACTGTTGTTATGTAGCTTTTCTTTATATACGCGTCTGATTTCTGCAATTGACGCTTCCGCAACACCATTCTTTATGTTGTTATCTTGGCAATACTTTTCGTAGCTATCACATTCAGCAATCATGAAGTCGAATTTTTCTTTATGATAATTTACTCCTTGAATGATACTAGAACTGAAATCTAGAATGCTAACACGTCTTGCCCTGAGTTCGGCTTCTCCTGATTCTCTGATGTGATCATCGAGCTGAGTCTCTAGGGTATCAATTTTATCTATTACCTCTCGGTTCAATTGACGGCCAAGCCATTTGAAAATCGCGCCCCACGGATTAAGTTTAATCGGGGCTATCTGTACCACTGTGCCAACTAATAAGATTGTTAGCAGTATTGGTTCTCTATCTCTTACAATTGCTTCTAATATTTCTTGAAAAGACATAATTATCCACCTTTTTTACCCAATCTACACAAACAGCTGTCACATAGATTAGTTATTTTATTTCTGGACCTGATGATATATAAGGTAGTTCATGTTAAATTAGAAAAGCAACCTTGTTACAGGCTGCTTTTCGAGGAGTATATGAATGACCAAAATTGGCTAGTAAGCTGATTAGTTAGAAAATATCCTGTTCAGGATCGTAGTCAAGTAATTGTTTCCTACTAGGAATTGTTTTTATTTCAATATATGGAATAGTCCATTTATCAATTTTCTTGATGTTTACTGATTTAGGCCCGCCTTCTTTAATCTGCTTGTCGATATCTCGTATATCAAATAGAAATGCTCGTTGATACGACGCAAATAAAACAACTATGTAAGACTTAACTCCTTCTATTTCAGATTTCTTGAGCATTCCGTCGTACTGCACTTCACTGATTGCTACTCCTCGGCCTAGCGGAAAGTTATCCTGGTAAGTAGCTTTGCTCTCTAAATGATAGAAGTTAGGCTTTTTATATAGTATGAAATCGCAGATGTTAGTCGACCCCCAAAAGCCTGTCTGCTGATCAGGTATTCGCATGAAACAGAATCCGTCTTCTGGCCTGTCAAGCCATTCTCTGATCTTCCCTTCTGCTTTCTTACCTAAGTTGCTAATGTCTCCCATGTTAGTTAGATCTCCTCTGGAACACAGACGTTATCAGGTAACCCAGGTAAATAATGCGATAAGCGATACGTCTGTGTAATTTTTCATTTTCTTCTAGATCTGTATCTACAACGTGCACGTGGAAAAGGTTTGCATGATACAGAATATTGTGTGCAACCAATTCTGCAGTCCACGAGCTAGCACTCCTTGCGTAGTAGCCATCTGTTACTTGCTTGAGCTTCCTGCAAAACTGTTTTGCATCTTTACAGTCAATGAGGTGCGAATATTTAATTATTATTGCATCTTCACTGCAATAACACGTAATCCCCTCCAGCTTAATTTTGCTTTTCAAGTTGCATCTATTCCTTTCAAGTAATATCTCATATCATATGAAAGGTTCATCACTACATCCTAGTTATGACATCAACTCCTGCATACAGCACCAGAATTAAAATGCCGGTCAATGTGAGCAAGATAAGGGCATCTACTATTCGATGAGCTGCGTCTAATTTTGAATGCATCTATTCTCACCCTCCTATCATTTGATTGAATTCTTCTTCACTTATTATAGGAATATTAAGCTCTTTTGCTTTTTTATTCTTTCCCGAACTACTTTCTGTATCGTTGTTGATAAGGTAGTTAGTCTTACTTGACACACTATCTACCCACTTGCCCCCGTTCGCTTCAATTACATCCACGAGAGCTTGTCGATTCTTATAGGAAACTAGTTTACCTGTTATGCAGAAGGACTGACCGGAAATTGCACTGTCTTTCGCAGCCGTTGCAGGCTTATCTGTGAATGTCAGGCAGCCGTAGACGTTAATTTCGGGTGTCCAAGTTCCCTCGAAGTCAAATCTTTCCTGGAGCCAAGTCCTGAGATTATTGGCAAGAATTGATCCAAAGCCGTCGATCTTCTCAAATGCGTAGTTAGTCCTGCCCATCGCAGATAACAAGACACCTAAGTTATAACCTTCAGGGTCAACTCCAACTTGGTTTGCAATGCTTTCGTAATTCTCGTTGATATGTTTCTTCAAGATCTTCAACTGACCTTTTCCGATGTCCGGAATACCAAGAGCAGTGAAGAACCGAACAAAGTCAGTTGTTTTTGCTTTCTCAGCTGCTTGGTACATTTTCTTCCAACTCTGTTTGCCAAAACCGGGAAGTAATGATATTGCCGGTTCATTCTCTAACCTGAAGAAATCGGAATACTCTTTTATGAAGCCCTTATCGTACAACTTTTTGATTGTTTCGTAGGACATTCCGTCAATGTTCATACACTCTCTTGAGCAGAAATGCTCAAACTTGCCAAGAAGTTTTTCCGGGCAATCCTGATTGGGGCAGTAGACTGTTTCAACGCCTTCCGGCGATCTCTGAATTGTTGCAGTGCAGCCACAAGTCGGACATTTGCCGATAAGTTCTCTCACAATCCAATCCCATGAATCATAGAAGTTAGGATGATTGCCCTTATCCAGGTTCTTTGTGATCTGTGGAATTATCTGGTTGCTTTTTATGACGTTAACACGATCGCCTACCATGATGTTCATCTCCCGCATGATTGAAAAGTTATGAAGCGATGCTCTTTGGACGATAGTTCCGTCAATCTCAACTGGATCGAAAATCGCCACCGGATTCAACAGACCTGTCCTAGAAGGCGACCATTCGATTTCTCTTAAGACTGTTTCTACTTCTTCATCTGCCCACTTGAAAGCATATCCTGACAGTATATTAGGGTGATGTTCTGTTCCCGTAAGATCTTTTGTTGTTGAGTAACTATTCATTGCGATCACTAATCCGTCAACCGGATATGGATAAACTTTAACATTATCGCTAAACTTATCCATTACTTCCGGCAGGCCGCTGAGGGGTGTCAGTTCTCTATCAACGGTTGAGAAGCCGAGTGCATTCAGATAGTTCAGACGTTCGTTGAAACTATTCTGAAGAACAATGGCTTCCTTCGATGCATTTGCATTAGTCTCATCGTCCATATCGATGTGGACTAAGTTGAATGCTTTCAGGACTAACTGCCTTTCGGCTGCTTCATTACTGTCGAGCATTGTGAGTGTTGCCGCTGCAAGGTTTCTCGGATTTCGATACTTCTCCTCGTCTGGAAGCTTTTCATTGATCCGCTCGAACTCTTTGTAAGACATCAGTGCTTCGCCTCGCACTACTAAGTGACCCCTGTAGGCTATTCTTACTGGGAGTCCTTTGATACACTTTGCGTTGTGCGTTATGACGCTTCCAATATGCCCATCTCCACGAGTGACGAGTTTATCAAGTGTTCCGTTATTGTAATAGGCCTGGATTGTTGCTCCGTCCTCTTTATACATCACAACGAGTCTGCTGTCCGGCGGATCAGACGCCCCTAAACCGTTTCTGAATTTCTGCTCGATTAACTTTTTGTCTTTTGTTTTATCTAGTGAGAGTGCAGGATAAGGATGCTCAAACTTTTCAAGAGTATCTACTACTGGAGCACCAACTGTCTGTGTCGGGCTGTTAGGCAGGACTCTCTTTTCTTTTTCTTCTAAATAGAGAAGTTTGTTGATCAGTTCGTCAAACTCGAAGTCAGTCATGATCGGTCTACCTAGGTTATAATACGCGTCTGACGCTTTATTAAGTTGCTCTACAAGTTCTTCCATTGTTTCCATCATTTTCTACCTCCTTTACTACTCCTGTATTATCTTGAGCAGTCTATTTGCCATTGCGACGATATGTGGATCTTCCGCATACTGTTCGAAAAGTTCGTCGGCTACTTCTCTGACTGACGTCCTAGTTACTGCTAACGTCTTATTCTTTGAGTCGCGTGCTCTCTGGTTGGATTGCCTTGTAGATGCAAGTACCTCTTTAGCCTTCGGGATATCTTTTTCGTTGAAGCAGATGATCTTATTTCTTTTGACTTCAAATGGCACAAGAGGGACTTTACACTTGTAATTCCGGCTTCCGTTTTCTCTGAATATACCATAACCACGAACTCCATCTGACCAAACATGACCTCCGCTTGGAGTTAAGAGCCCTTCCTGAATCTTCATCTCGTCTTTGTAGTAATACATCAGGTAGCACTCTTTAGATTCGCTTTCTTTCATCTTCTCGATACGTTCTTGACGTTTCTTCTCACGTTCTTGTTCCATGTAATCTTCGTACGTTGGGAGGTCTTCTCCTCTAACTGTCGATTCTGGGAAATTGTGTTCCATCATTTTAATCTCTCCTTTCATAACGGAAGAATTTAAGCGGTACAAGTATATTATATGATATTTATATGAATTTGTCAAGACTTTTTTTTTAATCGAACTTACCTCCAAAATGTTCAATGAATGGGCTAGTGGCGTAGCGCAATCCTGATAGGAATACTGTGCAGTCTTTGTCCAATTCGAATTCACGTGCGATAGTATTTCTGAGGCTCAGCGGAAATCCCACAGGATAAATGACTAATATCTTTCCTGCTTCTCCGTCATACCTTACGCTGCACTGCCCAGCTATGCCAGGGACTTCAGTGTCGAATTCCGCTTTAATCGAAGTAATCGAAATTACGTCGGGTTCAATATCAGATTTCGACACCGGCACCTTTTTAATATTAGTGATGCCCTCAGAGTGATCATATTCAAAAGTACCCACATACATCAGGACTTCTTTGGATTCAGTACGAGTTTCTTCGGATTCTGAGCAAGTTTCTTTGGATTTGCTAGTAGCCCAACCTGCTATTTCCTTGACATACGGCAGGTCTCTGAGCACTTTGACGAACTCTCGCCATTCGTCTAACTTGTGACCCTCTCGCTGCTGTATCATTGCGTATACATTTTCATAATCAAACGTGAGGGTGCGTCTTTGATTGTAGGACGAGGGCAGAAGCTGTATCATTTGCCACCAGTCGTGCTTATCCTTAGACTTGAGATAAGTCTCTCGACAATTATTGAGTGTATCAATTAAGTCAAGCATGCGGATTCTCGGAATCGCATCTAGATGCTCAATGCTGAAATCATCTGGAGTGAATTTATTTGCATGGATCTTGTGCATGGTCGAACACGAATTGGAAACTGTGCCTACTTTGTATGTGTCAAACTCCTTCCACCAGTATAGCGGAGCCGTGATATCCATCGACACAAAGATTTGCCTAAGGTACTTTCTGTGAGCGTTGTTACCATCCTTGCTCGCTCTGAATAGCCTTTGCATCAAACCGAGATCAGCTTCGCCTACACAGTAGTTGTGAAATCCGGCAACACATTCTGAGTTCTCTGTGCAATGCAAGCAGAATGACGTGTTGCCGTCTGCAGAGGAGCACCCTACCCCACTATCACTTTTGTCCCATGAATTCATTGGGTTCCGCATTCCTCTTATAGCATGTTCGAACCCCCATACATCAATGTTTTCTACTTTAATCATGTTTCTTTACCTCCGTGGTGATTGATTTGAACTGTCACCTCTCTCATTTTACTTAACGATTTCACGGAGGCTCACCTTTTATATGGGTAGATTGGTATTGTTCTGAATATCTAAAGGAGGTAACACACATGGCTAAAGATGATGTATTTGACGAAACTAAAGAAGACGCGTTCGACGAGGAGATCAAAAGCATCAAAGACGTACCAGAAGAAACTCTTGCGAACCTTTCAAACAATAATGAGGAAGGAGAAAATATCAAATGAGTAATTCAAGCTTAGTTAATTACAAAAAGATTTCCCCAAATAAGACGGTGATGACTAATAAAAAGATTGATACCATCACAATTCACTGCATGGCAGGTCAGTGCTCAGTTGAAACATGCGGAGAGATATTTGCTAATCCGAGCCGCCAGGCTTCTTCTAACTACGGAATAGGACCGGACGGAAGAGTCGGCATGTATGTAGAAGAGAAGGATCGGGCTTGGACATCGTCTAACAGAGCTAACGATAGCAGAGCAGTTACTATTGAAGTTGCTTCGGACAAGAATGCACCTTATGCTGTAAAGCCTGCAGCGTATAAGACGCTAATTAAATTGGTTGCAGATATTTGCAAAAGAAACAAGATCAAGAAGCTCTTGTGGAAGAACGATAAGAGCCTTATTGGTAAAGTAGATAAGCAAAATATGACGCTTCACAGATGGTTTAGCGATACAGCTTGTCCTGGGAAGTATCTTGTTGATAAACACTCTGATATAGTTTCTCAGGTCAACAAGTTATTAGGCGCAGACGATGACGATGATAACAAGAAGAAAGATCCTTACGAGGTAGGCAAGGCTTATACTCTACAGGTTGAATTGAATGTTAGAAAAGGTCCGGGCACTAAATACGGCAAGTTGAAGTATTCTGATCTTTCGTCTGCTGACAAGAAAAAAGACAAAGATAAAGACGGAGCGCTTGATAAGGGATCTAGAGTAAAATGTAAGGCTGTAAAGAAGTCAGGAAAGGATTATTGGATCCAATGTTCTTCCGGATGGCTTGCGGCACAGTATCAAGGAAAAACTTACATCAAGTAATTAAAGCTTTCATTCTATCTCCTTAAACACATATAGCAAAAGAAGGGCAAGCAATAAGCTAGTCCTTCTTTTGCGTATAGTTAAAATTAAAACTTATACTATCTTATATAGCAATGCTGTATTTGCCTTACCTGGATTACTGTTGTTATAATAAGTGGTCAGACGATCGAAGAAACTTCCGTTATAAAGTTCGCCATGACCTCCGTTATAGCTCGCTATCGCGCTGTACCCATAAGGTGAGTAAGATTGAATAGCAGCTGATGTGACAACATGCGAAACGGGCAACCACATCAGATAATCATCGGAAGGAATGGACACGCATAATCCAGTTAATGACACCGACGAGGCCCCTATATAACTTTTTGTTGCATCTTTATTGAACCCCACAACAATATACATCCCGCTTCCATATGATTTAGGTATGTATATGTTATAGTTGTTCGCACTCAATAACCCTTTATACTCGATATGAGATGATAATTTAGAATCAGCTAACTTGTATAGCCTAGCTGTTGCACCGTTACCGGAAGGATACACATGGAATGAGTCAAGCGATTCCGCAACAAATTGAGCATAATAGTCGCTAGAGCCTGCACACCCTTGAATGATAACTGGGTATATCTTTGCTTCCTTCTTCAGTAACATTATCCTCACAGTGAATTGTGGATAGGTCGCATTACCTATGTTAGTATATACATATAAGCCATCGTCTTGCATGTATGCCGATATTTCCTGCCATCGTTGATCGGTAGACGACCAGAGTTGAGTTACAGTTACATTTTCGTCTAGTATGTCCAACGCAGATCCGCCGCCGATTGATTCAACTATTGTACTCATAATATATGTTCCTCCTTACAAAGAAAAAGTATAGTGTTTTCCTACTTAAAAGTATTTAAGGTCGACCTTAAATAGTGTCAAGTAGGAGAAACACTTTATTTATTTTTCAAGTAAAGGAGGAAACAAATATATTATGAGTACAATTATTTCAAACCAAGATAGCTCTTCAGGAGGGGGCGGAATAATAACGCTTGCGCTCCCGATTGCGTCAGCGATAATTAGGCCAGGAGGGGCTAGTTGTACGCTCACAAACTTGCATAAGGGTGACCTACTTATCATACACTTTAATACGTCGATAACACCTTCAGTGACGATCGCCTCATCTGCTTACCAACCATTAGATCTGCATACTTCGATGATTTGGTATGGGCAGACCTGCATATCTCTCTCACCCGATCGGGACGTAGCATACAGATTCATAGAAGATGCTGATTCTGTGCAGTTTGGTTGTAATTACAACACTGATTATACAAGCTATGTGTCAGTAATACGTCCCATTACAGGATCACTTTACTTGACGGGAGAGTTAAGCACTGCTAGTAAGACTGAGGTTCCTCTTAGTTTTGTAGATTGGGCAACTTTCAATAGCTCGTCAAGCCTTACATTGCTTGCAAATCAGACGAGCTCCAGTACTAAGATATACAATCATGATAATCCAGGATCATCATTCAAAGTAAGCACTTACCGTATAGGCATCACAACAGGGTCACAGATATACGGAGCTTATCCTCAATGGCAATGTAGTGATGTGATAACAGACTTGAATTCCAATATGTGGATAGCAGACCGAATGGACGGCGTAACAAATATCAGCACTCCTAATTATTCAGGCGTGCTTTATCGATAACCAAGTTCCTTAAAAGCATTAACATACAAAGAAAAACAGCCACTGTGCATTGCATCAGCTTTCTTCTGTGCAACTAGTGGCTGTTTTATTATTCCGATAGCGCGCCTTTATCAATTCTTGAAAGCACTTCTTCTGCAGTTAAGTCTCCTTCGACTGTGTCATCGGTCTTATGAGTGTTTACTATGCTGCCAGCTACTTCTAGCTTACCTGATTCTCCTCCATAGCTGTACTTATGACACACAGCGTCCCAGGTAGCTGTTCGTATCTGCCCACCTCCCTCTAGCGGGATGAATTTGAACGGTACAGCCCTCTTAATAAGGCCTTCGGCTAACTTTAACAGTTCTTTCTGGTAGATTTCTAGCATTTGTCATCTCCTCCTGTCTTCTCATGGATTTCGTCAGGTGTACCAATTGCTATCTTCATTCTTCTACCTCACTTTCTATAACTTAAGCAGGAAAGCTGGACGGACGCCAATAGCACTCCCCGCGTAGTAGTAGTTCACTAACCCATTGTTGTAGACATTAGCGAAATGCGTCGCCGACATGACGGAGCGAAGCCACCCCCATTCGTTGGATTCTCCTTTTCTTAATGCGATCCTGTGTCTGCGATCCTTTAGCCATTCAATCTGACCGTCACACTCATCAAAATTTTCATCGAGTCCAAACATCTCCCGGATGCTCAGAAGAGTCAGAAGATCTCCGTTCTCGAAGGGTATCAGCTGATCATTTATATCTGTGTTGTCCGCTATATCCTGCAGTCTTTTTCTGAGCTCACTCCCTGCCCATCCTCTCTCAGTCGTGTCTGTAGGGTTCATCTGCATAGCGTCATCGAGGTAGTCGTCAGTCAGAAAGAGCATCACATCGCCTCTTTGCTGAATAGCCGTTGCATAGTGCTCTTCTCCTGAAAAGCTAACTTTTATTCTATCCCCGACCTGCAAACGATCTGTTTTTGTCTCGATCTCTCTTAATACCTCCATTGAGTTCTTCATTCCTCTACCTCGCTTTCTGTGATAGTATTCTTGATCAGGAAAGCTGGGCAGACGCCATGAGCGTAGGACGCACCCCCACGGTCCGCACAGCCGTCACTGTCGACAATCGCGAAACTCGACGCGGATACGACTGAGCGCAGCCATCCCCATTCGTAAGGATCGCCCTTTCTTTCTGTGATTCTGTGTCTGCGATCTTTCAGCCACTCAATCTGCCCTTCGCATTCATTGAAGCTCTTGTCAAGTCCGAACATCTCTTGAATACTTAAGAGAGTCAAAAGGTCCCCGTTTTCAAAGGGCACTAGCTGATCTTTGATGTCGACGGTTTCTGCTACACTCTGCAGTCTTTTCCTGAGTTCACTCTCTGCCCATCCTCCCTCAGTCAAGGGTGTTGGATTCATAGGCATTGCATCGTCGAGGTAATCATCGGTTAGAAAGAGCATTTCATAGCCTCTTTGCTGGATGGCTGTTGCGTAGTGAGATTCATTCCCGAACTGTACTTCGATCCTGTCTCCTATTTTGAAGGTATTTGTATCTGTTTCCATCTCTCTGAATACTTTCATGATTACGCCTCCTACCTGATAAAGTGTTTAATGATCGATACAATTATATTATATGATAAATATATGAATTTGTCAAGACTTTTTTATAATGAAAACAAAATTAGTCTAGTTTCTCAGCTTTGTACTAGCGTCGCTTCCCATTTTAGTAGGAAACCGAGAATTTGATCTAAGTAAGCGAGTTCGTCCCAGACTAGTCTCAACAAGAACAGCCCGTGTGTATAACAGTACCATTCTTTACGCCTGTCATGATTTCTCTTTTTGAGAAAAGTTTTCATATTGACATTTTTGCACGCTCGATAATGCTGCTGCCCGTCCACTTCTATACACATTTTGTGCTGTTCTAGGTAAATGTCGAATCTCAAGTGAGCTCCGCTCTGTCCTACAAGTCCTTCGAATGTCTGTTCTGTAGTGAAAGGAATGTTGTGATCTTTGAGCCAATTTTGGACAATTATAGAGCTGTCGTAGTTATCATCTGGCATGACCTAACTCCTCCTTCAGGTTAATCGCTTTGCCCTTCTTTGAAAGACGCCATTCTTTCGTCGACAAGTAGTATTCACAACCGCATCCGCCTCGGCACTTAAGAGCGCTAACATTCCTATTCTTACACCTCTTACCGCAGTGCGAATTAGAAAACTTTTGATCGGCTTTGTAAATGCAACTATCAATCAACCATTCATCTTTTCTTCGTTCTGTTGTAAACGACGGATTCAGCTGATTCGATAATCTTCGGCTTCCTCCGGAACTTAGTACTTTCTTTTTGTTATCTCTGTGATCCATAGGCGGTTCTTCTCCTTTTAGAATCCTGATTCAAGTAATTTGCTCATTACGTCGTGTGAGGGGTCAAGTGCCCTTCTTGAATTATTTAACGATTTTCATATGCAATCGTTGTGTAATTTGGAAAATATTAAGAAAAGTCTTGACTTTTCACCTATCAGGGCTTATAATAAAATTAAGCCAAGACATAGAGATAAGTACCCAACGATGTAAATCGTTATGAATATTAGCATCACTAGAGAATCGTGGGTATTGTTGTCTTGGCCGAGAACATACTGTTCTACTTCTAGTGATGCTTTTATATTTTAGGAAGGAGTATAGATATGAAGATATTTGTTAGGGGTAATCAAACTAATCCTGCAATCATTGACATAGTAGTAGACGCAGGTTATTCGATTGACCCTCGAACTATAGCTGCAGCTGAACGTATTCCGCATCCTAAACTCCCCTCCAGGCCCGTAATTTCGAGGCATAAGAAGAAGATTAAGCAATGGATGATAGATGATTTCGAAGCATTCATGGAGGACATAGAATGGCTGTGCGAAGTTAACTACGGATTGATTGGGACATATAAAAATGTTAGTCCAGATCATTCACACTACTATAACTACTTAGCAACAGACGCAGATGGAAATGTCATAGCTAATATCAGGATCAGATTGCGCATATCTAATCATAGTCCCAAGCGCAGCGCTTCACAGAAATATAACAAAGATCAGGAGCTGAAATCTGAAAAACTTAAAGAATATTTGACTGATGAGCAGATAGAAAATTTAGAAACTTATACAAGAATTATAACTGTAAACGGAGAGAAATATGGATCTTACGAAGAGGCTTTCGACTATGCTAAGAAAGTAATCAAACGCGCTGTAGAAGTTGCTAGCCGATAGTAACAAGTAGTTTAGAGCATGCAATAGGAGTCATGACACGCAAGGCCAATTAACACACTGATCTAACCTCGAAACTCCACTAGATTCACATTCTACATAAATATCAAGAAGGTTGTACCTCAATTAGAGATACAACCTTTTTCGTTGTGTTATCAACGGGGTTCTAGCTCCCATCGTATTGTCCCGCTGTCATAAACTTGCGCGTAATTATGTTCCATCATTATGATTCGTTCTGACTTATTGCTCATATCTTCTTCAGTTACGTCGTCAAATAGCTGAGGGAGTTTGTGTTTTTGGCAGGCTACACGGCTCTTGTAGTCTTCTGTGTATACGTTGACCCATGCGTAACCGGGATCAGATCTTCGAACTTCGTGAAAACCTAAGGAGCTGTATAAGTTTCCTCGAGTATGCGCTCTATCTGAGAATGATATTATCTTTGTAGGATTATAGTTACTACTAAACCACTTGAATAGTTTTGAAGCCCCTCCTACTACAGAAGTATTTAGCAAACTACAGAATCTGACAAGCTCATAAGATCCTTCAGGATCATCTGCACTACTTCCGATAGTTGTACGAGGTTTGCTAAACGTCATTACTGAAACAAGCTCTTTCGTCTGCTTATCTATTAGACCTAATCTGATAGGAGATGATGCATCACCTTGTCTGTGATTAGTGTTGAGAAACTCACGAGTAGTTTTTGCATCTAGCTCTTTTACTTCTGTATTCCGGGCGTAAATTGTAGTATCACATTTTCCTAAGGCGTTGCGTATCATCGATTTAATGATGTCCTGTTTATAAAGCCAATCATACCCGAAAACATGCATCAGAAATATCCCAGCTTCTTCTGCTTTATCTGTTTTGTTTCTGTGGTACACTGTTGTTTTAGGCTCACCCTCTCCGAAGGACTTGAATGAGGAATTGTGAGTATATGTTGGATTGCATTCAATTGCAAAATTATAGTTCGGCAGATAGAAATCTAATTCTAGTGGGGTGATTGTCCGTTTGTCACATTTTCTGATTTCAGATTCGGGGACTAATGTAGTCAGGAACTCGTACATCTCTCTTTCTATAATAGAAGTTTTGCTACGATTGATTACATCTTTGCAGTTGAAGTTGATCAATATGTCATATACAGATGTTTCATTGAATCCTAGATCGGCAGCTAATTCATCTGCATATGGTTTCACTTTGTAATGAGATGTTACATACGTTTCAGGATCTGCGCGAAAGCTCCAGAAGTCATCAATTTTGCTAGGATCTAGCATACTACGTGCAATGCTTTCCTTAGTACTTGCATAGCTTTCGTATCCGTAACGAGCCAACGATGTTTGCTTCCCCTTCTCCTTACATTGTAAAGTCCTTGCAGGGTGGATATCTCCGTAGCGTTCTTTGTTAGTTGCATATATCTTTTCACGTGTTGCGTCAGATGCCATTCCGCAACCTCCATGACGCTCTTCTAAAGTCTTTGAAATCTTTTCAATTATTTCAGGAGCTTGCGCAGGATTAGCATAGCCATATTTCTCTATATTAGTTTTAACAAGTTGTTCATGAATTTCGGGGCTAGCTAGCGGGCAAGTAGTTCCGTAATGTTCCATTGACGTTTCGGCTACTTTGTCACGCCACTCTTTAGTCTGGGAATAATATTCAACTCCGTACCTTTCTAAGCAAGTCTGCCGGTTCTTCTTCAGCGACTCGGTATTATCGCGCTCTCTCGCTAACTTAGTAATAAGAGCTATTCTACACTCTTCTGAACAAGCGTTCGGTCCTTTGCTTAATTCCCTTATAAGTGTTTGCTTACCGCAAACAGGGCACGGACCGTAATGTGGATTCTTGCAGTAAACTTGTTTTGAACCATTTGGGATAAACTCTTTTCCGCAGAGCTTACACTTCCTCGGCTTGTACTTAGCCCCTGACCCGTTGCCGTACTTCTTATTCTTAGTCGCTATCGATTTCTCCGCAGTAGCTTTACTTATTCCAGATTGTTTTCTATACAGCCCTGCACACTTTCTTGAACATGTTTTAGCTTCATTTTCCGGATTCGTCTGGTGCACTGGAGTTCCGCAAATAACGCAAGGTGTGTAGTAATCACGACATTCTTTGCAATACTTGCTGAAACCTCTTAGGTCAAACTGTTTTCCGCACCGTTTGCAGGTGTAAGTTGCCATGTCATTCACCTCCATCTTCTGCACTATTTAACGATACTGGAGTATACTCCCATCGTATGACTCCGCTATCGTAAACCTGTACGTATTTGTGGTCTATCATGATTTTTCGTTCTGACTTTGTTTCAATATCCTCTTCTGTCACATCGTCAAACATTTTTAGAAGGTTCGCCTTCTGGCAGGATACACGGTTTCGGTATTCGTCAGTGTAATGTTTCACCCATACATATCCGGGATCAGAATGACTTACATCCTTGAACCCTAGTGTCCGGTACAGTCCTCCTTTAGTATGTGCTATGTCAGAAAATGATATCACTTTTGTTGGGGCATATTCTGATAAGAAATGCTTAAATAACTTCGACGCTCCTCCGACTACAGATGTACCCAATTTGTTGCAGAATCGTATCAATTCGTAATCTGTATCTAATGCATCTTGCTCCTTTCCGATACTAGGACGTGTTTTTCCAAAGGTCATGAGGCTCACTAATTCGTTAGTAATCTTATCTTTGAGCCCTAATCTGATAGGTGCGTTAGTCCCTCCTTGGCGGTGATTATCGTCTAGAAACTTCTTAGCCGTCGGCGCGTCTACTTGTATTATCTGTGTATTCCTCGCATAGACCTTATTTGTATTTTTGCCTAAGATATTTGCAATCATTGATTCTATTATGGCTCGTTTGTTTGTCCATTCATATCCAAATATATGAAATAGGAACACGCCTACCTGCATGGCTTGTTCTGATTTCTGTTTATGATAACTGACGGGCAGCGCGGGATCTACTCCAGGGTTCCATGCAGACACTGTAGAATTATGCGTGATAGTTGGATTACATTCAATGCCGAATTTGTATTCTGGCAAGTAGAAATCAATCTCTTTATTTTCAGGAAGAACTCGTCTACAATTGACCCATATCTCTGCATCGGGCACCAGCTTTCGCAATAAGTGCTCGATTTCATACTCCATGCTAGACTGTTTAGTTCTATCTATTACATCTTGACATTTCGCGTTGATGAGTATATCATAAATGGGCGTATCTGTGACTCCCAGATCATCTGCTAGTACATAGATTGGAGGTTTATCTTCGTAATGGCTTTCTACATACCCTCTAGGATCTTGCTTAAATGCGTAGTAATCGTCAATCTTTCTTGGATCTTTGATCCGTCTTGCTAAGTCTTCTTTGGTTTTCCAGAAGTTATCTACTCCATAATTATCACGAAGGGACTGAGATATCTTCTGTCGGATTTCTGGGCTGCTCACTGGAAATTCTACTCCATACCGCTCTTTGTTTGTTTCTGTTATGCGCTTGCGTAATATAGGCGAAGCGAAGCCTGCCCCACCATAGAGCTCTTGATTAGTCTGTCTAACCTTTTCTTTTATCTCTTCAGACTGTGAAGCATACTCTGTTCCATACTTCTCCAGATTAGTCCGCTTAGCCTTCTCCTTGAATTCTGGATATGCTATAGGAGCTGTGACTCCATATCTCTCTTGGATAACATCTTTGTAATGCTGCTTCGCTTTATCAGTCTGCATGTAATATTCTTTGCCATACTTTCTAAGCGATGTTTGCTTTCCCAGTTTCTTCGCGTGCTCCGAATTGACTGCGTCCTTATTCCCGTATCGCTCTAGGCAAGTTTGATTGATCCTTGCCATTCTACATCCTTCTGAGCAAGCCTGAGGGCCTATAGAAATATCTTTGAGTTCTGTCATCTTGCCACAGACCGGACAGGGAACATAATGAACATCTTTGCAGTAGACTTGTCTAGGAGTATCCGGTACAAATTCTTTTCCACACAATGGGCAGATCTTGGGATCAAGTTCTCCTCCCTTTTTCTTCTTAGTTACTTCCGCAGGATCTAGCGTGCCGTAGCGCTCCATTTTAGTTTCTTTCATTTTCTGTGCTCCTGCTTTTGCGGTGCCGGATTGAGCTCTGTATGCTCCTCGACATTTAGCGGAACACGTCTTTTGATTGTAAGGGAAATACTTCTTTGGGAATGCTTTTCCGCAGATTACACACACATTCGGAGTAGCTTTGCATTCAGGACATATAGCAGATTTATGAGATGCCTTGAAGACCTTTCCGCACAGAACACAAGTATATTCTCTAACCCACTTGCGTTCAATGTTATTCTCTTTGCAAATAGCTGCTAACTTACTTTCGGAGATTCCAAAATGTTTGCAAGCGTTTTGCTGTGTAGTGCCGTCTGCAATTAGCTGTTTCAGTTCTTCTACTTGTGTGCTAGTTAGATTGATTGCTTTAGGCATATTATATTCCTCCTTACTTTAACAGAATAGTAGGACTAGTTAACATTGTGTAAGAATTATAATATGTATTTGCAATTTTGTCAACTGTTTTTTCAAAAAAAAGAGCGAAGCTCTTTTATAAGCTTCGCTCTGATTGAATTAACTTGAAGTACGTTGTAGGTTACTTAAGCCCCTTCTGTACCTGCGGGGAGTACTACCAGGTCGCAAGTAATCGATGTAATAATACCTTCTACATAAAGTTCCACGACACCAACTACAGAATTCAAATTGACTGAATCCAATCCGTTGATATCTTTGGACATTGTAATATTATAAGACGTGATAGCACCAACTGCTTTCATAGTATCGCATAAAGGAGATACCCCCGCGTAGAACTTGCTGTATGCTTCCTCGTTGTTATACTGGAAGGTAATCCCGATACCACATCTGTAAACGACATCTTCGACGGCGTCGAGAAGATATCTAGATGACAGGTTTGCAAGCGCCTGATAAGTTGCTACGGGGAGGTCGAAAACCGTACTGTTGCCCCATAAGGTCATGCCCTGATCCGGGATAGGTGTTATGATGTTTAGGCTTACTCCACTTTCTCCCTGCCACTGATCCAACAGCTTCTTCGGCACTTTGTAATCAGGTGCGCCGATTACAAGATTATGTTTTCTTGTTGTCGGCATAGCCCACTCGTACTGAAGTGACTGATTCTTGAGCATTGAGATCTGAAGCATCAGTGCGAGGAATGCCGGCGGAGCCGGATTATTTCTTGCTGTGCCTACGTATTTGTACTGGCACCAAGGTGCAAACAATGCACTGTGTGTCTGGAACAATCCGTCTGAGCTGATCGATGAATCAGGAACGTATCTGCCGATCTTCTGTGCGTAGCCTTCCTGTGTAGGAACTGTTGAGTCGTTCCATACGCCGGATCTAAGAAGTGATTTCGGAATATCAAGCAATGCACATGCGCATCTGGTCTGTGCTGCTACATTCATCATTCTTGCGTGAAGCGGTGAAATGCTTCCGATTCTTGCTACCTGTTCACCTGTTAGGAACTCGAAGTTCTGGTCATCCCATCCGGGAAGGATCATTCTCTTATGATTGTATGCAAGCTTATCTGTAAGTATCTCAAGTACGTAATAAGCTGCATTGTAGTTCCACTCCATGTAGCGGATTGTTGATGCTTTTGATACCGACGGGTTTGATGCTTTTACATTGTTGAGTGTTGCAAGGTAATCAGTCGGATCTGATGCAGAAACAAGTCCGTAACGTGTTGTTGCAAGCGCAATAGCGCTATCCATCATTACGTCCGCGGCGTCATCTGCAAGACGATCGGATCCACCTTCAAGTGTAACTGTTTCGGCGTTGAATACTACATCGTCGTCTGTGTCAATTCCGTCTACAATCAGATCAAAGAATGCTGACTCAATCTCAGAAACATGCGGAATAGTGTCTGTTGAGTTCTCGATGTCGAACACAAACACGAGATTCTCTACTGCGGACTTAGCACCTGTTGAATCAACAACATAAGTGATAAGGTTCCAGTAGTTTCTTCCGTTTACTTTTGAAAAAGCACCGATCAGGTTATTACCAAATGATCCTGGGTACTTTGCTCTAAGTGTAAGCGATCCAGCTGATGATCCGATTGTTGCATCAAATCTTCCTGACGCGTGTGATCCTGCACATACACGGCATACATCAAGATCATATCCTATTGTAAGCAACGTGAGCGCAATCTGGTATGAGTAATCCTTTGCTGATCTGTAGTTAGCAGCGGGTCCTCTATAAGTTGCTGTAAATGCTTCCAGACCTTCCTGAGTAGATGCGAAATGCTGGAATGCAGTAGTCTCTAGCATTGTTGCAAGATCCTGTCCTGCTGCTTTGGGATCCTCAAATGCAGGTCCCCAGCTTGCCGTCATTGGCAGAGCTACTGAGCAAAATGAACTAGTACCGCTAGAGTAAGTATAGTTCTTGGAGATTTCATTGATGGTTATCTTAGCCATGAACCTTCCTCCTTAATACTGTAGTTAATATGTTACGTTTTGTTTAAGACAAACACTCGTCTGATTGCTAATCGTTACGCCTTCTTCGAGTCTTTAGAGTCTTTTTGATTCTCTTTCTGATTATCTTTTGACTCTTCTTTAGCCTCTGTTGACACATCGGGCTTAGGATCTTCTTTCTTAGGAGTGTCCTTCTTAGACTGTTCAGAAGACGGTTCCTTCTGCGGTTTGTTTTCCTTTTGGGTGTTCTGCTGTTCGTCTACCAATATCATGAATTTGTTATTGATATACTTGTCTACTTCTTGAATCTGTCCAGGTTGAAATTCTTTTCCGTGAAAAGTTTTAACGGAGCTGGATACATTTTTGTATAACATTGAATCACCTCTTCCTTTTTATTTAAGGTTCTTCGGGGTTCTTGATCTGGATATTATGATCCAGAACAACCCGTTCCATATGCCTAGGAGTATAGTGTATTAACACTGCCCCTTGGCACTCTAGTTCCATGATTGATTCGTAAAGTCTGCCGTTTTCAAGATACTCTGCAGTGCCTGACTTGCGAGAGATAGAAGTATCAGGATTGATTGCAACACCGAATCTGATCTTACGTTTAGATTCATATGGCACTTCCATTGTTATATAATAGAGAGAACTGTACCGAAATAGAATCTCTCGCATTAGCTCGTCCATGTCAACAGTATTAGTTGTTAACACATGCAAATCATATTTGAGTGAAATGGGCACTGACTTCTCTAGATAGATGTTATTCTCTTCTGGATCAAATACAGCAGGTACTCCTTTCTTCATACGAGTAAAGTTGTATCTGCTAGGATCAAGCGGAGTATCTGCATGTCGATCTAGAAATATAGCGGGAAAAGTAATTCTATCGTCTTGCAGCTGACCCATTACTCCCATGATGCCTTCTTCACCCATCACTCGGACAGTGTTGTTTGCTTCTCCCGAAGGGTCTATACAATCTGATAAGTCTTTGACAATTGCGTCATCATATGCCCATAACATAGAATTATCTCTCCTCTGTTTCTTCTACAGTCATATGCTGATTACCTCTGTAATCTAGTTCGGACTTCAAGAAATGGTTTGAAGTATTGAATGTTTTCTTTACTTCTACTTTTGTACGGCCTACTATCTGTTCTTCTGTTCCGTTTATGGGAACAATCTGGCACACCAAGTGATCAGGACTTTGTGCATCATATGTTATTTCAGTTACTCGGAATATCCTATCAGGTAATTCGGAATACTGCCCTGCGATCCTGAAGATACTGTCACGCTGTACATGCGGTAAGTTGAAACTACAATGTATTAGGGCAGGTAAGTCCTGTGCGTTTTCAACTACCCATCCGAGCCTTTTGAATGTCCTTACTTTAGGATTACCTTCAAAGAATATGCTAGTTTCAATCGGCTCTGAATAAGCGTCTACTACCGATTCGCTTTGAGCGTTAGTATCAGGTAAATTAGGATATTGATAAGTAACTGGTATGCCCTGAAGCTGTAACGCTTCATCATAGCGTGCTCTCATCAGTTTTATATCTGGGCCTATCAGATTATTCAACGACATCAGTTGCCCTCCTCTTGAGATTCTTCGTCAGGTTCTTCTGGGTCTGTGTACGGAGTCAAGCCCTCGTTATGAATCGGATCAAACGGATCTAATGAGTGCAACTCTGCAATATCATCTCGTGGATCTATGTTCTCTTCAAGCAAGTCAGCTATGTTAGCGATATAGGTCAGCCAGTCCCACTTCATATCTGCTTCGTAAGATAGATTCATGATAGTGTTATCAGCTAACTTGTTCTTGAATACTTTCTCAGTGATCTTTGCACCGTATGAAAGTAAATCAGAATTAAACTGTGACTTGATTGCAATGACTTGAGGTCTCCATATAAGAGATCCTGACTCTTTGCTCTTTGTGCTTACTACAATACGTGTAATCTTGTCATATCCGAATTCGTATAGTTCCTGAAGGAATGTGATTACATTCATCGGTAGATTACTCTTAACATCGTAGATAACATAGAAGCCGAATTTTTCAATCTGTTTGAGAATTTCATCTGTTGAGAGGAAAGGAATTGCGTTGCCATCCTCGTCAAACTCTGTAACTAGCTCACCATGCCCCATGATCATTGCTGCAAACAATGTGCCATACGAAGCATGATTTACTTGGAGGACCTCACCTTTGATGTGAGGCCCGTCCATTAGTTTAATCAGATTCAGATAGAGGTTCCTGCTATTATTCGACAGGCATTCCGTTATCTGATCCCAACTGGATATCTGATAGTGCAGTTTCTTGTCCATCTTTTATCTCTTCTCCTTCATCCGGATTATGCTTGCTCTCCTTGATGTACTTCTTGAGTTCAAGCTGAAATGCAACCAAGTTATCAGTTGATGTGTCTGGATACTCTGAGAAATAGCTTGCTACCATGTCGAGCTTTAGCTTGAAATAGAGCATCCTGTGTTCCACTTCTGAAACTTCCGGATGTTTCTCTTTGAATATGAAGTACCTAGTTACTACAGAGCTAAATGCTTTATGAACTGTTGCATCTTGCTTACTGAGATCTGCTTTCTCAATCGTTTTGAAGTTTGTTTGATTATAACGCTTGAGGTCTCTGAAGAAGATGTTAACTAACTCTTTTGAAGATTTCATATTAGAACTCACCTTCCTCACCTCCTGACTCTACTTGAATGTTCCATGTATTAGCATCTGAACCCGTTTCAGGGAACACTTCGGATAGGATCTCGGTGAGGGCTTTCCTATACGGTGCCTCATCAGATACTCCTAAGGATTTGAGCAATTCCGTCATTGTCGAAGCCTGACCAAGCGTGCTATCGCGTCTCTCTGAATTGACGGTACTGAGCTGAGTGATAATCGGATTCATGTGAAGTACGAACTTATCTTGGTATCCGCTAAACCCATGCTCTACAAAATACATGTTCATTGCGTTCTTCCAACCCTCCATGTAGGCTGTTTCGATACGCTGTAATGAGTTTCCATAAAGAGCAGATCTCTGTGACATAACTGCTCCGGCACCTCCGAGTCCCTCTGCAGATGAGAAGTTCATGGCTTCTTTCGGCACACCTAGCACAGACAGCTTCTTGTCCTGATAGTAGTCAAGCAGCTTGTTGTCAGCGTCGGTTGCCTCTGCCATATTCATATCTAATACTGAAATTGCATCTTGTCCGTTGATCTTAGGCAAGTAAATTAAGTTATTTGGACTCTGCGGATTGACGAAGCTCTGTGCATCGCCTGTCGACGTATTGATAGAAAGCTGCTGCTCTATCATATCTTTTATCTGCTGCAGGGTCGCTTGTATTTCTTCCTCCTCAGAATTTCCACATTCTACATTGATGAATCTGACTATTCGAGTGAGGGACGAAAGGACAAGTGCATCTTCGAGCAAGTTAAGTGTCTGTGTGGGCTGTGTTGCAGCAGCCATGAGCGGCTGTCCGAACTGAATGTCGAAATCTATGTCCTCGCCATCTGCGTTACGACCCGGAAGCGTATAATCGCCTAACAGTCCACCTAATGTGAAATGTATAACAGCATTCTCGTCATACCTAACCGCCTCTCCGCTATCTGAATTCTCCTGGATTGCGTAACCTTGCGGCTTACCCTTGTACCATAAGTGGACGACGTCTTCTGGAGGAATCTTTGTAGAGGTAATAATTTCATACAAGTCATTACGGACAGTATTACTATCTAAGGAAACTAGCTCTTTCCCTTGTACGTGTTCACCCTGCTCTCGATACAGCTTAGTAGTCGGAAGGTACAAGTTACCTATCGTCGCAAGTTCCAGAATGTGATCACGTGCATATGTGTTGATCTTCCATTCAGTAAACTTTGTGTTGACTATATCTGCGATTTCTTGATAACCTGACTCAGTTGCAGTTGCCCAGATGATCTGACCAGAAGAATTGAGTGTGGTTGCATCTGTCGCATAATATGATAAAGCTGTTGCTATCTGCGAATCTTGAGCAAGAGCTCTCATTGTATCAATCTGCGTTCTGATTGTATTGACGCTTGAATCACCCTTGAGAGCTGATACCTTGTAGAATGACCCTCCGACTATCTGTCGAAGCATCGAGGTTATCGGACCTGCTTCTCTCTGAGCCCTTTCGGAGCGTCGTAGTATTTTATCTAACCATGTCGCCATATGTAGTTAACCTCCATCAACTATAGAAGGTTGCTCGCCAGGTCTTGATCTATTTCGTAGCGGATGAAAAAATCGTCCTCTTCGTAGATCGGAATGCCATGAACTTTAGCTTTCTGAATAACCTGACCAGAAATACCTTCAGCGGTTCCGCCAGTTACAACTACATCTGGAAGATCATCTCCTACATTGATCGATGTAGTAACTTCCGCAGAGTAGCTTCTGAGAATTGCTTCAATTTCGGGAAGGTCTCCTCTTTTGAACCTTCCAGTTATTGCAATCTTGTTACCTCGGAAGATGGGAGCGCCATCAAACTTCTGTTCCTTCTCCTCGATTTCAACAATGTCGAAAATAGTCGTAAGTGTTGTGATATTATACGGATCCTCTAACCACTTAACTAATCTAGCTACCGCTACTTCTGTGATGTCTAAATCTGTTTCAATCCTTAACGGATTTTCGATATAATATACAACTGTTTCTACCTTGTTGTTGCACTTATTTGCAAACTTTTCAAGAAGCTCAAAAGGTGTAAATGGAATCACAGCGTAAAGTGCTGAAGCCAATGTAACTTGGATCTTTTCATCTTTATACTGAGGCAGTGCTAACACATCTGTTAGGCATTGTATGTCTTTCTGGTCAACTGCTTTCTTATACTCTTCAAAAGACAATTCCGCAAGTTTCAACGCTTTAAGCATCTTCTGTGTATCTGTATACATATGTGATACGCAGTGAGGATCGTCACATCGATATGCAGCGTCGTCTGCTCCTACTCTGCATACCTTTCCGCATACAGGGCATTTTACTTCAGCGCCTACTCCGAGCTTAACTAGTTCTGCATCAGATCCAACTCGAGTTGAAATGATGTCATGATGATGTTCATTGATCTGCTGCAACAGTAGCGTAGCTCCCTTGCCTACCTGATGATGCTTAATAGCTGAATAATTGAATACAATAGATTCGTTAGCTCCGACTACTGTACCTTTCCAGCACCCATCAGGACCAATCTCAATTTCGGGATCTTTAGTTACAGTGATCTGCTTCAACCCGAGAGGGGCATATCTGCATTTCATATCTTCAAAGACAAAGAATCCTGCTATGAAATTCTTGTTAAACGGAGTCTTAGTAGAATGTAATGCTCCCTCGATTGTGTTATCAGTAAGCGTAACTGGGACAAGTACCTGAGGAAGATCGTTGAATCCTGCCATACTCAAGTAATTTCGGATCACTACAGGTCCTTGGAATGCTGCTGCAAGACTGTGAATGTACCCTGCATAGAACGAATATGATTCACCCTTGACGATGTCATCAATGTAGCTTTTGAAGAGCGAATCAGGAAGGACTCCGTCGTCGCTCGGAATTCTATCGGAATACATAACTCCGTAGATCCAAGTGGTTCCTCCGGTTGTCGAAATCTTCACAGGCACACGACCTCTGATAGACTCAAACAGCTTTTTGTAAGTTCCCTCATCTGTGATCGTGTAAGTACCTCGATCATTGTCGAGATCTGATCCGAACCCGATCAGTACTTTCTGCAGCAAGCCGTTTTCGTTATACTGCAGAACTGTCTGCAAACCTACGGGCGTTACTGCTATGCACGCTCCAGGTTTGCAAAAAGTCTTTGCAAACTCCATGATTATTTCCTCCTTATTATTTGATGTTTGCGAGTTACTTATATACTAATCAGCTTTCTTTTCGCTGTTTAGTGCCTTTGGTTCTAGTTCATCTCTGTTATCGTATTGTTCTTTAGTACATTGAAACATTTCGACTAGATGCTGTTCTTCTTCTGTTGATTCTTTATCCATAATGTATCACCTCAACTTCGGAAACTTAACAGGGTAGTTACCCTTTGGCCCGCTATTTATAGTATTAGCTGAAGACATTGGATTAGGTCTCCGGCCTCCTCTTCCTGTGTTAACTGCTGCTGCGATTGAAGCTAGATTCCTTGCAGGCGGGCGGGCAGTTACCTGATCCTTCACAAGTGAGTAAGCAGCTCCAACTGCAGATTCTGCAATATCTCCGTGCCCGCCATCTGACGATTCAGGTATTTCGATCTTGTTGTTAACTCGCTGCACTGAAACGAGTTCATCTTCTTGCACCTGGTTCTTGACTAGCTCGATCCTTTGATCAATTAGAAGATTCTTCATTCCAATAAACGGATCCATTGAACCAGTAACAGAGAATTTAGTTACATCGAACCCCTGTTGTGACAATGTTTCACGAAGAAACGATGACTGATACTGGTCAGTGCTGATTGTCCCTATGTTGAAATGATGCTGCCTGAGGTAAACTATGAAATTGATTACTTTTTGAAATGATTGTCTATCGCCTCTAGGAGCTTCAACGCCGACTGCAAAAACTTGCTTTATGTAAGGGAGTGCTACTTTCTTGCCATCTTCCGTTTCTACTACCTTATTACCCGAAACCACACAGCCACTGATACCTGTTCGGTTCCTAGTTTCTGCTAGGTCTATGTGTATCGCCATCTGTTGCACTTTCAAATCGCTCGGCACTGCTTCTTCATGAAAGTAATCTGATATCTCAACTCCTTCGTCACGAGTACCTATCACAAGCACATCTTCGTAGAACGGATTCTGCCTCTCTTGAGTAACACATGGCGTTACCATCTCCTGCGTGATAAAGCCCATTGCTCCTGCAACAGATATTCCTGCGATGTCCCTGAGGGCTATATCATAGTCTGCAACGAAGTTCTTTCTCAATTCGGCAGGTGCTTCTATGACTTTGTATCCTTGCTCCTCGTATTCCTTTCTGTGTTCCTCGTCATCGTTTTCTTCAGGAATAACGAAGCCTCTTTTGTATCTATCTCCTACAGTAAAATGAAATACTTTATCTGAGAACTTCTCTTTTGGTAGTATCTTCCATTGCGGTTCATCTACTAGGAACAAATGTTCATTATCTGCCCTTTGTTGTGTCTCAATGTGATCGGCTAAGAAGTCATTGTCCTGATTCTTAGATGACGATGCAATCAATTTGCCGTAAACTTCACCGCCAATTCTGAAGGTACCTGAAATACGAGCGTTGATTGTATCGTACATGTTTTTCATACTAGCTTTGGCCTTTGTAATATCCTTAATTCCCGCCTTGGCAAACGACACCTCGTCCATGATCGCCGCAAAAACTTGCATCCCGAGCGCATGTGCTGCATCTGAACAAGGTAGTATGTTTATTTTATCACCGTCTGGTAGGTATATTGGATTAGCCGAACTTCGATTCATCGATCCATGCCTCAAGAACCACGGTGACTCTTTTATAGTAGAGTTAAACTCGAAGAAGGCAACTCCGGTTGCTAGCTCTTTTGTCAAGTTTGCAAACACTAGTGTAAATCTGGCTGTAGGCTTCTGTGAGAAATAGCTATGAGGATCTCTGTAAAGCATCAAGCGATATAACATGTAAGCCATTATGGTGATTGCTGTGCTCGTTTTTCCGATTCTCGTAGCTCCTGACAGTATAACTTCATTGTACCTGTTACCTGCATTGAATAAATCATTCATCATCTGACGCCAATACGGAAACACTGACTTGCCCATGTCTGTCGCATGGCCAAGATAATCAGGGTCATCTAAAAACTGATTGAGACTCACAGGAACTTCTCGGAAATCACTCAACCATGTCTGTTCAAGAGTTTGAGAGTATCCGTGGACACTCATCTCCTCCAGGATACTCTTAAGGAGTTTCTGCTCGGCTATAGAACATGAATTATACACAGCGGTTATGCGATCTACTGCGTCTTCGTATATTGCGCTGTATTCTGCCATCTGTGGTTACTCCTCGTCTTCGCTGTTGTCTTCTATCTGTGCAAGTGCTTCGGCTGCTTTGCTTTTAACTGCTTCTCTTGACTCTGCGTCTACAGATGTTCCATCAAGTGCAGATATAGCTGCAAGCAGCTCCTGTGCGGATGTTCTTACCTTTTCTCGTGATTCTTGATCGAGTATCATAGAAGCGAATGCTTGACTTGGATCTTCTGCTACTGGCACATCGAATGTTGCAAGTTGTTCCATATTCAAGTAGGGCTCTAACAGCTTGTGTGATTCTACCATCATTCGCTGTAATCGTTCCTGTATTGGGATTAAACTGAAATAAAGTTCGGGGTCAGACGGGTCTGAACTATCAAGTTTCGCATCGATTGATTGATAAATGCTATCCTCTATCCGGTCAATGAGGTCAGTGTATCTAACAATGCGCTCTAACTGGTGATAGACGCGTAACAGCGTTACATTTTGCATTGCTTTTCTGACTGCATTTGGGTCGGTCTTATTAAAAGAAATAAGGGTGTCTCGCATTGCCGAAACATCCCTAGTTTGCTCTACTAAAAGATCAGTTCCGACTCCGCCAACGGTTTTGGGTTCGTCCATGTACTGTACCTCTTTCTGTTTATGTTGAATGATCATCTACTTGATCATTGTATATTCTCTTCTGTGTATAAATAAGGTTCAACTTACTACAAAGCATGGCCCGAAGGCATCTGATAAGACGCTTCGGGCTTGCTTTATAGAGGAGTATATGTTAGTAAAAAGTAGCTTGCTTATTTGATTAGCATTCTTAGCTTTGACCGTGTTGCGTACACGATTGACTTGACATCTATAAGGACATCGGTCGAATTCTGATTAGTTACCTTATGAGTTTCCTCTAGCTCTCCTGCGAGTATTCTAGAGAGTTGATTACAATCTGTGTTTGGGTCTTCTTTTAGCACTTCTGTTGCAACTGTGCGTACATATGCTTCTGAAGAGCTACTAAGCACTCCTGTTCTTGTTGATTCGTCGTAGTATATTAGTCTGACCATGAGTAATCATCAATCCTTCATTAGATGTCGTCCTGTAACAAGTGCCGACTGCACTTGCGCTTCGGTTGTAGCTGCTTCAATCATTTGGAGTACCTTATCATCATATCCGAGCTGCCGGGCTACCTTCATACATTCTCTCTTATATGATGGTAGTGGTATTGCATCGTGGTCCATTCGGTGATTGAGCCTAGCGGCCTTAGGATGTTTTATAGGCGTAGACTTCTGTGTCTTTTTAGCTGTAGCTACTGTTGACAGCACCTTCTTCGCTTTAGTTAAAGCTGACTCGGGTAGCTTATCTACAGAGTCAATGCTTATGGTGTAACGATAGTAAAGCTTTCCGTCTTTCTCTAAACTCTTTAATTGAATAGACTGAGCAACTATCGAATATGCTGATGCTTGCACTGCGATTCTTTCTCGCTTTCTTGAATGTGATTACTGATCAAGTTAACTGATGATACTTAAGCTTCTGTTCCTTCTCATCGGTAACGATTGTGATGTCGTAGTACTGAGGCCAAACGACATTGATTGTTCTGCTTACTCGAAATCCGGTGTAGTCTTCTGTTATGTCATTTGCAATCTCGTTGCAATGACTGTCTGAATGTGCAAAGAACACTGACTTATCAGGATACAGAACTCCATATTCACGAAGCTTGTAAGCGCTTACTTTAACGAAGCCTTGATCAAGCATTAGCTCCAATACTTCTTCGTTAGCTGATGAATCATTGCTAAACTGAAGTCTACAGCCGTATCTTCTGCTGGCTAGCTCTTTGGGAAGCACTTCATCCGGATCAATTACGCTGATTCCGTTGTTATCTGTGAATCCTGCTTTCAGCACGTCTTTAGTTATGTAGTTATGTGAAACCATGTAATTTAGAATCTCCTTTTCCATCTTTGTGAAAGCACTTTTAGTAGACGTAGTAGGTAGGAATCTATGTGCGACGTCACGTGCAGCTTCACGATAGTCAGTAGCTGAAGCTCGTTGCCCTTTCAACGATCTGCACACACCGTCAATGAATTCACGCATGTCCAATGTAAGTTCGGACTTGACGAATTTCTTCATATATAAACTCCTTTCGTTAAAAAGCTGTTGGAATTTCGTCTTATTTATTGAAGGTTACTTTATAATGCTGACCTCCACCGACAGGTACATCAACTTTAACGATTAGGCTGCTCTTCTGCACTGATATATGCTTGGTCGACTAGCTCAATCCATTCCATAAAGCTTTGTTGGGGAATGTATGCACCTGCTCCCGGGTCGGCTAATGGTCTGATTTTTCGATAGATGGCTGCGTTATCTTCAGCTACTGCATCATAAATCTGCTCGTTAGTTAGATTGAATGTTTCTTTAACTCGGTTCAAGAATTCACCCGAATGGAATAAGTTCTCTTTCAGAAAATCCTTGCGTTTGAACTGGAAGCCTTGCGTGTATATGTAGCAGTATACAGCTATCTCGATGCACCTAGTTACTGCATACTTAAGTGATATTTTATGTTGTGCAAATTCATTTAAGTAGATATAACCAGTTGCAGTTAGATAGTCCTTAAAGAATACTTCTAAGAAGTATCTAGGCCCGTCTGACCCTTCTACATAGTATTTTGCATGGGACACTGACTGAGGATTGTCGGTCCAAGCGTAAGATGCAACTGCGAGATATGTAAGCTCCTGTTGTAGCTGTGTAAACGCACATGCGACCTGAGTGCATATTGCTATGTCTTCATGCGAAGCAAGATCGTGGATGAAATGTATCCCGAATTTGTCCCAGAGGTTCTTTCTATTGTAGAACTTGCCGTGGCACCAGTTCAGCACACATTTGTACGCTTTTGTGACTTCTCCTTCGGGAGTTACTCCAGTGAAATCTGTGAATATGAAGTATTTCTCGTTGCGTTCGCGGATTGCATTTCGTACTGCTGTAAACGCTTGCGGATAATACATATCGTCGTGGTCTGCGAAAGCCATCCATTCGCCCGTCGCTATTTCAACTCCTTTAGCACGAGTATTTCCAGGAGCGAAGTTGTAATCAGTCTTGACATACTTCATAATAAACTTATCACCGAACTTTTCCTCATATTTATCGAAAAATGGCTCAGGTGAGCAGTCATCTGCAATTATGACCTCTACTTCTTCTCGTTTCATGCCCTGATTAGTCATACTGGTCAGTAATCGGTCTAAATATACACCGTCTTTGTACCTCCCGTCGTTGTAGCATGGAATAATTACGCTTAGAAATGGTTTACTCATTGTTTCTCTTCCTTTCTATCTAAGATTTCAAGCCATTCATCCAGATTTTCGACTCCGTAAGCTTGTGCAGTTCGATTCAAGGTCAGCGCTAACTGTGTGAACCCTTGTGCGATCATTAGTTTGATTACAGGAGTACTGAAATGTGACACTTCTTTGTATCTGTGCCACCAGTATTTCACATAGTCGATGTTTTCCTTGATGTAAGTGTCTGGATGATTGACTTTGAAGTTGTATAATTGGAACCAGCTGCCTAAGAAGACTACAAGTACCTTGTTTGTAAGTTCTATAGGAGTCAGCCGACCTAATTCAGCTTGCTCAACAAATTGCCCTATGTTGGAAGTAAGATAATCTGAGTAAGCCCTCTCCAGAAATGGATTCGACTTAGTATCGTTGTAGTTTTGATTAGAAATTGACTCTGGATTATCTGTCCATTTATAAACAGGTGTAGGGACATACAAGATCTGACTAGGATCAACGTATTTCAGCACGCATTCTACTTGACAACCTAATGCGACGTCTTCATGTGTCTTCAAATCCTTCGGAAAATGCAGATGAAACGGTTTCCATAGCTTTGCGATGTTGTAGAACTTGCCATGAACAAACTTAAGTGCGTTATTATCCGTCTTATAGAACCTTTCTACAATTTCATCTGGGTTATTACTGTTCACTTTGTCGAAATCAGCATGGACGTATACTAGATCGCCTTCGCTATTGTTAATTAGGTCCATGACTGTATGCAATGCTCGCGGATAAAAGGTGTCATCATGGTCTGCGAAGCACAGCCATTTGCCTCTTGCTATCATTGTACCGACCTGCCGAGTGTTTCCGGGCCCAAACTGGTATTCGGTTTTTATCATCTTTATGTTGAAATACTTTTTGAATTTGTTAACTGTCCGCATGTAGGGCTTAGGTGAATGATCATCTGCTAGTATGACTTCAATGTCGTCATACTGCAGATTTGAAGCCACTACACTAGAGAGTAACCTATCCAAATAAGCTCCTGCTTTGTATCTTCCATCGTTGTAGCATGGAATTACTAAGCTGAAGAAGGGTTGAGTGTACGACATTATCAGTTATTCTCCTTGTTAGTTACTTTTGGAATATCAGGATCCAATTCCATGAGTCTTTCTAGCATGTATACAACATACTCGGGAGGTTTAGTTACTCCTTGCTCCCAGTTAGAGATATTGATTGCTGACATCTTGAAAAGCATGCCGAATTTTTGTTGTGATAAGCCTGTTCTAGATCTCAGCTCTTTGATTTTCTGCTTTGCATCCATTTTTGAAATACCTTTCATGAATTATATCGAAAAATTAGTACATTATTGTATAAGGTTCAAGTATTAGTTAGTTTAATCAGTCCAACGATTACAAAGAAAAAGCGCACTCAACAATTGCCGAATGCGCTCCTCTTTTAGGAAGAAAAACAATGTGTAAGTAGGTGTATTCTGTCCTAAAATGTATGGATAGGGTTTATTGAGGTTGCTTAGTTACATTACTCATCAAGATCGTAATCGTCATCATAGTCAGGCTCGACATCCGGATTAACTTTGTCGTAGCCGTTATGTTTGATCCACTGTGTTACTTTCTTTGCGAAATCAAGCGAATCTTGAAGTACTTCGATGTATTCTTGTGTGTCATCCCACGTATCTGTTGAGCTTCGCATTCCGTGAGCCACATATGCACCCTGATAAGTAATTCCTACAGGGGCTCCCTCATACCTAGGAAAATCGCTGTTGAGTCTGACTTGTACTACGTGCTTATCTGCTGGCGATCCGTTTTTCGCTTTTACAGCTAACCCGTAATACGGAGTATCGTTCACGCCGATACCATGCTCCTTTTTGAATATATAATTCTCGTCTTCAAATATAGTAGCGTTGTCGTATGCTGATGCTCTGATTACTCTTTTCATGTGTTCAATCCTCCGATTTTTTTTTGTTAGTTTAACAATTGCTCTTGAGATCGAGCATTACTACTCCTAAGTTAGCAATTGAATCTTTTGCGATCTGATCGTCTTTTGCAATTTCTGCAAGTGACTCAATAGCTGCCGAGATAAGTTCAAGCGATCTTTCGTACTTGCAGCAGCAAGTAGGATCTGCAGCTGCTTCCTCCTGGATCAGCACGATTGCATCTGCATCGTCACATGCTTGAATGTTTTCCTTAGTCTGCTGCGAGCTCGCTTTTATTGACTTCTTCGGATTTGTCTTGCTTATTTTCATTAGTGGTAACCTCCTCAACTTGCGGTAATGTAAGATACATCTTATCGGCTTCAACTTCATCAAGTAATTCAAAGAACGCATTAAATCTTTCTTCGAGTTTTTTATCGTCAAACTCCTTGACTACTTCCTCAATGGGCTTACTCAGCTTCATTAAAAGATTACGAGTGCTATCAAGGTCGTTGAACGCACTAAAGATCTCTACTTCAAAATTAGCGAGATCTTCAACTACTCGATAGGGCCACAGGTAATTCCTAAATGAGCTATAGAATTTTTCGTATGCGTTTCTGAATTCCTGAGATGATAAGGTCATATCCGTCCCAACTCCTCGGTTAGTTTGTTTAATCCTTTGATTATATCAACTGTATCTTCCAGTTGTGTAAGCGATTGCGAAGCTACTTTCAAATCCCTACGAATTGCCTTATCTTGCGATTCTTTGATATAACGCTGATAATAATCTTCGAAAGGTTCATCTGGAAGCTCTGCTATGTATTGTTTAATCTCTTGCAGCATCGAACACCTCTTTGATCTTATCTACTGAATGAATATATTCAGGCGGAATTGACTTGCGTCGTTTGCTTCGCTTTATATATACACGATAGTACCAATCAAGCGATTCGATTGCATGAGAAATCTCGTCAAGAGAAGGTATCCGCAATGTTTCCCCTCCTGCATATCGTGCAAGTAGAAGTAGCCTTTCATGACCTATGATAGAGAATAATTCTGGCAACCATGCAAATTCATCTATGTCATACAGGGGTAACATCAATTCCAATAAACAATGGAAATCAGATGATTCTGTTATGGTGAGGATTTTCTCTTCTTTAGTCATGTGTTGATACCTTCCTCAATGATTATTAAAGGTTCTTCTTGGGTGTTTTTAGAATTTAGGCCTCGATAACTTATGTAGTGTTTCAGCCTTTAGCTTACAATCAAGCTGCGTACGAAAGGCGTAGCTTCCTGTAAGTGCATCTTTTTGATCATGCAAGATCCACTGATCTCCATGTGCGCTATCATGTGATTCTACTATTAAGAATCTATCATCTTCACTCCTGAGTGTATTGTCTTCTTGTTTTTTCCAACGTATCATTTTTGCTGCTCTACTCCACTTTCTAGTTATATTTGATCTTTGTAAAGAAAGAGTAGGAACCCATGCCCTACTCTTTTTAACGATTTTAGTATTCCTCTGATACCGAGTAATCCTCCCAGGGTACTTCCCCAGTTTCTCGATACCTCTGCAACATGGCTTTCAAAGACGCTGAGTCATAAGCTTCAAACTCTATCCGTTTACTATCGTCTTAGAATAAATTAAAAATTATCAAGTTACATTAAGATTTTTAATAGAATTCTATTCGCAAGAAGGTTGCTGTTTGAGTTTCCTCCTGAAAAAGTCAGGATAGCCTTATTCTTGTAGGCACGACGACAGTGCCTCTACTGTATAAGACCGAAAGGTCTACAACATTACATTTTCTTAGGATATTTAGCGCTCCATTTACATCAGCGTTAAGATTAGTTCCATTGTTTCTTCTATACAGACCTCGATAGATTCGCTTCCCAGAAAAGCTGCCTTGATGAGGATTATCAGGGTTCCAAATTGGCATATCATCTAGGTCAAAGAAACTTGCTTTTGAGGTATAAGATTCTTCTTGTTTGGTATAGGTTATCCCAACCGAGTTGCATAAATGTTCGAGCCTGCTTTTGAATTTGCCGTAAGGTAGCATCACAAAGGTTTGATTGTTGACTTTACCTAGATTAGGATTATCCTGAAAGCCGTCATTGTATCCTACAACAAGATTACCAATGTTATGATCGATGCAATATTCAACTATGTACTTTGCAGAACAATAGATGAAATCATTGATGCGGCGTCCTCGTTTTGCGGACAATCGTGCTTGCCTGTTGGTTGCCTCTTTGCTTAACTTCTGTTTATACTTAATACTTGACAGTCTGGCATTTTCTTTGTTATACCATTGGTTGATTGATTTGATTTTCTTACCGTCAATTATAAATGAATCTCCTTCAGAAGTTACGCAAGTTGCAAAATTGTTGACACCTAAATCAATTGCTAATGCTTTAGTTAAATCGAGATTAACTTTTTGATTTTCGACATCGTCAAACAAGAAACAGGCTTCGAAGTACTTGCCATTGCATCTAGGAATGATGTGGATCTGTCGAATATGTTTGTCACGCAAGTAAGGCGGAATTGTTATCTTGACCCTGATGCCTTCGTACTTGGTTGCAAGGTATCGAGACATTGGTAGCTGATAGTAGCCTTGCTCGATATTCTTCTTCTGGTCCCTAGGGCTGTTGAACTCGATTTTGAAAAATCCATCTTTAGGTAAGTAATGTGGAATGTTAGGCCTACTCTCCAACTTGCCTTGCTTATACATTTTAATCAAAGCAAAGAAAGCTTTGAATGCACTGTCAGCTGCTTTCATAGATTGCTGGGCAACATTACCAAGATAATCGTAGACATTGGTACCTTTCATCAAGTGATAATTAGCTTCGTATCGAAGAAATTCGCTTTGTTGAAAGAAATGTTGCCGAATGTTATAAAGCGAAGCATTGTAAACATTCTTGCTTGCATGGCACATATCACGAAGGATTTCATAATCTTTTAGACTAAGATGCTTAAGGTTAGATTTCCAAGTTTTCATATGTTTCACCTCCTTTCTCATTCTTTGTTTAGATATCTAATTATATTTAAGGTTATATATTTCACTAGATTCTTATAGATTCAGTGAAAATTCGTAAGAATCGTTATATTTAATAAATAATTTAACGAAACTTGCGGAAAGAAAATAAAATTTTCGTATGATTGAGAGCTGAAGCGCTCCTCCCTGTATGCACAAGGTAGGTCTTATTAGGATCAAGCACCGTGTCGACAAATTCGTCTAATTTCATCCTGCCGTTTTCGTTTATAACTCCATCATACATCCAATCAGAGCATCCTAGATCTTTAGCTACTTTCCCGTAAACATTAGGATAGTTCCATGCATCTTCGTGCTGCCTATGCATCTCTGCATTGAGGAGTTTAGAAATATCGGTGTATGAAATATCTAGAGCTAACGACAATGCACGTTTTACGCAGTCACTCGTTCTGTTCCCTCGGTTGTTTGCATTGTAATACTTCAATGTTGCAGCTTCGATGTTCATTACAGCTTATTCCTCCTTAGAAGAAAAAAGAAAGGGACATCTGATGTTAGACGTCCCTTACTCTTAATTGTTAATTATGTGTCACTCCGGAATGTCTGTACCGAAAAGCTGTCTGTAAGCTTCCTTAACCTGCTGAACTCCCTCTTCGCCGTACTTTGCTTTCACATCGTCGAGTGTATAAGCGCCGTCGTGAATGCGACGTGCCCAGATCTTAGCCATTGATTTACTCATGTCTTTGTCCTCCTTATCCCTCGATTACAGCATCCTGAAGCTCTTTAACTTCATCCTGAAGAATCTCTACATCAGTCTTAGCACGGAAGTTAACCTGGCAGATAACTCCGCCCTCTGTAGAATACAGCTGTGCACCGTCACCGAGGATAACCTCTGATGCTACTGCGATCTGCTTTCCTTCCTCATCTACGATCTCGAAAGAAGTAGAATTCTCTGCTGTAAAGATATCGCGAACAGCTCCTGCTGCTTCGTAGTTCTCTCTGATGGCAAGAATTGCATCAACTGAACTAGAATCGCTGACATTATCAATACGTGTTCCGTCTGCAAGAATAACAGCTCTCATGTTTTTATTCCTCCAATCTGAATAGTTTTTGGTTGTTAATTTGTTTATATGCAAGTGTCTTTATTAGCTAACACACTTGTTACTTTGACCTTACTAGCAATACTGCGGGAATGTCGGTTGTGGGCACGGTTCCGTGTGCATAAATTGTGTTAGTTGCTCTGAACCCACCGCAATCTGCCGAAATCCATGCTTTTCTCTGTGCATCTGATGCAGTCTCACTAGGTGTGATGTCAAGAATGTCATATGAAGCACTCGGATATTCCAGCTCAAATGAATATACGTTACTTGACCATCCTGATGCTTCTATTAAGTGACTCTGGAACACCATTTCGCCTGCTTGTGCTGAGATGGTGCCGTCATTCGATACTGTGATCGACGTTCCGTCCGGCTTTACAGTACCTGCTTTTGCGGTTGTTGCAAAGGCAACATCTGCAGAAATTGTTCCGTCGTTGGTGACGGTAATGGTGGTTCCGTCCGGCTTTACAGTACCTGCGACCGATGTTGTTGCAGGGGCTACGGCAGCTGAAATGGTTCCGTTACCATCTATTGTAATTGTGGTTCCGTCCGGCTTGACGATACCTGCCGTTGCTGTTGTTGCAGGGGTTACCTCTGCAGCAAGTGCTGCACGAATTCCTTCGAGTTTCGTGAGCATGGTCTGGCCTGTTCCGTCTAGCAGGAGAGGGGATGTTACTTGGGCCATCTGCTTTTCTCCTTCCTGATTATGCTAGTTATTACTCTTCGTCCTCATTGGGCGGAATCGGCTCAGCTGTCCCGTCCTCAAGGAAAACATAATGGTCAGCGATTACTTTGTCGTGAGTTGCATCACGCCAAGTGTTCGGAACATCCTGGATTGCCCAAGTCGATCCGGTTTTTTCATTTGTGATTCTCTGCTCGAGAAGTCTTGAGTATTTCTTAACCATGATTACTTTTCCTCCAATGCTTTTACTCTTCCCTCAAGGTCTTCGACCATATCAGCGAGTTCTACAATACTTGTGCTGTTCTCGTCTGATAGATCTGCAACATCAAGGATACTATCTTGATTCTCAGATATGCCGGCTGTGGAAACTCCGTGAACGCTGTCAATGAAGTCAGAAAGTTTCTTGTCGAGTTCATTGAATTTGTCCCATATGGCACCGATTTCTTGCATTGTGCTCTTATCCATTTGAAGATTTCCTCCTTCCAGTGATCATTGATTTCATCAACATTAAATAAGGTTCATCAATTACTTTGTTTCTTATATAATAATGTAGTTTCATTTTTGACGGAGTTTAAGCGCATTCCGCCAAGCCCTCCCTGCCGATTTAAGAGCAGTGTTTAAGAAGTTTAACTGCATTACTGGTCAATCTAATAATTATCAAACCGGAGGCTCAAACATTACATCGCAAGACTACTTTGCACTGTTTGCCGAAAAGGAGGTTCATGCATCAAATCCCAATAGCACGACAAACGAAGCAAACGCGCTGACTGCTATCACTTACTATCGGACAACAACCAGGATCAAAACTATGAACGGATCCGCCTATGGTTGGTGGGAGCGTTCGCCTGCTTACTATAATGACACTGATGAGTGTCTAGCGAGCAGCTCTGGCACTCCTACTAATTATTATGTGATAGGTAATTATGGTCTATCTCCCTTCGGCTGCCTTTGATTAATCACAAGACTACTTCGCCTTAGCAGCTGCAGCCGAAGTGTTCAAGGGGGATCCGGATTATGGTACAGGTGTTTCAGTAGGTCAAGGAACCGCATGGTCAAACCTGACCGAATTTAACGCACTATCTCGTTTCACGTGGTATGAGACAACGAGCAACAGAGCTAAAAATGTGGAGGGCTCCGCCTCCGCTTGGTGGGAGCGTTCGCCCCGTTGCTACAACGGCGACGGTTTTTGTGCTGTGGGCAACGCCAGCGCCGGCGGTAGCAACGCTAGCAATGCTCGTGGGTTGTCGCCTTTCGGCTGCTTGTGACACAAAACGAAAACCGCCTAAAATTGGCGGTTTGATGCAACTAGGCTGAACTAGATGGCTCTATCTTATTTCGCGGAGGAACAGAACACTCTCCGCGAAGCCCGCTGCCGCACAGTTGTAGGCAGCGGGCTAGTATGATTAAACTTTCTGCGTACATTCAAAGAACTGCCTTTTGATGGCAGTTCTTTTGATTTGCAGATTATAAGCAGCCGAAGAATGTTAATCCGAATTGATTATTAGCCCCACTCCCTCGAGGACCTCCTCCTTGATTAACACAGAGCCACGTCGCTGTAACATCTGCACAGGGTGACCTTTCATACCAAAATATATTAGATCCGTTCTGTCCTTGTGCCTTCCTCCTATTCGCTGATGTCTCATACCAAGTGAATCGCGTCAGTGCGTTGAACTCGGTCAGGTTTGAGTATGCGGTTTGCTGACCGGCTGAGCCGCCTTGACCATAATCAGGATCGCCCTTGAACACTTCGGCTGCAGCTGCTAAGGCGAAGTAGTCTTGTGATGTTGTGGTCGTACTAGCGTTGTACTCCGTTGCGGTGACCGTTTCAAACTGCTTAAACACTGCTCTTAAATCGGCAGGGAGGGCTTGGCGGAATGCAGAGTTGCACCAGGATCTTCTTGCACATCCGTTCCATGAACCACTATTTGTATTAGTAGAATTCATATATCCGCCTTCGTTAAGGCAATCCTTCATTCCGACGACGAAAGAGCAGGTTGTCCTGTTATTTCCTTGCTTATCCTTAACTGCGTTGACTAACTGATACAAGCCCTGATGCATCAATACAAGTGTTATTGTTTGCTCTGCATGAGTCTCACCCACTGACCAGGAGACTCCGTCGTATGTACCAGATGCTGCCATTGCTGCAACAGTCGTCTGATGCTCTTGACCGACTCTCCATCCGCAGTCTTCGTAGAGATCAATAAGTCCCGCATCTGCTGCTTCAACCATCTGTCGGATTTCTGAATCAGTTGCAGCTGCAAACGTCTTTAACGGAACCATCTCAGCTGTAACTTCTATAGTTGCACTGTCTCCTGTGTAATTTGTTGTTGCAGCCAATGTTGCTGTGATCGTTGTAGAACCTGTCCGGAGTCCTGTTATTGTTACAGGAGATGAATAGGTTATAACTGACGGCGAAGCACTCGCAATCATTGGGTCTTCTGCTGCAAACGTCGCTGTTCCGTCACCTACGATAGTTACATTAACTACTGCGGAGGGTGTGTTAGTATCGAGCGAAAGCGATGATTCAGATAATGTGATTGAACCGGTTGCTTTCTGAATTGACCAAGGGAATGTTTTAGGTGCGACTGTTCCGTCGCTCCACATTCCGTTCGGATTGTTAAGTGAAACTGTACAAGTGTAATTACCTGCATCAGTAGCAGAATCACCTGTGACAGTAACATCTTCTCGAGAGATTGATGTGAATATGAGGTACTGCGTCAGCCCGTTGTAGGTGTAGGTCTGTTCGCTGACTACAGGAACCTGAACAAAGATGCGAGATGACGATATAGTCCCGTCGGGTGTGACATTAAGAGTAACTCCATCAGGCTTGACAAGCCCTAACTTATCAGTCGTTGCAGGTGTTACCTTAACTTCGAGTGCATCATTGATGTTCTCAAGTTGCGTAATCATTGCCTGACCGGTTTCATCAAGCAATAAAGGCTCTGTGACTGTTGCCATATTGATATTTCTCCTTCCTTGTATTTGAAGAATTCTCGTTGTGTTTCTTTGTATAAGATCGGAGGGGTAGAACTCTCCTTCAATGTAGTATTAAACAAGGTTGGTCTGTTGAGATTTAAGTGTAGTTTGCAGTGTGGGAGTTTAGAGGGTTCGTAGAATTGTGGACAGGGTTACTCGATTAGAAGACCATGGTGCAATGGAGGATTTCGTCAATCCTTATCGGATAGCTTGCGGTCTGTATTTAAGCAGTTTGAGACAGTGACTGGGGATTACAGCGGCTCGACTTCCGGAGGAGCAAATATTACTTCACAAGACTACTTTGCACTGTTCGCTGAAAAGGAAATCTTCAATTCTCGGACTTATTCCACAACTACCGAAGCAAACGCGTTGTCAGCAATAACATATTACCAAACAACAAGTAACCGAGTTAAAAATTGGAATGGATCCGCCGACTATTGGTGGGAGCGTTCGCCTCGTTACCGCGACAGCAGCGGTTTCTGTCTTGTTAGCGGCTATGGCTCCGCCGCCGATCGCTACGCTAACATTGTTTCTGGGTTAGCGCCTTTCGGCTGCTTATAACAAACTAATCTTCTCAACTTAATCAAAGAAAAAGCTCCGCAAAGTTAAACGACGTTGCGGAGCTTGTTTTGTATGCTATCATCACAAGCAGCCGAAAGGCGACAATCCAACAGTACCGTTAGCAGTGGTAAGGTCGGTACCGCCGTTGTTGCTCACAAAACAGAAATGGTTGCTGGAGCCGTAATAAGGCGAGCGCTCCCGCCAAGGGTAGGCGGAATCTTTTCTGGTTTTGACCCTATTGCTCGTTGTTCCGTACCATGTGAACCTTGTTAGAGCATTGAATTCTGTTAGGTTTGAGTATGCAGTTTTTGGACCTGCCGAACCTCCAGTTCCGTACATCGAGTCGCCCTTAAACACTTCTGCTGCGGCAGGGAGGGCAAAGTAGTCTTGCGATGTTTGATTTGTTGAGCCACTATAAGTTTGAGCCGTCACTGTCTCAAACTGCTTAAATACAGACCGCAAGCTATCCGATAAGGATTGACGAAATCCTCCATTGCACCATGGTCTTCTATTTGATGCATTCCACGAGCCTCCGTTAGTATTTGTCAAGTTCATATAGCCAGCAGCAGACAAGCAATCCTTCACTCCGACGACGAAGGAGCACGTGCTGCGAGGGTTGCCTTGTTTGTCGAGGACGGGGGTTGTTAGTTGGTAGAGGCCTCTGTGCATTAACACGAGTGTTATTGTTTGCTGCGGCTGTGATTCACCAACTGACCAAGTGACTCCGTCGTATGTACCAGATACTGCAATAGCTGAGATCGTTGTTTGATGCTCTTGCCCTACTCTCCATCCGCAATCCTCGTAAAGGTCGATCTGTCCAGCATCAGCGGCTGCAACCATCTGAGCTATTTCGGCATCAGTTGCAGCTGCAAATGTTTTCATCGGAAGCATCTGGGCATCGACTGTTAAAGATGTTGTCGCACCCGTAAAGTTTGTTGTTGCCGGAAGCGTCGCGGTAACCGTTGTTGCGCCTGTCTTTAATCCAGTTATTGTTAAGTTACCGGATGCGCTCATAATAGAAGGCGAAACAGATACCACTGTTGGATCAGCAGCTGCTATCGTTGCGTTTCCGTCTGACACGATAGTTACTACTACAGTTGCTGAGGGTGTCCCTGTCGTCAATTCGATGGAACTTTCTGAAAATGTGATTGATCCAGTTGCTTTGGCTATTGACCACGGATAGACCTTCGGAGCTGATGTCCCGTCTGACCACATCGCACTTGGATTCTTAAGCGTAACTGTGCAAGAATAGCTACCTGCGTTAGTCGCCTTGTTTCCAGTTATAACTACATCAGAGGTACTGATTGAAGTAAAGACTAGCGTCTGCTCAGATCCGTTGTAAGTGTAGGTCTGAGTGCTGATTATGGGAGTCGGAATGTATATCTTTGTTGCCGAAATCGTTCCGTCTGCGGTTACTTCGATAGTATCTCCATCGGGTTTAACTAAGCCAAGACGACCAACCGCTGCGGTTGTAATCGACGATTGAATCTCTTCGCTGATCTCTTCGAGCTTGTCGACAATATCTTGACCCGTTGAATCAATAATCGGTGGTTGTGTAACAGTTGCCATATGATTATTTTCTCCTTCCTTGTAGATAATGAAGAATTTGTTTGTTTCCTTTGTAGAATGGTAAGTTGAACTACAATTCTTTTCAAGTAATAAACAAGGTTAATCATCAGTTTGCAAGTGTAATTTGACGCTGCGCCGGGCTTGATTTTAGTCTGGGCAGATGTGCCAAACCAGGCCTCTACCAACTAACAACCCCCGTCCTCGACAAACAAGGCAACCCCCGCACAACGTGCTCCTTCGTCGTAGGAGTGAAGGATTGCTTGAGTACGAATGGGTATATGCATAGGAGTGGTAGTTATTCTACATCTTGGAAGGGATGTGCTCGTAGACAGTGGTGTAACGGAGGATTCAGGCAATCGGTGCCTGAGTCACTGAGAAATGTATTCAAGAAATGCATCGTATTAACTGCCGAATCTTATAACAGTTCAACTGTACAGCAAACTCAAGACTATTTCTTCTTACCTGCAGCAGCCGAAGTGTGGAAAGGACACAGAACTTACGGCAACGGTAGCTCGGCAGGGACAGGAACCGCATACTCCAACATATATGAGTTCAATCAGCTAACTCGCTTTGAATGGTATGAAATAGAACGAAATCTTTATAAGGCTCAAGGGCATGGCGGAACTTATGTATCAACTTGGTCAGAACGCTCACCTTGGTATAACGACATCCGCTACAATTGCTTTGTGATGGGTACTGAGCCGGGCAGCAGCTTTGGATTTGCTGACTCTGTTCGAGGAATATCCCCTGTAGGATGTTTATGAAATTCTTCAATAGGCTAGCTAGACCTTGCATTAAATCCTAGATGAACTTAAATAAAGTGCTGACTCAATCCTGCAATGCAGATGCATGAATCAGCACTTTATTTCAATTTTACATAACTCCGAATGGCGAGATACCTTGGTTATTCAACATCGTCTCGTTGTACCGCATGTCATTCGGCACATAGAATTCTTGCGAGCGATTATAATAGCAATAGCAAAAATGTGGACCGTTACCATCAGTCATAGTACCAGTCGAACGCTCATACCAACTATTTATGCCACTCCCTCGATATTTAGTTATATTAGATCTAGTTTCATAATAAGCGAATACAGTAAGTACAGCTTGCTCTTTAGCTGGACTCCATAGCTGGCCAGAAGTTTCGGGGTCAGTTCCCCACACCTCTTTTTCGGCAGGTAGTGCAAAATAATCCGAAACTGTGTGAAGGCTCCAGTTGTAAGTGTCGTCCCTCTCCCAAGTACTACAATTGAATTGTTTGAATGCGAGGCGCAATTCATCTGAAATGCTGCTTAAGAATCCGCCATTGCACCAATACCTGCGGCTACATCTAGACCAGTATCCTGTAGTATAGTCACTCCTATGCATATACCCCTCAGCACTCAAGCAATCCTTCACACCCACGACGTTCTCTATCGATCAAAAAGAATCATTCACCTTCTCAAAAACACCTCACTTGCACTCCGCAACAACCGCAACAGGAGAAGCTCGCTACTACTCTAGTTTCACAACTACACAGTGTTCTTGTAGTGTGTGACACTTAGAGCTTCTCCTGTTGACCACTTATGATGTGCGAAGCGGTGTTTCTGAAATGTGTGTACTGCACCGACAGTAGGGCGTCAGCTCATGCGCAACACGGGTGTGATTGTTCGAGTGTGTTGAGTAAAAAACAAACAATGGTCGCTGCAGCTGATGCAGGTCTCATTGACTTGTATGAAGACTGCGGTTGGCGGGTTGGGCAGGAGCATGTGACGACGCTTGCGGCGATTCCGGCTTCGGGGACTTATGAGGGAGTATCATGGTCAGTCGGGGAATCACAGCCTGAACAACAGATCACGTTAGTGTTGATGCATAAGGGACTGTATCATCTTGTCACTCCTGTGTTGGACACCAACGGCAACTCAAGATCTACTTGTTCGTTTGTGGTTGGGGTGAAGGATTGTTTGAGCGAGGCAGGTTATATGAATCCTTCGAATACTAACGCAGGCTCATGGAAGTCATCTAAAAGACGTTATTGGTGCAATGGAGGGTTCCGCCAATCGTTGCCAGTTAGCTTGCAAGCAACGTTCAAGCAGTTCCACTGCGAGACTGTAACTGCATACAATGCTTCAACCACTACGACGTCTCAAGATTACTTTGCACTTCCTGCCGCAGCAGAAGTGTTCAAGGGTGATGAGACGTACGGCCAGGGAGGAAAAGCAGGTCAGCAAACCGCATACTCAAACCTGACAGAGTTCAAAGCGTTAACAAGGTTCACGTGGTACGAGACTACAAGCAATCGAATCAAAAACCAAAATGGCTCCGCCTACTATTGGTGGGAGCGTTCGCCTAATTACGACTCCGGCTACCCTTTCTGTCGTGTTCACAGCAACGGCTACGCCACCGGTTACAACGCTAGCGATGCTTCTGGGTTGGCGCCTTTCGGCTGCATATAACACATAGCTATTTAATAGAAACAACACAATAAGAAAAGCAGGGTGAGCAACCCTGCTGATTCTTTGTTTTCAAGCTTTTATACGTGTTGAGGTAAGGTAGTGAATTACATTACGCCGAAAGGCGAGATACCTCGGATAGGATCATAACCGTTACCCTCGCCCGCACCTCTATTTGAAACTATCGAATACTCTCCTTCCCGTGTTTGATAAGAAGGGCTCCTTAACCACCATGTGTTCGGCCAAGGGGCATTATTTTTATACCAATTATCTGTTAAACTGTACCAGGAGAACTGACGCAGCGCATTAGTTTCATTGTCAGTACTATAACCACTTTGATTAAAAACTTCTTTAGCTGCCGCAAAAGTGAACCATTCTTGTGTAATATAGTTATCTCCGCCAGTTTTACTATTATTGTAGCGGCCTGTGATGCACTTGAATTGCTTAAATGTTGACCTGAGATATGAATTGAATGCACTTCTGAATCCGCTGTTGCACCAACTGTGCCTTTTCGAATATTTCCAAACGCTCCAAGGGTCGGGGTTACCTGTAATTGTCCCTGCATTATACAAACAATCCTTCACCCCAACCACAAACGAACAAGTAGATCTTGAGTTGCCGTTGGTGTCCAACTTTTTGTATTTTTAATGATGAAGAACATTCTACCGAAAGCGATTTGACGATCTTGTACCGCTTCGCGTATCTATTCAGTAAAACAGGAGAAGCTCGATTTCTTTATCCAGAAGTGTTTGAGAGCTTCTCCTGTTGCGGTTGTTTGTATCCTGTCATACCTTATAGTGCAATGTATTGTATAATGTCTGCTATCTGATAGATACCAATGGGTGTTATGGGTTAAGATTTCTTCATCACAAGCAGCCGAAAGGCGACAACACATACCCATCAATATAGTTGCTGGCAAGGTTAGAGCTGGCACGGTCGCCTCGCACACAACAAAAAGAGTTATCGCCGTCGTAACGAGGCAAACGCTCCCACCAAGGGGTGTTTTTGTTCTGATTACTCGTTGTCTCGTACCAAGTAAATCTGGTTAAGGCTTTGAACTCAGGTTGCCCTGTTTGTCGAGCTTTGTTAATGAGACAAACTTTCCTTCTACTACAGGCGATTTGTATTGTTGTTGAATGGTTATGATTACATGACGCCGAATGGCGAAACGAAACATGAGTCATAACTGCATGTTCTTGCCGAAGGATAAGGATTGCCACTCCTAACATAAGAAGTAACATACATAGTTCCATCACGATTCACCGAATTATATGACCCAACTGATCTGTTCCAGTATTCGTCATAGCCGGTCATACCGACTCGACTTTTCATTCGATTAGCTGAAATCTCATAATAGCTAAATTGGGTCAATAGATTAGCTTCAGCTGTAATACTGTATTGATGAGTATTGTGAATTTCTTTTTCAGCAGCTAAGGAAAATCTATCTACTGTTTGATCAGTACTTTCCCATCCATAAGTGAGGTCAGTGATGTATCCTGTGGTAGTGTAGAATTGTTTAAAAGCAGGTAGCAAGGCTGACGGGATACCTGAAACAAATCCACTATTCAGCCAAGTCCTCAATGAAGTCGATCGCCAAGAGGGCTTAGGTGAGCTAGAGTCAACATTTGCGTTCTGCGATAGCGTTCCTTTAAGTCCTACTACAAACGAGCAAGTGTTCCTAGAACTTCCGTCCTTATTCTTAACAGCTTTCTGTAACTGATAGAGCCCCCTATGAAGGAGCACGAAGGTAATTGACTGTTCAGGCTGCGGTCTACCTGTCCACGATACGCCGTCATACGTCCCAGACCCCGCAATAGCACTCAATGTTGTAGTGTGTTCCTGCCCAACCCGCCAACCGCAGTCTTCATACAAGTCAATGAGACCTGCATCAGCTGCAGCGACCATCTCAGCAATCTCAGCATCCGTAGCTGCTGCAAACGTCTTCATCGGAATGTAACTCGCTGAAACTTCGCAAGTTGTTGAGTCTCCTGTATAGTTATTACCGGCTGCAAGTACAGCTGATATAGTTGTATCGCCGTTTGTTCCGGTACCGCTTATAGTTATTGTACCTGACATAGTCAACGAGTCAGGGGTTACAGTTGCAATCGAGGTATCATTTGACCCAAAAACAGCTACGCCATCGCCGATAATTGTTACGTCTACAGTTACAGATGTCTGTGAACCTGTAAGTGAAACGGAACTAGGTGACAATACTATTGAACCTGCTGCCTTATTGATTGTATAGTTATAGGTTTTCGGAGCTGCTGTTCTATCACTCCATACCGCATTCGGGTTCTTAAGCGTACATGTGCAAGTATATGTCCCTGCATTAGTTGCTACATTATCAGTTACAAGCACCTCGTCCGGATTGATATTGATGAATGTGAGTGTTTTCTGTGATCCATCATAGGTGAAAGTATCCTGATCAACTCTCGGGATTTCAATTACAGATTTGACAACTGTAAGGACTCCGTTATTGTCAGTTCTGACTGTTATCCCGTCTGGCTTTACTTTTCCGATATGTTCAAGCGTTGCAATCGGAGCAGAAAGCTGGGCTGTTTCAAGAATATCATCGAGTGCTCCTACAATTCCCTGACCTGTATCATCTAAGATCGGTGGCTTAGTTACTGTTGCCATAGTCTAGTCCCCCTTCTTACTCAGCGTTTGAACCATCATCGTATGTGATGCATAACTGCCCGTTAACTACTGTCAAAGGAGCGTCGGGTGCCGCCTTAGCGTAGTCATAAACAGCTTTTAGTGCAGCCTGACTCGCACCGATACCAGACGCGGCATTACCAACGACTACGTCATATGTATCGCTAAGTTTAGTATGGCCGTAATGAGTTGAATCGCCTACACCGAATGCGGTAGTTCCGTAAGCATGATCGACTGGGATCCTGGTCAAGATGTTTCCTGAAACGTCAAGCATCGCTATCTGATCATTGTTAGCTATTGAGGTAGCCTCAGGAAGCTGCGAATATTTAACTCCCATAGTTAAATCTCCTTTCTGGGTCTATTATTGTAAAAAGTATCAGTCGTTATTCTGTTGTGATACTGGATCTTCAGTGATAAGTGCCCTAGCTGCAATTGCTTCAACAGCTTGTAGCCTTGTTTCCATGCCTTCAATCGTGCTGATGACTGTGCTTAACTGTGAAAGAGCATAGTCTGCATCTTGCTGGGCTCCGGTAGCCTTGTCTACAGCATCGTCAACTCCTGCTGCAATTTCGTCAAGAGCTCCTTGGGCATTTGTTGCTGTCGTGCCAGAAGTTGTATTATCATACGTAATAGCAGTTGCAGGTAACGATGTAACCTCTGCGTGGCACGAAATTGTACCATCATTAGAAATAGTAATTGTTGTACCGTCAGGCTTTACAAGTCCGGCATTTGAAGTAGTTGCAATATCACTTGATAATGATCTATAAGTGCTTGCTCCTGCATCCCAAATACTAGCTTTTGCAGAGCCTCCTTGATCTATAACAACATATAGCATGTTGGCTTGCTGCCCTGTTGACGGAAGAGCATTTACAAGCTTGACTCCTGAAACTGGATGTCGTACATTGCCCATGTCATAATATGAAGCATCGATATCTTCGAGATATATTAACTGCCCATTTATGACAGGCAAGCTTGGAAGCCTACTCGATGTTGTTGCGTAGAATTTTACATCCATGCTATCTTTCCTCTCTGTATATAGTGGACAAATGTGTTTCACACATATAAAAGGTGAATCCTTTGTAGAGTTTTGCCCTTTGTATTCTGCGAAACAAATGAAGGAGTGGAGGAGCCCTAAAGATTCCTCACACTCCTTATTAGTACTATTTCAAGCGAAACAGATTAGAATGTCTGCCATGTGAGCTTCTCGTCTACATAAGCTGTAGTAGCGTAAGCTGACAGGTCAACTACAGGACCGAGTTCCTCATAAGTTGCCGGATCCTCTGCGCCTGTACCTGCGGTGATGCAGACATACTCTGATGTACCAACCTGGTAAACGTCACCAACATCTGCTGCCTTCGGAAGATCTGCAACTGATGCTACAGAACCCTTATACTTGAAGACTGATGTGATATCAGACTTCTTAGCAAGGTCGCTCCATCCATCGATAACAGCTGTTGAAGAAGAGCTGTCTGATCCTGTAAGTGTTACAACACCCTCTGAAGTAGAGCTGATCGAGTAAGTTGTGTTGACGTCGCTCGGAAGCGTGAAGGTAACCTTCGTATCAACTACATCATGATCGGTAGCGTCTACTGCAGTGCTCATTCCAACGCCAGTTACAACTGTGAAGCTGTCACCAGGAGTAAGTGTTACTGCTGAGCCTGTTGTATCTGATACAGTTACAGGAGTCTCGGTCGGAAGAGTTACGGTATGTGTATTGTTTGCTACAACATGACCGAACTTATCTGTACCAACACCCTGGATGTTGAATGACTCACCGAAATCAGGAGTCTGATTTGTCAGGCTATCTGCAGCTGCTGCAGCTCCCGACGGAACTGAGTGCTTAATTGTGCCTGTCGAAGTAATTGCAGAACCGCTTGCGGTCTCCAATCCTTCGCCTGCTGCAACAGATGTTACAGTACCGGCTGTATCGTTGATGTTAGCAACACGAATCCAGTTGTACGTGCTGCCCTCTTTACCTGACATCAAGTACAGAGCGCCATCAAAGGCATAAAGTCTGTCCTGATCACCAGGAGTGGCAGAAGTCGGCTCTGCTGAAAGAACCTTTGTGCCCTTTGTAAACTCGTCTGAGCCTACGAAAATCTGATGAGTATCGGTGGTAAAATACACCTGATACTGGTCTTTTACGGCTACGCTATCATATCCTGACTTTGTACCCTGACCAAGTTTAATTAGATTAGCCATTAGTATTCCTCCTTGTACAAGTTTTTCATGGCATAGTTAAATAGTTGCTATATTGTAAAAAGAACTTTGTAAGTTCTGTTTACTCAAAAGTTTCCCATGTTACTGCTTCTGTTACTTCATCCAACTGATCTTCTAAATCAGACACATCTACATATAGTCCTTCTTCGTCTACCTTCAACCGATTATTGGGTCGGGTTGATATTTTAGCATATGCCCTTACTACCCTATCGTCTGACGGAATTGAAACGTCTATAGTATCTGTCTGTCCGCCTTGGTAAACATCTATGAGGCCTGTTGCATCACCTGCTACTTCGTGTTCAGTAGTTCCATCCGATACTACAACTACGATTGCAGGGCCTACATGCCCATCCGGGAATGTGTAGTTTTGTTCAAATCGGATAGACCTGATGTAATTATCGTGAGGGATGTTTACAACGAGGTCTTCCATTCCATAACGTGGAATTGTGAGCTGAAGATCTTCTGCAGTATATACCGGATCGTGTGCAACTCCGTTGAGCATTACTTTTTCTATCGGAGCATCATGCCTTCCTAAGACAAGTGCACCTTCTTCGTTACTCCACTCGATGCTTATTATATCATCTGCGGTAGCCTGCTCGATCTCTTCTCGTGTCATGTATCTGTATCCGAAGGAAGCAGGCTCCCAGGTAGATGTTTCAGCGTTCCAGGAGAAGTAATCTATTGTGCCTTCTCCGTCTATATCGTTGACCCTGACAACTTTACCATTAGGTGTCCATCTGCTGCCGAGCATATCCCTTGCAGCAAGATCTTTAACTGTAATAAGAGCTGCATCTATTTGACGCTTGTCTTCCGGAGTAAACGGAATCTGTATAGGGCCCGGCGGATGTGGCGGATGTGGCGGTGGTATAGGCGGTCCTGGAAATGGATCGGGATCATCTATAATCGTCATGGCCATCAAATCTTCATTGAAAACAGGCATTGTTGTATCTGAGGGAATTGAAGAAAAATACCACCCTTTTGTTTTCTTGCCGTTATATGTATAGTAGCCATTATGAATAATCCATCTTAAGTTAGGCAACCTATGCAACATGACAACTGTTCCGTCATATATGCGTTGCTGTGTGCCAGGTATGATAATGTATTTTTCACTTGCCATTATCGCATTCTCCTCATCTACTTGACTACAAGGTATATATCATCGAGGTCTGGAAGCTGCAAGGGCTTTGTTACTAGCCCGCCGTCTTTTGTGAGGTACCAACCGCATACCGGCCTGTTACCTCCAAATTCATACCAACCATAATGAACAACCCAATCGTCGTTGCTAAACCTTCCGAGACGGACAATGTCATGGGGTTTGATAACTTGGTGTGAATTTGGTATATTCAAAAAAGCTTTTATTTCCATATTCTTTCCCTCTCCTGAAATATTAAAGGTTCATCAGTTGTGTAAATTAAAAAGAAGCAGAGGCGGTCAGCCTCCACTTCTATGGTTATTACTATGTTATTATATAATGTTCTTGGTCTAGATTAGTTCAAAAGTCTTGCCCTTAAATCTAAACGAGCGATTACTCCTGAGCCCAGCTTGCAGAGTGCGGTAATCACTGTAAGTCATTTTGTAATGCTTACTGCACTGCCGAATAGACCTGAACTCCTTGCGATCTGTGACACACTTTACGGGTTTCCAGCTAGAAACATCTATTCCAAATGCTCGATTGCAAACAGTGTGAGCATCATGAAACTGCCCTTTACCGTCTTTGGAAAGCCATACTATCTGCTGTCCTGTCTTAGTAGTTGTAGGAGTTTTGAGCCTATTTTTGAACTTGTCCGAACGGATTCGCCCTTTATTAGATGCGCTGTACAGCCCTTCATAGCCTGGAACAGGTCTCCACTCTTCTCCTGGTAAGTCGCTAGAGTACACCCTTTTGTCTGCATCCGGAACATCTACATATTCAAACTTATGACCTTGACATTCTGCACCTCTCCGTAGACAACTTCGCAACTTACTTTCAGGTACTCCAATTGCTTCAGCAGCTTTGCGGACTGACGTATACTCTTCACCTGTTTCGATATCTTTTACCGGCCTAAACTTGTATCCCATAATAGTACCTCCTTATGCATTATTAACGATTTACTAAACAAGGAAACAGCCCTTACCTCGATGGGCAAGGGCTGATTTAGCAAGGACTAAAAACTATGGCTTCATTTAGTCATTTGAAAACATTTTTAATTCACTCTTCTCCGTAATTGTCGAACCACTCGATTGCTTCTTCTCGAGTTTCAAACTCTTCATCGAAGTAACCATCTTCAGGTCTGTAAAGATCTGAATCTCCGAAGACAGTGACATAGATATCATCTGCTTTATCGTAGTACAGACAATAATCTGTTAGGAACCCGTCGATATCTTCTACTTGTTTCTTAGCTATTCGCTCGAAACGAGATTCTTCTGAATCTAAGACTGTTGCGCTTTCAATGTCCTCATCTTCTGAGTGCTTAAGATCAGTCAGCTTAGATTCAAACTCATGTAGCATATCAACTGCAGATTTATCATGCACAAATCGCTTCATTTAGTAACTCCTCCTTGATTACTCTGCTGCTGGAGCTTCTGTAGAGATGCTCTCAGCCATCTCCTCGATAGATGCATTGATCATCTCACTAAGGCTATTCACAAGCTCATTTGCTTTTCCGTAATCACCATCTGCTGCGATCTTTTCAATACCGCTGATGACGAAATCAAAATCGTCGTTGAGATTATCAATAGCGTCGCCAAGCTGCTCTTCTACAGTAGGCTGTTCTGCTGCTTTTAAGTATCTTTTCATTTTATCTGTTCCTCCTTGTTACTCTTTAGTTTCAATCGAATTGCCTGTCATTGAATCTTAAGGCAGCATAAGTGTTACAAACTCGCCGCCGTCAGTTGCAAGATTATCTTTCCTGGTCTTGCTACTTTCCCAGCTTTTTAACACTTCGGCTCCCTTATCTGCATAGTATCCAGGGAAGATTACACCCTTAACGAATTGATCTGTAACTGCTTCTGGGAGAATGTAAACACTGCCTCTCCAATTATCATTCTTGCGAAGCTTGATGGCTACATTACCACCGAGCATATCTTCCAGCTCATCGTTTAGGATTTCCTTCTCAAAGTCAGGTCTTGCTGCTTTTCTGTCTGCAAGTTTCGCAGACGCTTCTTTATCCAAGAAGTCTTCGTAATCGAGCACTGCTTTATCGAGCACTGTGTTCCAATCGATGTCGTTAAGTAGCTTGATCACTCTGACTGACTCCTCAAGATCAGCTATCTGAGCAGGTGTGCAAGCTTTGAGACCTGACCACGAACTTGAATCCTTTAGTAAGTTACCGTCAGCGTCTAACTCTACCTCCCAGCTCCAAGCAAGGGCTGTGTTATCATCGAACTTCGTAGATTCATTAGCTCTAACTAAAACTTTCCATCCCATCTGGAAGCCTTTTCCACCTTTTACATAGGTCTCGTCTGCTCGGATCTCGAGTGGAAGGGAAGTAGCACCAATCAACTCGCTTACTTCCTTCTCTATTGCACTACGCTGAGCTCTCGAAGCTTGCCTATAGTTCTCTTTACCTTCCTCAACAATCGCATTGTATTTTGCAGTTTCGGCATCGTACTCAGCGCGTCTGCGCTCGATGTCGTCCCGTCTGCTAGCTGTGATTTTCATATCATTATACCTCCCTCAAGTAGTTACTGCTAGTGTCACTCCACCAATCTTCAAATGTATCATAATTCTCCAGAACTGGATCATTGATATTATTTTTGTTCCAATACTCTTTGATTTCTCCTAGAGAAAGTATAGGTGAACCATCTTTGCTCACTTCTTCGAAGCCGCCTCCTCCTACATCCTCATAATCAAGGTCGTAGTCGTAATCATCAATTTCGACTGCACGCTCTTCCTGACGTGCGCGCCAGTCATCGTCATCGGTACTAGCTTCTACAGGACCTACAAGTTCGTAATCATACTTGTTTGCGAACTCTGATGCGTCTTTTGCATTTGCAAAATGTTCTGTAAAAGTGTTTCCGCCTAGATCCTTAAGTGCAAACCAGCTACCACCTTCAGTATCAGATAGCAGTGTATCTTCATCGAAACCAAGGTAGTTAATCATTATATCTTTTGCTTCATCAAGTGTTATACCGAAGTGGTTTGCAATAGCCTGCATCTCATCCATTGTTTCAAGTGACCATTTTCCGGAAACAGGATCAGAAGTATTGTATTTGTCGATGACTTCAAAAAGCTCTTGTTTTTCGGCATCGTCAAGCTCAATAGAGCCATTTACACAAGATCCGGAAATGTCGCAGCCTTCTACCTCTTCAGTATCGGCAAACTCGGTAGAGCAGTTTGCACAACCATTTGCTTCAACATCGTCTGCTGTTGCTTTTTCCGAAGAAGTGATGTTGTTACACGATTCTACTTCGAGCTCTGCAATTTTTGCTTCAAATGCATCTATCAGATCCTGAGGAGATCTAGATGCTTTGATTACTCTGCGTCTGCGATACTTGCTAGACGCTGATACCCTCTGAAGTTTCATAATAATTGTCTCTCCTTTACTTTAAGTACTCTGCAAGTTCAGTGAAATCTACTTCAAACCATCCTGGTCCGAAATCTGGATCTTCCTTCTTGTATACATAATAGCCACCATCTGAATCAAGCGCTCCGATGAACTCGCATTTAGGATTATGTGATACAAATACTCTAGATACATCATGACGAATGTCGTAAATGTAATCGTAGAAGATATCAGGAAATGACTCTTCGAGCTCATCTAGATCGTACCCACTGAATGTTCTGAAATCAGATGCAGCTAAGATCTTATGTTTAGTGATCTTCAATTTAAGAATCCTCCTAATCCCTAAGTAATAGATCAAAGAGTTCCGGATGACTGTGAAGGTCAAGCTCGTTATCTACAATGTAGTTAGCTGTACCTTCCTTCTTAGACAGAATCTCATGAACCTTTTCGTCTACTGTACCTTTAGTTATCAGCGTGTATACAAAAACAGATTCAGTTGTACCTGCTCGGTGACATCTATCTTCTGCCTGTTCGATATCTGCAGGGTTCCACGGGCTGTCGTAGAAAACGACGTTACGAGCTACAGTCAGCGTATGCGATGTTCCTAACGCACCCACTGTTCCCATCATGACTCGTCGTTCCGGATCATTTATGAAAGCAGCTTTATGCTTTTCTCGATCGCTAGCTGACATCGTACCCGTGTAACAACATGTTTTGTATCTCTTACTGACGAATTTATGTAAGGTTCGTAAGGGTTCAACCCAATTGGAGAAAATAACGACTTTTTCATCGGGCTCCGCTAGTATATCGTCTAGTAATTCTAACATTCTAGCTAGCTTTGCGTTCTTAGTTAAGTAATCCTTGTCGTTAGGCGAGATTGACTCATCGACTAATTCGGGACTACCGTTCACTTGCCTTAAATGTATGAACTGTGCAAGTGGATTAAGTGATTTGACAACTTGTTCACGAGATGATCTCACTTCGTTCAAGATCTGCTTATACAGCTTATCCTGGTAAGGGCTGTTTTCGACATATTCCGTGTAATGTATCTTAGGCGGGAGATCTAGCACGTTTTTCTTCAATCGGCGGAGCATATTAGGCTGAAGAATCTGCTTCAACTGCGGAATATTCTTATACCCAATGATTTCATGCCCTCCATAGCCTCCGTACACACAATACTGCTGACACCAATGCCAATAGCTAGAAGAAGCATGCCCGTCTACTAATCGCAACGGTAGAAATACATCAGTGGGTCTTGATGTAATAGGAGTTCCGGTTATGGGTATCCATTGTATCTGACGTTGACTTTCTTTCTTTATTCTGAGGACTTGCTTCCCTTGCATGGAGCTAGGGCTACAGTTGCGATGAATTTCGTCAAGGGCCACGAGATCAATTTCTCCTGCATTGATTAGCTCTATCAGTCTATCGGCAATCGGATATGACTTTCCAGAACGCATTCTTATAGCTTCTATATTAACAATGAGGAAATATGGAAGATCTTCGTCTCCTTTGCCTCCGTACTTTTTCAGGGTCATCAAGTCTTCTAATTTCTCCTTAGACCCGGTTGAAAAGTTAAGCGATCCGTCACGTTTAACTCGAGTTCCGAGAAGATACGGCTCTTCCTTTCCTCTAGTATGCTTAATGATGTCTTCACGCCAATTGTACTTTGCAGAGTTGACACATGCTATAACAAGGCAGTGTTTAGCATTGTACTTCTCCTTCAGATACATTGACCAGAGTGCTGTCTGCAACGTTTTGGCTAAGCCCGGTTCATCAGCTAAGATGAATCCTGACTTAAGACCGTGCAGGTAGCGCCACTTAGCAAATCTAAGCGTATCTAGCTGATGCTCAAACACTTTCATTCCGGGTGCTACATATAATGTAACATCGGAAATATCTTGATCGGGAATGTGATTGGTATCGTCAATTGATGCATTGACATTGATATCTTCGTTGGATTGTATTTGTAACTGCTGTTCGTAAGGAGTTCCCTTGAACTGCGCTATCAAGAATCCAAGACGCCCAGAAGGTATATACCAATACTTCCCTTCCGGGTTCCACATCCTTCCCGGAACATTCTTGACCAACTGAATGATCTCTTGATTGTACGGGAATCTTATTTCGTATGTGTCGTCGTTTTGTGTTACTAGAATCAATGTAAGCCTCCTGTCCCTTACAAGTTTAACTTGTTTTCAATTTTCTTATAGTGTTCAGCTTTCTTGACCCAGGAAGTTATTCTAAAATCTAAATCATCTTTTAGAATTCTCAAAGCGTCTTTATAAGCAAGCATTAGCGCTTCTTCTCGCAATTCAAATACTTCTTCCTTCATTACATGTGTTACGTCTGCTCTATTTGCATACTTATCTATGTTTCTGTCTAAATAAGCATTGTGCTCTTTATCTCCTAGATCAGGGTGCAGATGATCAGAAAAGCGTAGATGTATGTAGCAGTATACTTTACCTGAATCAGGTATATTCAACGAAGCTATCCCTAATCTAGATTTAGGCTCTGTAGCATTAGATAGATCATAATAGGTATCAAAGTATAGAGAAGCGCTGTCTGCCCGATTAGATATGTGACCTTTTTGGAGCACTCCGTCATATACGTCTTCGATTACTTCAAAATGATATTCGTCTTCAAGAATCTTAAGTACATCTTCCTTAAATTGAAATACTCCCGGAAACCTATCGTATTCTGCAGAAGTGCTAGAAGCAATTTTATACAGATACCTGCCGATGTCGATATCTATCTCCAAAGTATCATCTAACAATACATTGTGCTGTTCTTCGTCTAGATATTTAGATTCGCGTATATAATATCGATAGCGTTTCATTTTATTCTCCTTCCGTAAATAATGTGCTATATCAAATGAAAAACGCCACTCATGAACTTACCGATTGATCCGTCAAGACAAATTGGCCAGGCCCTTAGAGTGGCGTCATATTACAAAAGCTAACAAGTAGCTATTGTAAGTACACTTATTAAATTAAATAAGCTCATGAAGCATGGCTTTGTCTTGACGTATTATAATTATAAGACCTTTTCCATAATTTGTCAAGACGTTTCTGGAAACTTTTATAAATATTTGGACTCAAGAAAATGCTGAATGTCGTAACTATCGTCTAACAACTGGTCAAAGATATTCGTGCACAGCTGTAGTAAGCTTGCCCTTGAGTGATGACGGAATTGAATCATTTGGGTATAGCCGGCGGAAACCCTGATCGGCTAAGTTAGCGGGACAATTAAGGGTGAAAGTAATTACTTCAGATTCAACTTTTCTCATATCCTACCTCGCTAAGAATGGGAAGTAAACAGCCCCTGTGGGACTCGAACCCACAAAAATACGAGTACCAAAAACTCGTGCCTTAACCATTTGGCGAAGGGGCGTTATTCATTGACGATCTGCTGTTGAATGCATTGCCATAAGGAGAAGATCCTCCTTTCTACAAAATCAGCAGATCGTCACGATTGACCTTTTGGGAATTGAACCCTTGGAGACTATGCTCACCAACTGAGCTAAAGGCCAAATATTTGTTACTTACAGATATATCTTCTTGGGAATAGATAAGCACCTTAATCCGGAAAAATAAGTTGTCCTGAACACAATGTCCATATCAGTCATGATAGGGCTGATTTCTTCTTCCCATGCGGGCAGATGATTTGAACTAATATACAGGTCACCTTGCAGTGAATATATCCAAGGAGTCACTTTGCTAGTGTATTCATAAAAGTCTGAATAACTAAATCTGTCTCCTGTTAAGTCGATTACAAATCGATGATCAGACGTGACATTAACCCAGTGATGAGTTTCAACCGCACCTTCGTGAATTAAGAAGTTTACACATACCGTGTGTAGATCCGAATACATTGCTGACAGTATGTCAGCTGCTTCTTTGCTATCTAGCAGTGTTATGATGTTTGCACGCCTCACTACATTGACGAATGTAACAAGGTCGTTAAGTGACCAATCACCACTTTGTCGGTCCTTCTTGATCATACGTTTCACTTTTAGCTTCATTTAACTTCCTCCACCGGATTGTTAATATTGATGCCTTCTATTACATTAACGATTTTGACATCGATTGAACATTTCAAGAGTTCACCCTTGCATACCGCTTATCCACTAATTCGCTAGAATGCAGGATGAATTTCCTGAAATCGTTGTAATCTCGGAATCTAATATATTTACCGTTGTGTACGTCGAAGCAATCAGTGCCGTTTGCAAGTTCATATTCGTTCGCAGTAATGATTACATATAGCTCTACACCGAAGGACTTAGCGTCTTTCATCATTAAGCCGACTACATCCTTCAATGCAACTACTCGATCAATTGATGCACCAGAATCAGCTGCATCTAGCAAGATCCACCTCTCATTAGAAGGTTTAGTGTCCTTAAGTTCAGTCGAATCGTCGTTTATAATTGAATTGAGTGCTTGAGTTAGGCGTTCAAGCCGAGTGTCCTCCTGGACCTCTCCGTGCATTATGAACTCACGTGCGTATTTAATCATGTTTGCAATGTTTATTCCTAAGCACTCGCCTTCGCTAGATGACATGAGGGTACTCACACGTGTAAAATCCGACTCGAAGGCAGCTTTGCTCATTGCATGGCCTCCCCCGTCCTTCAGATTGTTAAAGGAAAGTACCGGAATGTGGTCAGCTTTTAAGCAGTTTTCGATGTTTGACATCAGAGTAGACTTGCCCGCTCCGTTACATCCTACAAATACAGTGAGCCCTTCATTGATTTCAATTTCTTTAGGCCTGCAGGTGTAGAAACCTTCCCCGTATGGGTCTCGCCATGTTTTGAATCTCCTAGACATTGTTCTTTACACCCAGTCCCTTCCTTTGATAATCATGTTATATACGTTATGAGGTGTGTATGTGCTGTCTATCTCTAGTATTTTCTTTGTTGTATTAGTAGCCTGTTTCTGGATCCTTTCTTCGAATTCTATTTCTTTGATCGCTTTAGAATCGAGCTTCTTTGAAAGGTTATTATATACTTTCCAGTAATGCTTGATTACATCTTTAATCTCCTCCGGTAACTCCTCGTCGTATTCAAAGCTTTGCATGATTGAAAATTCTCCTTTCGGTGAGTTTTTCGTCTGTACATCATACATAACGATTTTACAGTCAAGTTTGATTTCATTAGGTAATTAAAAAGAGTCACATGCCCATCAGGTATGTGACTCTTTCTGTGTTGCTAAATTGATTTGATTTATCCCCTTCCGTAAGCTTCGTCAGCAATTCGTTCGTTGTAATCTGCCATCGCATGTGCAAATCCGTTTTCTTTCTTACTCCTATGGTACTTTGCGTTACCGAAAGCATCCGGGAGTTCTGTAAGCGGATCGAGATTATTCGGGTAATTTCTCCAAGCGAATATAGTGGTCTTCCCGTTTTTGAAAGTAACTACATATCCGTCCTCAAATCCTTCTCCGTGCACTACTTCCTCTTCCTCAGCGTTGCAGTATCTGATGCTCTTGATCTTTGTAAGATCAAGATCGTACAGAAGATTTTCTGTATCTTCTGCGGTTACGTCTCCCCAATCTATCTCCTGAATGGCTGCAAGCTGTTCAGGATCTACATCTGGATAACTTTCCTCAGTGTACCATTCAGCACGGAGACGATCTTCGCCGTTCGGCTGTTTACGTGTTTCCGTCAAATGTTCATACTCAGCGCTCGATGCGTGTATCCATCTTTTCATGGTGTAGCTCCTCCTCAATCTACAATCTCGAAACCATTGTCTTTGAGAACTTTGAATATTCTATTCAAGAAGTTACGATAATTCTCTTCGAATAAATCGTCTTCGTCCATCAAGTATTCTACTTTATAGATAGGATCACCTTCTGCAGTGAAGTCGATTAAGTAGATGTTCCTTACAAACTCCAACAAGTCATCAGGGAATTCATTGATGTTTCCTGTCATCTCGAATGTTCCTTGGTATCCAGAAGCACGTCCCTTGATTACAATATCACCTTTCTGGAATTCAGGTTTAATTGTTGCTGCATGTATCCACCGTTTCATTTATTCACCCTCCTGTATTAGAACTGAAGTTGCAAAGAGAATTCCTTGCCCTGCGGGTCAAGATCATAATCTCTATTGAAACCAATCCTGAAATCAACTCCCCTAATATGGCCGCTGTGGCTTGTCCAGGAGCCTCCTAAACCTTCGTCAAACTTAGCGTCAAAAGGCTCGATAATGGCTTTGCAGATGTCATTCATCTCTTTGTGAGTAGGTTCAGATCCATCTGAATGCTCGATCCTGTATGCGTCTTTTGACCACTCTCCCTTAGTTTTGTAAAGATCATATCCGAGAGCACTGTCGATGAAGGTGATAAGATCTTCCTTGACCTTCGGTAACGCGTTGCTCTTTGCTCGCTGCTCCTTGTACTCTTTAATGTACCATTCAAGTTCCTCCAGAACACGCTCCATCAAATCTTCTTTAGATGTTGCGTGACTGAATTTGAAACCAATATCGCTAGCTAATTGATTCAATTCTTCTTCAGAATCCGTCCTTGCGATCTGTGCAAGTTTCTCGCCGACGAAAGCGATGTACTGCATGTGCCTATCTGATTTTTCCTGATATCGGTTTGCTCTGATTACTCTTTTCAAGGTAAATTACCTCCTTTAATATTCTTCGCCCTTTTCATGCTTGTTCTCTTTTCAACTTAATATTGTACCTGAATAATCTAATTTAGCAGTTGATTCAGGATAGTTGATTGCGTCTGTTGCATATAGCTTGAATCCGTCGTATGCACGTACAAATTCTCGCTTATTGCCGTCTTTATGGATTGAGTAAGTAGATAAGTAGCTGCCAAATATTCCGTTTTCACATCCTGGCCAAGTTTCTACTACTTTACATCTCTTCCTGCCCAATCCGACAACTGTGACTGTAAATTCGTGGCAACCTACTTTCCACTTAAGTCCCTTCTGTATGCGTCCGTCCGCAATTAAGTTCCCTGTATTTGTATTGCGTTTCATGACCAACTTCACTCCTATCATTCTAGAAAATCAATTCGGATATCTGGGATATCTTCGTATACTGTGTAATCTTCTGCTACAAGATTGTTTCCGGCACATGCTGTGCCCCAGGATCCGTCTAGTATGATTGAGTCAATTCCGTCAGTCTTGATCTTCTTGTCGCCGTCATCCCACTGCGGATTGATTGTTCGTATCTCACCATTCTTATACCGAATGGTCATAGTATCGTCGTCATCCCAATCGGTTTCAAAACCATTCCCATACTCATCGACATTCTGATTGAACCATCGAATGTAGTTATGAATCATACTTTGGATAGACTGTTTCTCAATATACAGATTACCTTCTTCGAATACAGAAAGCTTATGTGGGCGTTTATCAATGAATTCTTGAACACGTTCTACTAACGGCTTATCCTCTGTCGCATAAATCAATCTTTTCATAAGTAGCGCACTCCTTTTGAAGCGTCTTAGAAACTCCGGTATTATTGAAGGTTACTACACTGCGGAGCTTAGTTCATTATCAGCTTCAACAAAAGAACAGTGCAAGGAGTTCTGCTTCCTTGCACTATCTTTAACGATGTTAATAGTCACTTATCGGATCCTTCAGGAACAACTATCCCCTCTTCGATAGGATCTTCTGGCGGCGTCGGGAGCTCTTTCCACTCCTCGTTAGTTACTTCGATGGTCTCATCCATGACGTAGCTCCTTTCTTACGGATATACCTTAGATCCGTTGACTTTGATTGTAAGGTCAGTTGTAGACTGTTCTGCAGGCAAGGTCTTGCCCTCTGCAGCAGCCATACTAGCGAGTTGTGCGTGATTATAGATGTTCCACAACTTGTTAGTGTAAGAAACGTATAGCGAGTTGACTGTGACATTGACTTTCTGATCATATCTGGTATTCAATGTTGCAATATCAATTGCATTATCAATGTATCCGGCTACTTTGGCAAACTGACTTATGTTAATGTTGAGATCGTTGCCGAGCTCAGATCCGTAACATCCGGTCATGGCTAAGATAGCTGCGTTATGGTTTTCGCACCCTGACTCGCATGCAAGTTTACCTAACGGATAGATATCTGTTCCTGCAGGTGCACCATTAACAGTTGCATTTTCGGTGATATTAAGATCACCTAATCTCAACAGAATACCTCCGTTGATTACCGCATGCCCGCTGATGTTTACTTCTTTGTTATCTGCAAGATATATTGCTGTGCAGTCTTTTGAAGTAATTACTGCGTCACCCTTGATGTTGAACTTAGCTCCTGCACCTGATGCGGTTCCGTTAGTTATGGAGATGCCTGCAGCGTCTTGCGTAATAAGCTGGCCGCCGGTCATGTTGAATATTCCATTTCCGGAGCAAACAACACCGTACAGCCAATTTGCATCACCCTCTGCTAAAGGTACTTCTGTAGTATCAATTGTACCGCCTTCCATGGTGAATACACCGCCTGCATTTACTTGTACCATCGGATATGCCTTATTCGGGATTGAACCAATGATACGCCCGGTTCCGGAAGTATCACGAAGTGTAAGATCGCCTCCAGCTACATAGAATGCATACGCGAGTGTTTCAATATTGTGCCCTTGTAAGTCTAGCACAAGTTTCTTTCCTGCAGGAATTGAAAGTGTTGTGATTCTTCCATCCTCTCGAGGTGGAATGGTCACGTCTGACTCCATGAATGCATACACTTCAGATGACTCTTCGAGTGCTTCAGCGAGTTCTGCGAATGAATTGTTGAGTGTTACATGAGCTGCAGGCTTTTCTGTAAATCTGACGATGTTCTCGAAGGTAGCTCGTATGCACTTGCCATCAAGTAAGGACTGCAGATAGATTCCGTTGATGTTAACTGCCTTACGATATATGCTGTACATGAATGCTGCTACTTTGAAATCACCTTTGATATCCGGCTGACCAGGTGATGTCATTATCACCATATCAGTAAGTATGTCACCTACTACTACATCTTGAAGTACCGTCCTGCCGTCTGTATATGACATTTCGAGAGTTACTTCGGGTACAGTGCTAACTGTTACCTTATCTACGTTCTCTACTCCGGCGTCTTCTACTATTTCCATAGCTTCGACGCTAACGAGCTTGGCTTCATACTGTGCAGAAGCGTCTATCTCGATTGTAGATGCTTTTACATCTTTGGCAAAATAATCCTCTGGGTGATTCATGTCTACGTATGTAACCGAAGTGCACTTTGTGTTGATTGCAGAGATACGACCTGTTGCAGTTTTAACTTCGCCCTTCTCAATGTATCTAAGGCCTTCGACTACATCGCCAACTGAAAGTACCTTGACTGATTCAGTATTGTCTTCAAAGTGGGTTACTACTTTACACTTAACCAGCTGGCCTTCAATCGTTTTTACTAATCTCGCCATTAGTTACTCTTCTCCTTTCTAGGTATATTATCCTCCTAATAGAGGAACAAATGATGAAATTATAAAAGGTGAAACAGCTAGCAATTTGCTAGTAGCTTCACCTTAAGTAGTGACGAATCATGTCTGACATTCACTTAAAAACAGTTGCCCTTCTTTACGGCCTCTTCTACGAAATCGATATACACTTTACCGTCAATAGATAAATAGAAGATGTAATCGTATCCGTCTTTGTTTTCGTTGAAGTGCTCAATCTTCTCAAGCAGTTCTTCGAATGTGAACGAATCCGGGTCTTCCCAATCTAGGTTTAAGTAAGGAAAGTCGATGCTATCTATTGCATCCATCAGTGCTTCTTTTGGATCGAGCCCAACTCCCGACATTGACCTCAGATCAGGGCATCTGAACCCAAGCTGACTATAAATTAGCTTCGCTTCACTTGTTCTGCGGTTTGCTTCAATATATCGCTTCATGTCTTATAACTCCTTCTGTTGTTTGCGCTTGCCGAACTCCTCAACGATCTTGTCTGTGTAATCTTCAGTTACTTTGAAGATGTCCCAATCCTCCATGATGTCAACTACAATTTCCTGATCGATAGATGACAAAGAGAACCACCACTGATCAAACTCTTCCTTGCTCATAGGAGCTTTCATAGCGTTTCCATAGAATTCATCTTCGAGCTCATAGTATTCATCGTCTGATAATCCTGACGGGTCAAATCCTTCCCATCTGGTCCTGTCAAGATACTGACGGAACGTCTCCCCGTCCTCATTGACCATATTATCATAATTAGATGACGCATTAACTTCCGTGTACGGATAATTGTTTGCTCCTGTTGCGTATTTGCGTGCCCACCAGCTGTAGTCGTCTCCTCGGCTTTCCGGATTAGCGTACTCTTTGTATTCGGGAGCGTAAATGTATTCCTGACCGTTTGCATCTGTTGCTATATTGTACGTATCGACTTCATCCATCTCCTCGAAAGTATCTTCATTGATCCACTTTTCAGATACTTTGCAAGTCTTATGATCAGGACTAACGCTTACAACCTCAAGTGTATGTCCATCTAGTGACCATAAGAGGCCCTTCTGTATCTGACCGTTATCCACGATTTTATTCGCATGTATCCATTTCTTCATGTTTAATGACCTCCGATCAATACTCAAGAGTCTTGCTATTAACAGCTAGCTGAAATGCGGGAATATCCTCTGCAAGGCAATCGTACAGCTCTCCTAGCCCGTTATCTTCTACGAAGCTAGGATAATCCATGCTCACACTATCCATTGTGTCGAACAGCTTCTTCATAGTGCTCAAGATTGTATCGGCTGCCCTGTACGCGTCGTCCTTTGCTGCTGATGCTTTAATAACTTTTTTCATTAACTTAGTCCTCCTTTGTTGGATGTGAAAGAATCATGTAACTGGGCTAATTCTGCTTCCGAACACTCTTCGTAAAGCGGAAGTCCCATATCATCGGCTAAATCATCTACCTTCGCTTGATCTGCTGACTTCAACGAATCATACCAATCATCGAATGATTTAGAGCTTGCACATACCTCTGTGCGGCTCTGTACTGCTGCAGACGAAAACTGATCCTCTGCGTAATCCTTCAATCGCTGCAAGCTACCTTCTCCGTATTCTGACTTGCTGATAGTTTTGCCATTGTCGAACTCAAGTGTTAAGGAGTAGCCCCAATCTCCGTCGTTGTCAAAACTACGAATGTTCGCTACTCCGTCATCGAATTCTTTAGAATCAAAACTGCAACTACGTTCGGAATCATATGAATGCTTCCATCCGTCATTTGTTCCTGTTGCTGCATGTATCCATCTTTTCATAATATAACCTCCTCAATCTACAATCTCAAAACCATTGTCTTTGAGAACTTTGAATATTCTATTCAAGAAGTTGCGATAATTCTCAAAGTACTTCTCCGCCGTTTTCCTTGTTCCATTCTCCGCCGTTGATATCAATCCTTACTTCGTATCCGGCAGATCCGTCATCATCATAATCTGAAATATCAGCGGAGCAGTTGTCAAAATCTTTTGACCAGAAGGTGATACCTCTTTCTGATTCGTAACTCTTCTCCCACTTACTTGCGGGAGCAGCTATCTTTTTCAGATTGTCTTTTGGTGCAGATAATGTTGATGCATCAACTGCATCTTCACAGTAATCTGCATCTGTACTTTCCATAACCAGTTCGTACTGATCGCCTTTGTTGCCCCTCATGACGCTTCCGCCATCGTAGAAGTTAACAATTGACCTTTCTGCTTCTTTACGTGTATCGAACTTGCCGAGGAACTTATCGTCGCTGCGTCTTTCTCCTAAGCAAGCGTATGCACAGTAGCCTCCTAGTTCATCTCTCCATGCTTCTTCGATGATACCTAACAACTTTTCTGTTTCATTATCAATGTACCATTCAAATGCTGCAAGGTCACCGCTACCGCGCTCCCAATGGGCTCCTCCAGCAGGCTGATTATCTGTTGCTGCATGTATCCATCTTTTCATTCTATGTTCCTCCTTGAATTGAATTCAAATGTTCACATTCTTATAAAAGATTGAAATTACTTCCTATAAGGGTATCTATCATCGTCATAGGCTGCTTGGTGCATTGAGATCAACGCTGCTGCAGATCCGTCAGTTTCATCTAGGTCTAATTTCACATAGATCTTGATGTCGCTTAATATTGTGCCGTCTGCTAACTCCCAATCGCTATCCGGTTCAAAAATAATTATGTGATTACCGATATGATCTAAGTTGAAACTCTTAGAGTTAGCAACATAATCTTCAACAGTGAGTTGATGTAAGATGTCAAGGCAATCTTGTTTGCGGATCTTTCCGTCGGCACCTTTCAGAAACTTATTTGTTTTCCAATGCTGACCTTCATACGAAACAGAAGTACATCCTTTAATCATGTTAAGTATCTCTTGAACATCGCTTTCGCTGAGTATTACTTTTCTGCCGAATGCTTTTTTGATCGCTTCTTTCTGCTCAACGGTGAGGAGTGAGTAGTCGATCTTAGCGATCCTGCCTAAAAGTTCTATGTTAGTGAAGGAGCGTATCTTGTCAATGGGCAAACCGGCAATCTCTGAATCTGTTAGTGTTATGTAGAATTGTTCATCTGTAAGTTCGTCCTCGTCTACGTCTGTATCCGCGGAAATGATATAGGGCCTCTGTATCAGATTCTCGCAGATGACAATGTGATCTATGCTTTTGACGATGTCGGACAGATGTAATTCGATACTAGGTTGATTTCTTAATAATCGTTTCATCCCATTACCTCCTTCCTTATATGTATATTATATGACATTTCAATGAATTTGTCAACTGTTTCTTAAAAAGTTTTGAGGCCCTGCAGTTAAACAGAGCCTTGTTGATCTTTTCATCTGGATCGGAGGATGCATCTATTGCTGAAGCTTTCTAGTATTTGTTAGTTACTTTTGCATCCAAATCCATCTCAGTACCATTCCACAAATAAGTCAGATGACCATCCGGGTACAAGCTTACAAACGCATTAGTCACTGGGTCGGGGTTGTCTTTACTGCGATAGTAGCAGCCTCCACCCTCATGTACATACATTTTGTCGTACACATACTCTTTAGTAGGGAACAGAGCGCTATCCGGATGCATAGCGATGCGTATTTTGTCTGGAAATGCAGCTGACTGATTCTTTGCTACAAACTTTTCGAGTGCAGCTACGACTTCTGGATCAGCACCATAATCTTCAAGTGCATAAGACCAATCGGTATCTGCTTCTTTTCCGTCGAGGTAATCTGCTAAATCGTCAAGTCCATCATAATCTGGATATTCTCTGAAATAGTTATTTTGGAAATAATCGATCCATCCGTCTTTTGTATTAGGAATGTTAGCAGTGCTGCTACTTGCGTGTATCCATCTTTTCATTTGATGTTCCTCCTACTTTTGCGTATTATATAATTCTGCAAGAATATCACTTTCTGACCTTCCGGACATGTTAGCTTCATAATAAGCGTAATCAGAAATCTGGTCATCAGTGAATCCAATCTTCTGTAACATATCTACATTAGCTCCCGAATCCAAGAGTATCTCAATTACTTCTTCGGGAACCTGTCCATCATTGATGAGTATGTTACATAAGTTATTCAACACATCTAGCACATTATCTATTAGCATGAGCTAATCCCCTCCTCACTTATCACTTTACTAGAACTTTAAGAACCTGACTATCTGTCAACTCACGGTTCCATTGTTTCAATAGATTTTCTTTATTTTTAAGGATCCACTCCTTTATGCGCCGTTCACCTTTTATTTGCTTTTTAATAAGCGGTTTAGGATCATCTGTGATGGAAAACGGAATTCGCTGACCATCCACAACTACCTTTACTCGAGGCAGTGAATGTTTAACATTCCTGGAAGCACCTGCCGGGTCAAGCCATATATCATATGGAAGGTCGAATTCATCTTTATCTACAACAGCCATTCCGAAAACACACTCAGTAGTTGCATGTACCCATCTTTTCATGATTAAATACTCCTCCTTAAACTGACTTGTCGTAAACAGGTTCAAATCTCTTAACTTCCTCAAGCCAATCATGGAGCTCTTCCAATGAATTAAACTTCATAGTTTCATCATCGTCTCCAAACTTCTCTTTCCACTGTCTGTCAAATTCATCTTGAGGTTCGTTAGGATCGTGTATCCATCTTTTCATGATTGACTTCCTCCCTCAGTCTATGCCGAATTCAACGCCGTCGCATTCGTCTTTGTTGAATCTGGACCATCTATTGATCGAAACATAAGCATACTGCACTACGCAATGTGACGGGTCTGTCGGATAGCCCCATGCTTCTGCAAGTACAACTCCCTGATCTCTTGCTTCTTTGTAAGTCTTACCGAGCACGAATACTTCTTTATCATAGAGGAGAAAAGCACCTGCTGGGTAAAATTGTACGCTCCAGACAACGTCGTGGTCGAATTCTACTTCGTTTCGTGGAGTAGTAGAATAATATTCGTCATCTGCGATTGATTGTTTCATTACTTCATCTGATGCGTGTATCCATCTTTTCATCGAACTGTTCCTCCTGTTATTAGAATGCGTATCTGCGATACGTGTCCCACTCTTCTTACTTGTACGCTGCCCATTCATCATCGAGATCGCACATCTTGATGTAGTCTTCCAGAACCTCTAGGCTTTCTGCAGCTGGAAGGTAATCGAAAAAGTGCATGAGCACGTCGTGCTCGTCTGCTCCTCTACTTCCAAGAAACTCCACAGCATTGTATACAGCTTCTGCGGTTGAACTTGCTTTAACTACTCGTTTCATAATTTAATTCCTCCTTAGCTGTTAAGCTACAAATTAGTTGTGTACTTATATTATATGACAATTCTATGAATTTGTCAAGACTTTTTATAAAAATTATTCTCGAGCTGTCATGACAATTACACTGTCTTCGAACTCATCTGCAGGGTAGCTCCAAGAATAGTCCTTCCCTGAAATTGAGTAATATTCTGTGCCGTTAGCAGTTACATGATGCTCGAGCGTCCCTTTCATAATACGACGACGGAAATCTTTGAGTGTTGCTTCGTCGTAAAGCGCTTTCTTTCGGATCGCGTCCCCTACGCCTTTGATGTCGCATACAATATTGATGAAATCTCGTATTATTCGAGTAGTAAGATTCTGATTATCGCTCTTGAGAAAGATTTCTTTGCGTCCGAAATTGAATGTAAATCCGGGCCATGCTTCTTCATCAAGCTCCTCTGCACACTGGATACAGCGACTGTAATAATTACAGCCGAACTTAGGTTCACATACTGTGAATTTCTTCATGAAATCTTCGAAGGACATTCTATAGCAGAAGTCGTCACCCTCGATCTGATAATATTCGGTACTATCTGTGCAAACGTGATTAAGCATCGCCTTTACAATTTGATCTCTAGTTCTAACGATATTTATTCCGTTGCTCTGTGACTTACGCTTGTCAGCCGCATCTAACCCCCGCCTATCGCACATCGCTCCTATCATTTCTTTAATCATATCAGTAGTTAAACTAGGCTTTCGGCTCTTTAAGAAGACTGAATTGTCTCCTGCATCGAGCATATATCCTGGATCTACCTCTACATCTAATGTGGAGTACACTAATCTTTTCACTCGGCTTTGCCCTCCAATCCTACTTCCTCGACTGACTCATCAGTGTATTGCGGCTCTATGCTTTCAAGTTCTTCAGGAGTGCCTTCAGTCTTTTGGAAAACGATTGCGTTATCTGACCTTGCAAGCCTGTTAAACTCGAGTGTATCATATCCGGCTGACATCATGTATTCAATGACTTCCGTCATGAGGTTATTGAGGTTGACTTCGTCTTTGTAGTAGATCCAAACTTCGTTTTCTTTTTCTGCTATTCGAGATACTCCCTTAGTATCCTCTCTGCTGTTGAGTGATTCTTTAAGCACGGTCAAGCTGATCTGCTCACAAGAAGTTATTTTAGTTGACGCTTCTGTTTCGTCCTTTTCCGAATTATCGCTCTTTGGTTCAGGTGCATCTGGACTGACATCATCAGATGGCGCACTGTCTGGAACATCTGTATATTCAGTTCGCTTAGGCTTAGGCCCCTTAGGACCGATAGGTGTGCTAGATTTACTAGAAGGCTTACTAGCGGACTTGTTTGATCCAGAAGACTTGTTAGTTAGATCGTCTACAGTCATTAGATCTGTTTCAGGATTGATGTCATCGTCTACAAAAAGATCTTCTTCTCCCGTTTCGACGTCTTCTACTTCGATCGCTTCCGCTTCGCCTACATTCTGAGGAGTCTGATACTCTTCATCAAGGCTTGAAGCTAGTTGCTGCACGAGCTCGGCGTTACCCGTAAATGCAAGAGCAGCTTTGATTTGCTCTTTTCTAGGGCTTGCCATATACAGCTTGCTAGAAAAAATGCTTTCCATTGTTTCACTCCTTACTTGTAGAATAAGTTTCAAGTATTTTAACGATTTCTTTCTTTACAGCTTTCCAACAGCGGGGCTTGCCATTCTTATAAGCTGGAAGTGACTCCGACTCTACTAATCCAATCCCGCATATCTCAATAGTATACCAATAGGATGCTTCATCTTCTGGCATCCATCCTACATCGGTTCTTACTACAACTCTCAGATCCTTCAATGTAATCTGATATTGGTTACTAGTTATCTGGTCCCATTCGGCATTCTCGACTTCTTCGCGTGAAGGTAATTCAGGATTGATTGTCGATGTTGCCATCTTCCTCAGTGTTGCTATCTTCTGGGACGTCGGGCTCGTCTGGTTCATACTCCGGGTCCTCCTTGTCCTTCATATACACATAAGGCTTCTCAGGATTATCATCTTGAATGTAATATGAAATATACAAACTGAAATCGGTATCAGTATACCGGTCTACCATCATTAGTTTATATGTATGCTTTCCTGGGGATGTGTTTATGTGGTCAGTTACAACTCGGATCCAACATTGAGACTGCCTTTCGAATACACCATCAGATATTTTTGAATTGTCGTCCTGAACTTCGCGAGCCTCTAGGAAAACAGCGTCTCTGACGTCTTCTGGATTCATATAGATCCACAGATGGTATTCAATTTGAGTGGTATTAAATACTTTAGTGTATTTCGCTAGATCGTTGTACTTGCAAGCTTCTAGCATCATCACTTTATCTGCAAACATCTGAGTTGTACCTTTCTATTGTATCTGTATTGCGTATTGTTACTCTGCCCAAGAGATGACTGTCCGATGCAGCTGGTTCTGCTTATCCTCAGTCTTGATTGTATATCCTTTAGATTCTAGCTTTGAGATTGTATTTGCTCTTAGCGGCTCTTGGAAGAATGTATCATATGCTCCGGTATTTGATGCCATGTTAATCGCATAAGCTACTGCTATGAGCTGCTGATCATCTTCAGCAGTCTGTGCGGTGTTTCGAGCATCAGCAGCAGACCTAAGCTCTGTCATGTGATCTTTATCTACAATACTCATCTTCAACCTCCTTATGAGTTGCCTTCTATTTGAAAACACTTGTAAATATTAAAGGTCCGTCAAGTAATGACAGACCTTGTGTTCGTTGTATTCAATACGATATGCATACTGGCCAGATGACTTAATCAATGTTGAATAACCTCTTCCTCCTGCCTAGCTTCTTCGGATTGTAAGGATGCTCTTTGACGAAAGCTGACACTTCCATGATATCAAATACTGTACGTGCCCAACTTTCATTCTCCAGCTCGTCTAGCGTCAAGTTGTAACTCTTGGCTCGATCTTCTAGCAACTTTATATTTTCTTTGTCAGCAACCTCCAAAAACATTTGGTCCGTCTTGGTTGTAGTCTCACGCTTTCGAGATAACGAAATGGTTCCGAACTCTCGTACAAATACTTTATTATATGCAGGACGCAAACGATGAGAAGTAGAGTCTACTGAATACCATGGGAACTTCTCCAATCCTGGCAATGAAGTATAGCCAAACAAGTGCGTCCTGATATCCGGCTGAGTAGTACCCTGAAGGCAATCGTAAACTTCTTTAAGATAAATGTCCTTCTCGTTGACTCCGCGGTCATTACTAGGACTGATTCCTAGATACTCTATTTTCTCTCCGTGATCTCCTCGCCAGTTTGCTAACTTTCTCAAGTAATCGAATGATTCTCCTTGATGCATTACTGCTATCAGTTTTTCGGGGCTCTTCATCTTGGGGTACATATACATAAAGTTTTCCCACGACAGTTCTGTTGACTCGATATAGTCTTGAGGTGTTTTCGGCTGCCTGAATACACCTGGAATATGATCGACTTGAGCGACGGCTATGATTTTATCATCTAATTCATTTACATATTCAATGTACTCATCTATGAATTCATCGATAGTTGCGAAGCGGCCTTTGGCTACTTTTTCAAATCCCTGTGCATGGATCGAATACGCTCCTGAATCGATGAATAGCGACTTTACAGCTCCCATTTCCATATACTCAAGCATCTTGTTTACACCTGCTCGATCTAACTGAGATACAAGTACATCAATGGGTTCAAATGTAGGTATGGTTATTAGCTTTTCTACCATTGCGGTTGTCAACGAACCTGACATTACATAATGTCTTTCTCCTGTATACATTTAGTTTCCTCCATTCAAGTTTTCTTTCTTTTTAATTGCTAATGCAGGTAGAGGGAGTTGAACCCTCACGCTTTGCAGCACAAGAACCTAAATCTTGCGTGTCTGCCAATTCCACCATACCTGCTAACATATACTATGACGATTTTACACAATGCCGAATGAATCAGGATCAGCTGCGTATTTTTGCTTTTGAATTTCACGCTTATATTCAAGTTCTACTTCTGATACTGTTTCGTAATATGCAGAAGATGTCATCATTGATCCGTCTGGAAGCGTATAAATGTCCATCGCGTAGCTATACTTTGCAGCCTTGAGCGCTTCCCTTCGTTTAGTCAGCCGCTCGAACGGAGTTTCATGAGCTATGTTTTTGAACCTGTCCTTTCTGTAGCCTGTCTTTTTAGCCTTGTTGCCGTCGAGTTTAGTATTCATATTATGCCCTCCTAAGGAGTAGTGTGTATTGTTAAACTAGAAATTGCTCATTGTATCAAGTGTCGTTGCCTAGTCCTATTTTGCTTATCGCCTTACTTATCAGCGACTTAACAGGATGCGTAATGTCTTCTAGATCATGCTCGAAGTAGTACTCTACAATCTCCTCTACTAGCTCTCGATCCTCCTGGCGCTTGATATCTACAGGTCGATTGTAAGCAGATTCGAGTTGTGCTATTACAACGGGAATCAATCGCTTAGAATACAATAGCTTAAATAGAATTTCGACAGATTCGCGGTCACTTAAAAAGGGCTCAATTGCTCTTTCTATTTTAGATTTCTTGACATCATTCATTTAGATATCTCCTTTGTACTTATATTAACGATTCATTTGTTTGGATTGATTACTTCGTATTCTATTGAGTCATGAAAGTTACCATATTGGTCTTTTGTGCAGTCGTGTGAAATGTTCTTGTAAGTTTGATACCCTTTTGAAGCTGCTTCTTCAAGCAACTTGTCGTATAAGGGTTCCACCCTGTTACCGCTTACCATCTCCCAGGTAACCTTGTGCCACTGACTGAATAGTTCATTCATTTTATCTTTGATGTCCGAAATTACAAGTTTAGATATTGCACCTAAACGAAGTGACGTACCTGTTTCTGAGAATGAATACCATCCAAAGTTTGATACGGAACTACATACCGAACTTATAGCATACGCGAAGTAACC